GCACAACTCGCCCGGGACGGAGCACAAGCACCACACCACCGAGCGGGATTAGTGCCCAGCAGCGCACTCAGGCACCGGCCGGGCGACCAGCCGCTGCCGGTGCCGAACGGCTCGCCGGATGTCCAGTCGCTGGCCTGCTACTTGCGGCAAGCCACCACCGAGAGGGACACTGCATCCCCGTGACCATGCCCGGCACGGTCGCCACCGCTCGCGGCTACCCGACCGCGACCGCAGCGGTGCAGGCTCAGCTCGCGTCCGCGTTCTACGCCTCACAGTCCCTCCTGGCCTCCATGGCCATCGCGGACATCCTGGCTGTCTGGCAGCAACTGAACCTGCGGGATGTCCGGTCGTCGTGGCCAGCTATCCGCACTGCCCTGTCGGCGCTGATCGAGACCCGGTTCGGCATGTCGGTCACGCAGGCACAGGGGTACTACGCACAGGCCAGGATCGCGGCAGGGGTGATGGGCAGCGCGCCGCAGGTCACCTTGCCGCCTCCGCCGCAGGCGCTTGTGGTGGCCACCCTGGACTCCACCGGCCCGTATGCGCTGCTGGGCAGGATCAGGCAGGCGCAGCCGCTTGAGCAGGCGATGGAGAACACGTCCGTGGTGATGTCTGGGGCGGCGTCGCGGCTGATCTCCAACGGTGCCCGGCAGGCCGTCCTCGCCTCGGTGCAGGCCGATCCGGAGGCTGTGGCGTGGATGCGGGTCACGGCGGCGAACCCGTGCGCGTGGTGCGCGATGCTGGCAACGCGAGTGGACTATAAGTCACAAGCATCGGCCGGATTTAAGGCACATAATCACTGCCGCTGTGCCGCCGCTCCGATCTTCAGCAGGCAGGATGCCCAGGCCCTGCTCGACGATGGCCTCTACCAGCAGTGGCAGCAGGTCACCCGTGGGCTCCACAAGAAGGACGCGCTGCGGGCGTGGCGCCGGTACTGGGACCAGAAAACCGGCCGGGACGGGATCAGGGTGCGGCCAGCCGCATAAGCCGAGGGGGCACGATGCCATGTCTTCCCTCGTCGCCGACCGTGCCCGGAAGGCCCGCAAGGCATCCCGGCTCGCCTGCGGCTGTTTCATCCGCCCCGGTCACCTGATCGCCCGCGTCGGTGACCGGTGGGTGTGCATCGAGCACCTGCTCGCCGCCCGTGAAACCGCAACCCGCAGCAGCGGCGAAGAGGGGACACAGCGCCCCCGGCCGCATAGCGCACGCCACTGACAGCCCATCTCCCCTCGCCGCGAATTGGGGGTCAGCAATGCCTGACGACGACGCCCCAGCCGAACCCGTCTACGACGCCATGATCAAGCGCGCCGGGGACGGCCCCGACCCGCTCGTCCCCGAACCACTCGGGACCCCGGTAACAGACCGGCCGCTGGGCATCCCGCAACCTGCCAGGAAGACCGGGAAGCGCGCGAAGCACGGCAAGAAGGGCAAGTGAACCATGGCGGCTCCAGATGCGGCGACGATGCGGAAGCTCCAGGCCCAGGGGAAGGCGATCAAGAACGCCAAGGGCGAGCCGTCGTTCCAGATCCGGAATCGCACCGATCTGGATCATGCGATCAAGGCGATCGGCCGCGTCCGCCCGAATACGGATGAGGCACGCGCCCGGGTCAGGAAATACGTGATGGCCCGTGCGAAGGCGCTGGGGCTCTCGTCGATGGTCCCTGATACCTGGGGAAGCGACGGGAACCTCACCAGCGGCAGCGACGACTCCGGCTCGGACTCCAGCAAGAGCAGCGGATCCGGCTCCTCGTCATCCTCCAGTTCCGGCTCCTCCTCGCCGGCGAGTTCTGGCAGTGGCTCGTCATCCTCGAGCGGCAGTTCCAGCATCCCGGATGACGACGACAGCGCCATCGCGGCCGAGACGAAGAAGCTCATAGCCAAGGGGATGAACCCGAAGGTCGCGCGCATCTTCGCTGCCCGCTCGCAGTCGAAGAAGAAGGCCGCTTGACTATCCTCCCCACGGCTGAAGCCGGGGGATTCCGGCCGTCACCGGCCGGGGTTCCTCCCCATGCCTGAAGGCAGGGGCTTCCTGGGAGTTTTCAGGTAAGGCCAGCAGCACCGCACCACCCAGGCGCACGCCGCCCACGGCGAGCGCCTTTTCCATGCCCGCAACGGGAGACAAGCAATGCCAGAGACCGACGCAGGCGCAGGGTCCGCCACGGACAGCGCCAGCAGCGACACGCAGACGCAGGGAACCGACGCCGGGGCGCCCGGCCAGGACAACGGTGCCACGGGCACCACGGGAGCACACAGCCCCGCGCCCGGGACTGACGACCGCAGCGCGGAGGATCTGCTCGCCGACGCCGTGAACCGCCCCGGCGACGCAGACGGGGACGGCAAGGACGATGACCCGGCGGAACGGCTGAAGAAGGCCGAGGCCGACTACAAGAAGCTCCTGCGGCAGTCGCGCACCTGGGAACAGCGCGCCAAGGACAACGCCGGCAAGGCGAAGGCGCACGACGAGTACGTCGAATCCCAGAAGACCGAGCAGCAGAAGATCGCCGACCGCGCCGCCGCCGCCGAGGAACGCGCAGCCAAGGCCGAGGCGAAGCTGGCCCGCACCATGGCCGCCGCGGCCTACGACATCCCGCCGTCGCTGATCGACCAGATCACCGGCACCACCGAGGACGAGTGCAACACCTCCGCGGAAGCCCTCGCCGCCGCGATCAACGAGCGCGCCGAGCTCATCGCCGCCGCTGCTGTGAAGGCCCAGGCCGCAGCCAATGGCGGCCAGCAGAACGGTGCCCGCAACGGCGGCTCCTCGCGCCCCGTTGAGTCGCTGCGCCCCGCAGGAATGCCCGCCAGCGACAACAAGCCCCAGGACGCCAACGCCTGGATCCGGCAGGCCCTGACCACCAAGAAGTAACACCCGCAGCGGACCCGGTGTCTGGCTGCCAGCCACGGAAGAAGGATCGGCCAGATGCCCGACTACACCGACATGATCCAGCGCACCAGCGGCGGATCGGACGCCCTCGTGCCCGAGCCGCTCAGCGCGGAGATCATCCAGGAACTGCCCCGGCAGTCCGCCGCGCTGGCGCTGATGCGCCGCACCACCCTGTCCAGCCAGACCATGCGCATGCCCGTCCTCAACGTGCTGCCGTACGCCTACTGGGTCGGTGGGGACACCGGGCTCAAGCAGACCACCAACCAGGAATGGGCGAACGTCACCCTGGACGTGGCCGAGGCCGCGACCATCGTCCCGGTGCCCGAGGCGTACCTGGCTGATGCGGACGTGCCGATCTGGTCCGAGGTGCGGCCGAGGATGATCGAGGCCCTCGGTGCGCTGATCGACCAGGCCGTGTTCTGGGGCGTCGGCAAGCCCGCGTCCTGGGGCACCGACATCTACACCGCCGCGCACGCCTCCGGCAACCTCATCCAGGACGGCTACACCGACGACGGCGTGACCGTGGCCGACGACTTCGGCGTCTCCGTCACCGCCCTGGGTGACCTGATGTCCCAGACCGGCTACAACGTCACCGGCTTCGCGGGAAGGCCGGGTCTCAACTGGCGGCTGATGGGCCTGCGCGCCAGTGGCAGCGGTGTGCCGATCTTCATGCCGAACTCCGACATGACCGTCGGCCCGGGGAACGCCAGCCTGTACGGTTTCCCGATCTCCATGCCGGAGAACGGCACCTGGGACGCCACCAAGGCCCAGCTCATCGCCGGGGACTTCGGCAAGGCCATCATCGGCCTGCGGCAGGACATGACGTTCAAGCTGTTCAGTGAGGGCGTCATCTCCAATGACGCCGGACAGGTTTTGACTAACCTTATGCAGCAGGACACAGTGGCAATGCGCCTGGTGCTCAGAATGGCTTATGCCACCGTTAACCCGGTGACCGTGATGCAGAGAAACAAGACGATCACTCAGCGGTTCCCGTTCGGCGTGGTCACCACCAAGGGCGTTTCCTGACCTAGACGTGGGTCCAGGTCTTCCGGACCAGCAGCCGGTGGAGGGTTGAGACATTCACGCCATGCCGTGAGGCAAGGTCGCGCTCGGTCACGCCGCCTGCTGCATACTCCTTGCGGATCTGGATGACAAGTTCCTCGGTGAGCTTCGCCCGGAAGTGCCCTTCCCCCCGGCTCGCACCGGCCTTCGCGAAGCCGTGGCGTGCCATATCGGCCCCGTTCTCCTTGTGAGTTCCGTAGGCCAGGTTCTCCGGGTACCAATTCCCGAACGGGTTCCCGTCCAAGTGGCGGACCTCCTGACCCTGCGGGCACGGTCCCTCGAAGGCAAGCATCACGAGCTGGTGGACTGCGACCGGCCAGTTGGTCGACCGGCTGCCCTTGCACAGGATCACGTAGTGGCGCTCGTAGCCGCTGTGCCCGCGCAGGGCTGGCTTCAGCATCTTGCCGCCACGCGTCCCGTTGGTCGCCGTTCTTCTCGGCAGGCTCTGGACTCTGCCCTTGTCGCTGACGAGGTAGAGGCCCTCGTACCCGGGAACGGGACGCCAGGACTCTGGCCTGTCGGATGGGGTGGGAGACTTGCTCATAGCCGGCTCCATTCCGGTCAGGCCCCGGCCGGTGCTCTAACACCGCGACTCCGGGGCCGCTTGCTGCCTGGGTTCCCATTCTACCCGGTATCAGATCAGGCTTTCCCCTTTTCCCCGCCTACATGCGGGAATGTGAAAGGAATACCCCCGTCATGGGAACGATTTACTACAACGCGCAGCCGTCCGCCACGAATGCGGCGCTGTACACCAACAGCACGTCGGCGGCGGTGACGATCTCGCAGATCGTCGCGGTCAACGCCACCGGCTCGGCGGTCACCCTCACCCTGACCCTGGTCCGGCACATCTCCGGCACCGTCGAGGCCACCACCGGCGGCGGCGTGGTCATCCCGGCGGCCTCCGCGTCGGCCCTGGTGTATGACGTGAACCTGGCCCTGGAGGAACTCGTCCTGGACCCGGGGGATGCCCTGTGGGGGCAGGCGTCCACCGCGTCGGCGGTCACCGTCATCGCGTTCCAGTAGACCCGGCAGGCAGCGGCGAGGGGAGGGAGCGTCATGCCGTCACTTCCCCCTCTCGCCCAGGTCACCGATGTTTCGGCAAGGCTGGGACGCAACGTCACCGCCGCCGAGGTGGCCCGGCTCGATGCCCTCCTCGCGGACGCGTCGGCGCAGATCAGGCGCTACTGCCGCCGGGATTTCCTGCTGCACACGGAGGAGACGCAGACCCTGTACGGGCATGACAGCGAGATCTGGCTGCCGCAGTACCCGGTGCAGGACGTGTCTTCGGTGGTGGCGATCGGCGGCGGGATGGGGCTGCCGGACGTGCCGATCCCGTGGTTCACCTTCGACGGGATCCGGACGATCCGGTTCGAGCGCGGGATCGGGATAATCAACCTGCCCGAGGTCTGGTGGGACTACGAGTACCCCGGCACCTACTACGTCACCTACAGCTTCGGTTACACGTCGGTGCCCGACGAGGTAGTCATGGTGTGCGCCAACGCCGCTCTCGGAGTGCTCACGGCACCAACTTCCGCAGCGGGAGTGGTCGCTGAGACAATTGGCGCGTATTCGTACAAGCTGGAAGCCGGGGGCGGCGGCGTCGCGGTATCCCTGTCGCAAGCTGATCTGGCGATCCTGAAGGACTTCCGGAATACGGTGCAGACCATTCAGGCGAGGCTGCGTTAATGCGAATTGTAGCCCGCGTGCATGGATTCCCGCCAGCGCATAATGCAGGCGCGGAATGGTTTCTCCTTCCCCTCCTTAGTGCCCTCAGCGACCGGGGTCACATGGTGGAGGTGCACCTGACGCAGGTCCCCGCGACCGGGATGCACCCGTGGGTGATCGACGGGATCTGCGTGCTGCCCCCCGGCACCTGGAACGTGCTCCCCAGGCCAGATGCATACGTGACGCACCTGGAGAACGTGCCTCCTGTCGCCGCGTCGGCGCGGGGTTACGGGGTGCCGCTGATCGTCGTGCAGCACAACACGCTCCTGCGGGCGGTCGCCGAACTGGAGGCCGCCAGCCCGGCACTGACCGTGCTCAACAGCGCATGGATGGCCGGGCGCATCACGCCGCCGGGCGCGTCGGTGACCGTGCGTCCCCCGGTGGACCCCGTGGCCTACCGGACGGAGCCGGGCACAGCGGTGACCCTCATCAACATGGCCGGCTGCAAAGGCGGGGAACTGTTCTGGCAGCTTGCCCGCGCGATGCCGGATGTGGAGTTCCTCGGCGTCCAGGGTGCCTATGGGGAACAGGTTACCGGTCCTGACGGGCTGCCGAACGTGACGGTGCTGGATCAGGTGGACGGCCGGCGGATGCGGGACGAGGTGTACGCGCGGACCCGGATCCTGCTGGTCCCCTCGGACTACGAGTCGTGGGGCCGGGTGGCCACCGAGGCGATGTGCTCAGGTATCCCGGTCATCGCCCACCGCGCCGAAGGGGCACTCGCGGAGAACCTGGGGGATGCGGCGGTCTGGGCTGACCGGGACGACCCGCAGTCGTGGGTACGGCAGATCCGGCGGCTGGCCAAGCCTGCGGCGTGGCAGAAGGCGTCCGCGGCGGGACGGGACCGGTTCGCGGAACTGGACCCCGCTGGGGAGCTGAAGCAGTGGTGTGAGGCCGTGGAGGCACTGGTGCCTTGACTACTCCCCGCCCTGAAGGACGGGGATTCCAGCGGTCACCCGCCGGGGTTCCTGTTTCACAGCCGACTGCACGGGGGTTGCCCCGCCGTGTCTGACACCAGCTCCGCAGGCATCGCCGGGATCGCTCCCGGCTACGGCTCGACCAGCCGCAGCTATGTTCTTCGCGGCGTTAACGTCCCTGTCGTGCAGGGTGCCGCAGGCGGGGCACGTCCAGTGCCTCGTCTTCAGGCTCAACCCGGCGAGCAGGTGCCCGCAGGCCGAGCAGGTCTTGCTGGACGGGAACCAGCGGTCGATCACGATGACATGCCGACCATGGCGTTCCGCCTTGTACTCCAGTTGACGCCGGAACTCGCCCCAGCCGCAGTCGGAGATGGCCTTAGCCAGCGACCGGCAGCGGACCATGTTGCGGACGGCCAGGTCTTCCAGCACGATCACGTCGTGGTCGCGGACGAGCCGGGCAGATGTGCGGTGCAGGAAGTCGGCCCGGGACGCGCGGACTTTCCGGTGGGCGCGGGCAACCTTAGCTTTCGCCTTGGCCCGGTTCGCGGAGCCGCGCTGGCAGCGGGCGAGCCTGCGCTGGTAGCGGGCAAGGTTACGTTCCCGCTTGGCCAGGTGCCGCGGGTTGGCGATCTTCTCCCCGTCCGAGGTCACGGCGAAGTCCTTGATGCCCAGGTCAACGCCCACGACGGCTCCGGTGGCCGGGAACTGCGCCGGATCGGGTACGTCAACGGCGAACGAGACGTACCAGCGCCCGCACGGATCGCGGGAAACCGTCACCGTCGTCGGGTCGAGGCTGGTCACGTCCACATCCGGCCACGACCAGACGAACGGGAGCGGCTCATCCATCTTGGCCAGCAACAGCGCGCCGTCCTTCATGCGGAACGCCGACCGGGTGTAGGTGGCCGACTGGCGAGACTGTCGGGACTTGAAACGCGGGTAGCGGGCGCGCTTGGCGAAGAAGTTACTGAACGCCTTGTACTGATGCCGCAGCGCCTGCTGAAGCGGGACCGAAGACACCTCGTTGAGCCAGGCGAGGTCCGGGTCTTTCTTCATGACGGTCAGCGCCGCATCGGACGCGGCGTAGGTCAGGCTCTTGCCCTCAGCGTGGTACAGCCGGTGCCGGTCAGCCAGGGTGCGGTTCCAGACGACGCGGACGCAGCCGAACGTACGCGCAAGCATCTGCTGCTGCGCCTCGCCGGGATACGCCCGGCACTTATACGCCGTCCTCATGCTTACAGGATATCCGACATGACCGTAAGACATGTGCCGCGCGGAGCACGGCACCGGATTCCTCCCCGCCGTGAACGGCGGGGCATCCTCCGGAGGTCATGGTGAGCAGCAGTGTCGCGCTGACCTCCGACTGGCCCGGTGGGACACCGGTCACCATCCTGACCCAGGGCGTCACCGGGACCGACGCCCTCGGCAACGACATTTACGGCACGATAGCCACCACCGTCGTCAACGCGGTGCTCGAGCCGCTGATGCTGAAGCTCGCACCCCGTGCCACCCGTGCGTCCTCGTTCGCTGAATCCCGGTCGGGTCAGTACATCGTCTCGGCCGGGTACACCGCGTTCTTCCCCCCCGGTACCCAGATAGGGCTGACGGATTTGGTCGTGATCAACGAGGAGACGTGGGAGGTGTCCGGCACACCGGGTGCTTTCCAGTCCCCGTTCACCGGGGCACCGGGTGTACTTCAGGTTGAACTGCTGAAGATCACCGGCTGACCCGGCTTTGCGGCTGCTGCCCCGTAGTCCGGGTGACCGGACCAGACGGCTGCCCGGCCGGCGATGAGACCACGCAGGATCGACAGCATCGGGGCCAGGTAGTCGCTCTCCCGCTGAATCGCACGCTGCCGTGAGCCGGGTTCACCCGCGTCTTCCGGCCAGCGCCCGGTCAGCCGTTCGTGCTCGACGGCAGCGGCGTAGGCCGCGCATTCGCGCTCGTGGCGTTCCTGTATCCTCAGCAGGCGCTCGTACTGGCCGATGAGTTCGCGGCTGGCGCTGACCTCACGGAGTGCACGCGCCGGGTCGTGGCGGCCGAAATGCTGGCTGGCCACCTCGTCGGGTTCGATGCCCGACCGGCCATCCTCGCTCGCAAAACGGATCCTGGCGTGGGAGAACGTCTCGTCGAGCCGGTGGCCGCCCATGTCGGCCGTGTAACCCAGCGGCTTAACCGCCCTCGCCGCCGCCTCGTCCTCGTTGATGCGCTTTCCCAGGAACTCCACCAGGGGATCGTCTGCCGTCACGCTCATCACCCTAACCGGACGGGGGCACGCCATGGCAGATGTCACCGTCGAGATGAGCTACGCCGCGATCGGCGAGTTGATGCGCGCCCCGGAGATGGAAGCCGAAATGGTGCGCCGGGGTGAGGCTGTCATGGCGCTGGCCATCGCGACCGCCCCGGTGGCGAAGCAGGACGACGATTGGGACGGCAGGCCCGACCCGCACCGGGGCCGGTACAAAGAGTCGTTCCATATTTCCTCGGGGCCGTCCGGGCTGCCCGGCGCGACGGTACTCAGTGACCGGGCCTGGTGCATGGTCGAAAACGACGCACCCGAAGCGATCATGATCGAATGGGGCAATAAAAACATAACAGCACGTCACACGCTGCTGAAAGCCCTCATCGAAGGGGCACGGGATTGAGTTACCCGGCGATCCCCGCGATCTTCCCCGACATTGAGAACGTCCTCGTGCCGTGGCTGGGTGCCCAGCTTGAGGCCGTCTACGGGGTGACCGCGCGGGTCTGCACGGAGACCCCCGAGAACCTGGCGTCCATCGTCCCCGTCGTCGCGGTTTCCAAGACCACCGGAACGGACATCCTGGGCATCCTGGACCGGCCCGTGGTGGACATCGACTGCTTCGCCGCTACCCGGATGCAAGCGCAGGAACTCGGCGCCCAGGTGCAGAAGCTGATGCATTTCGCGCTGCAAGGCCAGATCGCCGGGAACGCCGTCATCGGCTTGGTGAGCACGGTCAAAGGCCCCGGCTGGCTGACCTACCAGGATCTGGCCGTCCGCAGGTGCAACGCCACCTACGAGCTTTACTGCCACGCAATTCCCGGCTGAACAGGGAATCCCTGCCGCTGCTGCTGCTGCCCGCTTAGAAAGGCGAACCATTGACTACCCCCTTTGTTGTGGACCGCGACGAGTCCCTGACCCTGTCCGCGGGCAACGCTGTCGCGTTCACCACCGACTTCGCCGCCACTGCCCCAGCCGCACCCACCGACCCAACCGTGGTTCCCGGCGCCGCATGGATCCCGGTCGGGGCGTGCGACTCCACCGGCCTGATCGAGGCGTTCAGTGAGACCACCGTCAACGTGATGGCCATCGGCATCCTGTCCCCGTTCCGGGTGCTGTACACCGATGAGACGAAGACGATCCAGGTGGTGATGCTGGAGACGGAACGGGACATCTGCCAGTCCGTCATGTTCCGGACCCCGCTCGCGTCGCTGACGCGGGCGTCGGGGCTGCGGACGGTGGCGGAAACCTCGTCGGCGGTGCCCGACCGGCGCGGCTGGCTGTTCCGGGTCGCTGACGGCCCGGTGATTCAGCAGTTCTACCTGCCCGCCGGGGAGGTCACCACCCGCGCCAACGTCACGTATGCGCCGAACAACGTGGCCATGTACGACCTCACCATCACCGCCTACCCGGACGCGAACGAGGTCACCTGCTACCGGCTGGACAACTCGCCGCTGACTCCCGCCGCGAGCAACTCATGACGCCGCCACGCGCACCGGGCAGGCCGGTGCGGGAGAACAGGGCCAATGGGAAGCCGGACGCGTTCGACCTGGACGCCTACCAGGCCGAGGCGCTGCATGAGCCGTTCCGGTTCACCCTCGGTGGCCACCGGTTCGAACTGCCGCACCTGCTCGACATGGACTGGCACGTTTCCGCGAATGGGGAGACGATCGTTGCCGACATGGTGCGCGCTGGCCTGGGCAGCCAGTGGGCAAGGTTCGACGCCAGCGAACTCAGCGCCGGCGGCTACAACGAGCTGTGGAAGCGCTGGAAGGACCATTCCGGGGCTGAGCCGGGGGAATCCAGCGCCTCGCCGGGCTCCTGACCCAGCACGGGAGCGCTGTCGAGGCTGACCTGCACCGCTACTACCGGATCGACCTGCTGGACCTGTGGCATCCCGGCACATCGCTGACGTGGCGCAAGCTTGGTGCCCTCGTCCACCACCTGCCGCCCGAGTCGGCCACCATGACCGCCCTGCGGGCCGCTGAGCCGGAACTGGCGGCGCAAGCCTCCGAAGGCGCAGACCCGGCGAAAGCCCCATGGTCGGCAGACCAGATGCTGCTCGCCTCCCTCATCGACGCGGTCCGGGCGTTCGGCTGGATGTACGCGGCCGTTCACAGCAAAGACCGGGCACCGGCGAGACCGGAGCCGGTCGAGCGGCCGGGAATCGCGGTGCGGAAGCGGAAGGCGATGACAGTCGCGGCCTACCGGGCGATGACCGGGCAGGAGCCGCCGCTGCACCTGGTGCAGAGTGAAGGCGCTTAGCCACAGTCCTGTTTTTCCGCGCCGAGGACGGCCTGCGCGGCGGTGAGGTCCACGAACTGAGCCGCGCCGCTGGTGGCGTTCCTGGCCTCCTGCACGTCGCGGTTATACAGGGCGCTGTCGTGGTGGCACTGCGCGCTGAACGGGTCCTGCGGCGTGGCGATCCACACCAGCATGACCACCGCTGCCGCCACGGCCACGATGGCCACGACGGCCTGCCAGCGGGTGCGCGGGATGAGCCGCCCCCATCCGGTCGCGGGTGACGGGCTGGTGCCCCGGTTTGCTCCCATGATGTGCCCCCTGGCGGTCTGACCCTCAGGGTAACCGCATTACTGCCTGAAGACTCCGGATGGAGGGGTCTGAATGGCGGTGCTGGCCGGCTCAGCCGCTATAGCAATCGCACCTGACTTCCGTGGGTTCCTGGCCAAGACCCAAGCGGGTATCAAGTCCGAGCTGTCGTCGCTGGATCCCACCGTCAACGTCAAAGCGGACCTGGACGCGGGTTCGGTAGCGAAGATCAAGGCGGAACTGGGGCTGCTCGGTGGCGCGGATGCCCCGCTGAAGTTCGCCCTCGACCCGGGGAGCGTGGCGAAAGCCCGCGCCGCACTCGGCACCCTGGCCGCCGGCAAGTCCATTCCCCTGAAGTTTGACGTCGATCCGGCATCGGTGGTGAAAGCCCGCGCGGCGCTCGGGGCACTCGCTGGCGATACGGTGCCGGTTGAGTTCGGCATCGACCAGGCGAGCCTGCTCAAGACGCAGCAGGCCGCGCGCATCTTCGTAACCAACACGAAGGGCGCCACCATCCCGGTGTACGCCGACATGCAGACGGTCAGTTTTGAGCGTGTCGAGGCTGCCGCCAAGGTGATGACCAGCCTGCCGATCGTCCAGCAGGTCAAGTTCGACGCGAACCCGGCCGGGCTCGTAGCCGCGGACGTGGCGACGAAGGCGCTCGCCAGCGACACGGGGCGGGCCGCTGGCGCGGCGACTGGTGCGGGCCGCGCCTACCGTGGCTGGCTCGGTGGCTCGGTGCCACTGTTCGGGAGCGCCACGCATTCCGTTGGCGTGTGGCATATCGCCCTCGATGCGGCCATTGAGGGCGTCATCGCGGTGGGGGGTGCCCTCGCGGTGCTCACCGCCACCGCGTACGCGTTCTGGCCGGCCGCCGTGGACGTCTACAACCATCTCAACGCAGTTGATTCGGCGAACGACGCGCTGGGTTCCAGCATCCCGCCGCTGGCGAAGCATTTCGTTGCGCTCCAGCAGTCCCTGGCCCCCGAGGCGCTGGAACTGTACGGCGGCGCCCTGAACGTGGTCAACCGGAGCGCCGGATTGCTCAGCCCGGCCATCCATTCGGTGGCCAGCCTGATGGAAGGCTGGATCGCCAACATTGACATCTGGGTCGGCAGCCAGCGGACCATGGGCGGACTGCTGCAATCCGGGGTCGGGTACCTGAGCCAGTTCGGCAGCCTCGTCGGCGACGTGGGGCTCGCGATCGTCAACCTGCTGAGCAAAGACCCCGGCGTCGTGCATTTCCTGCTCGACGTGGTCGGTGGTGCCGGGAAGCTGCTGGTGCTGTTCAGTGATCTGCCCCGGCCGATCGTGGAGGCCACGCTGGCCTTGCACGGCATCTACCTGTGGGGCGGCCTCGCGGTCACTGCCCTCACCAGGGTCGGCACTGGCGTGGCCAGCATGGTGAAGTCCGTTGCCGGCTTCGATGGGCTGCTCGGCAGCGGGAAACTCCTCGCGGCCGGCCTGACCACCGGCACCGTGATCGCGTTCGCCGCGCTCGCCGCCGCGATTGCCTACGCCGGGTATGAGTCCACGCAGGCGACCCCCGAGGTGCGGAAGTTCATCGGCGGCATCAACTCCCAGGTGGCCGGGATGACCGCCAGCCAGGCTGTCCTCGGCGGCATCGCCACGGCCATCGGGTCGGTCAACCGCGAGATTCAGGGCCAGAACCTCGCCTCGGTGATGAAGGGCTGGAACGACATAGGCCCGATGGGGTCGCAGTGGGCGACCAGCATCGGCGACGACACGCGGGCCACCATCAGCCAGTTCGGGTCGTCGTTCGGTGACCTGGCCAAGGGCCTCGGCCCCAGCGGCACCTGGGCTGACCTCGGGCATGCCGTCACCGGGTTCGGGCTGGCTGTCAAGGACGCGTTCGTCCCCGGTGCCGGGGCCTCGATCGCCCTGAAGAACAACATCGCCGCGCTCAACACCGAGATCAATTCCCTGCTCGGCACCGGGAAGAACATGGACGCCGAGGTCGGCACCCTGATGCGCGGGACGACCTCCTGGTCCTACGTGGTGGGGGAGGGAACCGGCAAGGTCCGGCAACTCGGCTCGGGCCTGGTTGAGACGACCACCGGGGCCTACACGTTCAACCAGGCGCTGGCGCTGATGGATCTGGCCGGGGTGAAGTCCACCGACTCCCTCACGGTGATGCGGCAGAAGGTTGACAACCTGATCGAGGGCTACCGGGAGATGGGTGTGCGGGGCGGCATCCTCGCGAACGCCGTCGACGCCGTTACCCTGTCGATGGAAGAACAGCAGTCCAAGGCCAGCAACCTCACCCAGGCGTATACGACGTTCATCGGCCTGGTGACGGGCAGCGAGTCGGCGTTCACCACCTTCGCGCAGGGCATCGGGACACTCTCCAAGGACGCGGCCGCTGGCAAGACGAGCCTGCAGGGGATCGCCCAGGCCAGCTCGTCGCTGGCGTCCGCTCAGGCCAGGGTCGCCTCCGCGCAGTCGTCACTGAGTGGGCTGCAGAAGTCGGGGAAGGCGTCGGCGGACAGCCTGTCCGCCGCCCACGACCGGCTCACGGCAGCCGAGGACAGCCTGGCCGGCGCCCAGGGAAAGGCGAGCGCGGCCAGCAAGACCCAGGCGGTCTCGCTGAATGGCCTCAGCGCCAGCAGTCTCACCCTGCGGTCAACATGGAACGGCTCGATCACCGATGCCGTCTCCCTGTACAACGCGATGCTGCTGCAGACCCAGGCTGCGGGGATGGGGTCCAAAGGGTACGGGCTGCTGACCCAGGCCGGGAAGGACATGGCCGCGTCGATGCTCCCCCTGGCGAAGGGCAGCAGCGCGGCCACGGCTGAGCTGTACGCGCTGGCGCAAGTCGCCGGATATCAGGGGCCGGACGCGTTCAGGTCCCTCGCCGCCTGGGTGGGCAAGGTGCACGACCCGATGGCGAACCTGGACTCAATCGAGTCGAAACTGACCGTCGCCTCAGCGGACCTAGCCACCGACACGAAAAACCTCGCCGCCGCAATCAGCCAGAACCTGAACCAGGCCATGTCGCAGGCCATTTTCATCGCCTCCGGTGGCCAGAAGGCGTACACGAATTTTGCCGAGGCCGTGATGAAGGCGCACGGCAACACGTCGGCCATGATCCCGACTGCCCGGTCGCTGGCGAAGGAACTGGTCACCCAGACCCACAACGTCTCCGACGCGCACAAGGAGTTCGACGTCTTCGCCATCGGACTCGGGCTGAACCGGCAGCAGGCCGACAAGCTGTGGGATTCCCTGCACCTCAACGATCAGGCGCTGGCCGGGATGCCCGGGAAGGTGGACCCGGCGAAGAAGTCCATAGCCGGGCTGGGAACCGCGTTCCGGAACCTGGGGACGGACATGAAGGATCCTGGGTCGTCGTTCAGCGGGATCAACTTCCAGTCCGACGTCTTGCAGGGCACCCTGTCGGGGCGGCTGCTGCCGTCGCTGCAGAAGGTCGTCTCGGAGATGGAGAGCGGGAGCGCGCCCGCGCACGCGCTCGCGCAGGTGATCGCCACCGAACTGAACCCGGCGGCGAAGGATGGTGCGCTGAAGAACGACTCGCTCCGCACAGCCATCTACAACATGGCCGAGCAGGCCGGCTATGCGGGCGCGGACAAGATCAGGCCACTGTCGGCGTGGCTGCAAAACAACGCGACGTCGCTGGGGAACGCGATGGCGGCGGCGAAGCTGTACGGGGACGCCATCGCGAAGGACGGCTCGCAGTCCGACGCGGCGCGGGGCGCGCGGACCCGGCTGATCAACGACCTGATCGCCACCGGGAAAGCCGCCCAGGACTCCACCAGCCAGATCGCCAGCATGATCGCCCGGGTGGTGCACATCCCGGTGAAACGGGCACTGGAAATCGTCATGACCGGCGACGGCTCCTACAAGATCACCGGCACCGGGTTCCCCACCTTGTCGGGGCACGCGAAAACCGGCCTCGGCGGCGCGGAACTGGCCGCCGGCGGCCGGATCCCCGGCTACGGCGGCGGCGACAAGGTGCCCGCGATGCTGGAACCCGGTGAAACTGTCGTCCCCAAGCACCTGACCCCGTTCGTGGCGCCGCTGATGAAAGCCCACAACGTGCCCGGTTTCTCCGCTGGCGGCCTCGTCGACCAGGGCAACGCGGCGGTCCTGTCCGGGCAGTACGCGGTGAACATGTCCAGCCAGTTCGCCACCGACATGGCATCGTCCATGGTGACCGCGATGAAAACCGCCGTCACCGCCGCCGCGTCGGCTGCGTCGCTGGCCTTCCCCAGCCCGGCGGCGGCCGGGACGGGGACCGCGCAGGCCATCGCACAGCGGCTGCTTGCCACCATGGGCTGGTCGGGGCAGTGGCCCGCGCTGGACTACCTGTGGACGCGCGAGTCAGGCTGGAACTACCTGGCCACCAACCCCTCCAGCGGCGCCTACGGCATCCCGCAGAGCCTGCCCGCCGACAAGATGGCGGCAGCGGGATCAGACTGGCGCACCGACCCGGCCACCCAGATCCGGTGGGGTCTCGGCTACATCAAATCGGTCTACGGCAGCCCCGACGCCGCCGCTGCTCACGAGCAGAGCCACGGCTGGTACGACCAGGGAATCAACGGCCCATGGCTGCCACCGGGCCTGTCGCTGGCAGCGAATATGACCGGCAAGCCAGAAGCAGTCGTGCGCCCCGACCAGCTTGTGAAACTGGCGCAGGGCGGCGGCGGGGACACGAACTACATCGCGAACTTCCCCGACGCGTGGGCGGCGGGGGCGCTCCAGTCGCAGGTGCGGGCCGCGTTCACCGCGATGAGCGTCAACGACACCCGGAAAGCCCGGCTCGGCCGCCAGCAGTGAACCCTGGACGCGGGAGGTAGCGGATGCCCGTCCTCGGCACCGGCCAGCCGCCCGCACCACCCGGTGCCGCGTTCCCCGGCCTGACCGCCCGGCCGGACCTGACCTGGACCGACCCCGACGGCAACGTGTGGGACCTGTCCGGTCTCACCCTCGCCAGCGGGGTCATCGCCACCGCGATCTCCGGCATCGGCGGGATGCCGAACGCGCTGACGATGCTGCCGCTGCCCACCGGGGCGTTCCTCGTCCAGTCCCAGATCCCGCAGCCGCGCACCATCACCCTCGGCCTGTACGCCGAATGCCCCGACCCCACCGACCCGTCGTCGGCGCACCTGCTGTACGAGGCCATCACCAACGCGTTCTGGACGGTCCGCGGCGGCGTCCCCACCCCCGGGTACCTGGGGGTGCAGCAGCCAGACGGCACCCAGCGGATCCTGGAATGCTACGTCACCTCCGGGCTGGACCAGCCCGACCAGACGGACACGCCGCTGTGGCAGACCCAGTGGGCGCTGACCCTCACCGGGCAGCCGTACTGGACCGACCTGCCCGCCGCCGCGGTGGGGCCGGTCGTGTTCGCCCCTCCGACCGCTGGTGCCGGGGTGCCACCGATGCCGCCGGTCCTGCTGTCGGCCGCCACCACTTTGGGCCAGCAGACCGTCGACTACACCGGGGACGCGGAAACCTACCCCACCTGGCAGATCACCGGGCCGGGCCAGCCCGCCATCACGAACGAGACCACCGGCCGGGAATGGTCCCTGGACACGCCCGTTCCCGCTGGTGCGGTGTGGACTGTCGTCACCGACCCGGTCACCGGGGCGTCCGTCACCGACCAGACCGGTGCCAGCCAGTGGGCCGCCCTCGCCGCTGCGGACCCGCGGGACCTGTGGCCGCTGGTGCCGGGTGTCAACACTCTCGACGTCGCGCTCACCGGGGCAATGGCCCTCCCGCCGCCGGAAGGGCTCGTCGCGGTTGCGGTGGGGACCGGTGGCTCGTTCGCGGCCGGGACGTACTACTGGAAGGTCACCGGCACCAATGCGGCGGGTGAGACAACCGCCAGCAACGAGGCGGGTGCCGTGATCGGGGCTGGCGGGGCAGCGACCCTGACGTGGGATGCGCTGGCCGGCGGCACCACCGGGGTCAACGTCTACCGGGGCACTGCCGCTGGCGCGGAGAACATCCTCGTCGCCTCCCTCGGCGCGGTCACCTCCTGCGCCGACACGGGCAGCGGCTCAACGGTTGCCATCCCGCCACTGTCGTCCACCGCGGGTGGCTCCCAGGTGGCGCTGTTCTATACCCGCAGGTGGCTTCGGCCATGACGGTCAGGATCGACGCGCTCACCGCGGACCTTGTCCCGCAGCAGCCGATCACCTGGCAGTTGCTGGATATCAGCACGCTCAACTTCAACGTGGTCGGCGCGTTCACCCTCATCCTTCCCGCAACACCCAGGAACTGGCAACTTGTCACCTTCGATGACCAGGGCGAGTTCATCCCGGTGCCGCTGCTGGTCAACTGGAACGACGTCTTCCAGGTGCCGCTGCTGGCCGAGATGTGGGAACACGACCTCGTTGTAGACCCCAACACGGGGATCATCACCGAGACGATCACCTTGTCCGGCGCGGACTTCCTGGTGCTGCTGGCCAACCGGGTCTGCTACCCCCATGGCACCCTGACGTGGGCAGAGCAGACCACCACCCCGCGGGTGCTCACCGGCCCCGCCGAGACGGTGATCAAGACTTTCGTCACCGAGAACATGGTCACCGCCGGCGACACGGCCCGGATCGTGCCCAACTTCACCGTCGCCCCCGACCTCGGCCGCGGCGGCACCGTCACGATCACGATCACGCCGCCGAAACCGTCCACCACCTCCAGCTCCACCACCACATCTAGTCTTGGCATGCAGTTGATGGACGTGATCCGCAACGTCGCCGTCCAGTCCCTCATCGGCGTCAGCATCACGCTGACCGGTGGCCAGTTGGTGTTCGACTGCTACATCCCGCGTGACCTGTCCGGCCAGGCCGTGTTTTCCACGTCGCTGGGGAACCTGCGCGGCGACACGATCTCCGACGCCATCCCCACCACCGACGTCGCGCTCCTCGAGGACGGCGCGAGCCCGCCCAACTTCACCGAGCACGACGCGTCCGGTCCCGCAGCCACCGACCCGTGGCGGCGCACTGAGATGTTTGACGACCAGACGTCCACCACCACCGCGCCGGACCTGACCGCGGCATGGCAGGCGGACCTGCTGAACGGCGCGGCGGCGCACGTGCTGACCATCGTGGCCACCGACATCCCGCTGCTGCGGTTCGGTGCCGATGCGCCCCCGGTGCAGGGCTACCTGCTCGGCGACACCGTGACGGTGTCCATCCGCGAAGGCATCTCCTACACCGACATCATCTCTGCGGTTGGGCTGACCGCCGGGTCGGATTCCAGCGGCTCCGTCTACATGGGTGCCACCACCGGGGTTCAGGTGTCCGGGTCCGCATATGGGTCTTACTACGAGCTGGTGACGCCAACCATCGGCAACCCGGCGTTCGCGGCCCGCGGGACGACGGTGGCGCAGCGGCTCGCCGACCAGGTCCGCAAGATCGACAAGGCCCTCCAGCAGACACAGAAAGCCGGGCAGTGACCAATCCGGGCATAAGGGATGGTGAGTGACATAACGGATAACGCGATCCCGCTGCCCGGCGTGTCCCAGATCGTGACGGTCACCGACTGGGAGAACGTCTTCGGGATGGCCCTGGGATCCGGGGTCGTCCCCGGCGTGCTGAACAGCCTCGCCGCCTCCCTGGACACGTCCGGCCGCAACGCGGTCGTCGCCCCCGGCGCGGCGATGCTGCAAGGCTTCTGGAAGCCGGTCTCGGCACCCACGCCGACCCCGATTCCCGCTGCGTCCTCCGCAGACCGGATCGACCGGCTGGCGATGCAGCTCAACCGGGCAGCCACCAACCCGGACCTGTTCGTCACCCCCGTCGTCGTCACCGGCACGCCGGGCGCGAACCCGCAGGAACCGGCGCTGATCCAGACCCCCACCGGGATATGGCAGATGCCCATCGCGTCCTGGACGTCGTCGTCGTCGGGGGCGCTGTCCGGGCTCACCGACGAGCGGCATTTCGGCGCGCAGATCCTGTCCGGGGTCAGCGGCACCCGGCCCAACATGGCAGGCCCCGGCATCTTCTTCGAGACCGACACCGGCAGTCTTGCCCTGTGGAACGGCGCCGCGTGGCAGATCATCGCGGGCGTCCCCGACATCTGGCATCCGCTGAACCCCGACAACGGGTTCTCCGGATCCATTAAGGGCGAGGTGACGCCGCAGTACACCGCCGTCGTGTCCGTCAACGGCACCCTGCGCGGGGTCGCGTTCCGCGGCGTCCTGGACACCCCTGGCAACGCTGCGGGTGCCCAGGTGTGCCCGGTGCTGCCGGGTGCCTACCAGCCGCCCGTGGGCAACGCCCGGTGGGCTGTGTCCGACCTGACCAACACCGACGCGGCCTGCCACATGGTGCTGTCCGCCGCCGGCCAGGTGATCTTCCAGGGCGTCACCGCGGCGGGTGACCAGATCGACATCAGCGGCACCGCCTGGATCGCGTAACACCCCCCTCTGCCTGACCCGCACTGAACCTGGAGGTCCCGTGGCGCTGAACCGGCATGCCTTCGGCGGCGGTGCCGCCGACTGGGCGTTCACCTGGAACAGCGACGGCACCCTGTCGTCCAGTCCCGGTGCCGTCATCATGTTCTACGACTCCCTCGTCGCCGGGAACCTGTACGGGGCCGCGCCGATGCCCGGCGGGGTGGACGACGGCACCGGCCTGCTCGACTCCACAGGCACTCCCATCTCCTCGGTCACGTGTGACTCCAGCGGGGAGATACCGGACGCGTTCCTCGGCCCCGCGGGCATCTACCTGATGGCCGCCGACGCCTCCGGCACCGGGGCAGGCCCGCGGCGGTGGCTGTATGCGAATGACTTCGGCAACGACCTGATAACGCTGCTGACCCAGGAGGCGGCGGACGTCGCGGCGCTGGCGTTCCTGAATACCTATACCCCGGTGTACAACTACTGGAACCCGGCACTCCCCGGCTACCCGCCGCGGCCCGCGACGGGTGCCCCCGTCTGGTGGATCGGGCCGGTCGCGCCCGCGTTCGGTGGCGCTGCGGCGGTGGACGGCCTCGACTTCTACCAGGGGCCTCAGTCTTGACCACCCCCCGGACGCTGTATGAGTCCGCCGGGCTCGGCGAGTGGATCGAGGTCAACGGCGGGCTGCCCGGCAACGTGATCACGATCATCAATCCGGGCAGCCAGACCAGCCAGCAGGGATCGACGGTCAGCCTCCAGATCGCCGCCACCGACAGCGGCACCGGCCAGACCCTCATCTACACCGCCACCGGCCTCCCGGCCGGCCTGTCGCTGAACTCGGCCACCGGGCTCATCACCGGGACTCCCACGGCCATCCAGGCAACGATGGTCAGCCTGCGGGTCTCCGACCTGTCCGGCGCGTCGTCCATCACCGCGTTCGCGTGGGCGGTCACCACAGGATCCACGACCGGCAACACAGTCACCGTCACCAACCCAGGCGCGCAGTCGTCCATCTCGGGCAACGCCGTCACCCTTCCCGTCGCTGCAATCGACTCGGCCACCGGGCAGACGCTGACCTACGGCGCGACCGGGCTGCCCACTGGTTTGTCCATCAACCCGGCGACGGGGCTGATCACCGGGACGCCGACGACCACGCAGTCGCTCAGCGTCCAGGTGACAGCCACCGACACAACCGGTGCCAGCGGGGCGGCGGCGTTCGCGTGGGCGGTCACCACCGGCTCGTCCGGGTACGCCGGTTTGGTTGGCGCAACCACGAACCCGAAGACGTACAGCCTGCTTCTGCCGCAGGCGTATGCGGCGGCGCAGATCATCGACGGGTACGTCGGTGCCCCGCTGTCGCTGGAGGTGCAGCGGGTCTATTTGCAGGAAGGTGCCTGGACGTTCTTCACCCCGAATGATCAGGGCGCGATCGTGCAGGCGCTCGCGCCGTACGGGTGCAAATTCCAGGTGTGCGTCAAGCCAAGCCGGGTCCTCACCTCCGGCGAGCAGACCAACCTCGCGAACTTCCTCGCGTCCATGGCCGCCGTCACCACCAACTTCGATGTGACGCTGTGGACGGAAATGAACATCGGCACCAATTTCCCGTCCCCCGGCGGTGTCACTTACCCCGAGTACTGGAATTACTACGCCCCGGTCATTCTGGCCAGCCCGTACGTCACCGGGGACCTGATCTTCAACCCCGGCACCTACCCGCCCGTGTACGGGACCGCAGTCGGGTATGCGCAGGCACTCAACCCGTACCCGGCCGCTGTCACGGCGGACATGTACGGCAACGACTGGAAAGCCGGGGCCAGCCTCCACCAGGCACCGAGCGGCGTCTCCATGTCGTTCGCGCAGTTCGCCGACTCCATCGGCGCGAAAGCCGGGTATTCGGAGATCGGCTCCTGGACCGGGGCGGCCGGGGTGAACGGCCCGCTCAGCGACGCGGACTTCTCCACGATGCTCACCGAGGAGATCACCTACTTCCGGGGGCGGATAGCGGCCAGGAAAAAGAACGCGGACTTCATCCCATTCACCACCTACCTGGGGTCCACCGCCGGAACCGCGAATTACACCTGGAATTACATCCAGAGCGCCGCCGACCCCAAGACCGGGAACATCTCTCCCTACACCGGATATCTCCAGCTCCACCAGGAACTGTCAGCGGCAGCGGGAAACTAGGAGCCGGAAGAATGACTATCGGGTACCGGAGCGGCGCGACCGCCTTCTCGCCGGGCACAGCGGGAACAGCGACTTCCATCACGATCACGATCCCCTCGTCGGTGCAGGCCGGGGATCTGCTGGTCCTCGGCTACTGCATGGCCGCCGCCACCAGCGACCCCGGCGGCCAGGCGGTCATCGCCACCCCCACCGGGGGAGGGTCGGGTGCACCGGCCTGGATCCCGATGTCGGCGCAGATGTCGCTGGCGCAGGTGGTGGCGCAAGGCTGGTACCGGCTCGCCGTGGCCACCGACGCGGGCACCACACTGACATGCAGTTACACCACCGACACGAAAGATCTGCTTCAGGTGGTGGCGCTGGACGCCTGGTACGGGGTCAGCACCGTCAATCCGGTGCCGGTGATCAACTCGCCGGTCAGCGACAACTCGACGTCGTCGGTCACCCAGGTCACCCCCGTCATCAACACCAGCTCGTTTGACCAGTGCTGGATCGCTGGCATGTACCTGGGGAAAGGCACCACCGGGGCAACCACGTTCACTGTCACGCCAACCCCCAATACGGTGCGCAACTCGGTCAGCTACCCAGGGGTGGCGGGCAGGCCGCAGATCGCCGTCATCGATAACGGCACCGCCGTGTCGGCCGGGCCTGGTTACGGTGGCGCGACCATCACCCTGGATCAGCCGGCCGCCTACAACTGCCTGTACACGTTCGCCATCGCCCCGGCGACGATCGCGGGGATCGTGCGGCCGAACGTGGACGTGACCACCACAGGCTGGACGCCAAGCCAGTCGGTCGCGGGCGGCACCCCGATGTGCTCGCTGGTCAGCGACGCCAACGACGCCACTTTCGTCACCTCCACGATTGACCCGGTCTCCCAGGTGTGGCAGGCAAAACTGCCCGCCATGGCCGCACCGCCGAACACGGTCACCAACCGGATTTTCTTCGGCGGCGGCGCGAGCAACGGGACGGTGGTGACGACCCTGCTGCAAGGCACAACGGTGATCGCGACGAGAACCGACAGCTACTCATCGGGGGGCACCGCACCCCCAACCACCCCAGCCAGCCTGGTCCTGACGATCACCCCAACCGAGCAGTCGGCCATCACCAACCTGGCCAGCCTGATCATCGAATGCGTGATGACGGCCTCCTGATGGCCACCGCATCCGGGTCCGTCGCCGACCAGTGGGTGACGCAGGGGCACGACCCTTACGCCGGCCTCACCGAGCAGTCGGCGGCGGGAACTGCTGCCACTGCGGACGCCAGCATCACCGAGCAGTGGGCCGCAATCGGGCCACCGGCGTACGGGGCACTCGTAGATCAGTCCGCCGGGTACAGCGCGCCACCGCCGGCCCGGATACCGGACGCGTTCGCGGCGTCGGGCAGCCAGTCGTGGACGCCCGTCTGCCTGTACTTCTCTCAAGGTGACGGCGAGTGGCACTGAGAGCGGAGGCCCCGTGCCGATCCTGAGCACCCCGGCAGCCCTCCCGGCCCTGATCACCGTCACCGGAACGGTGCTCAACGCCGCTGAGGCACCAGCCGCCGGGCAGGTCATTTTCGCTCCCTCCACGGGCGAGTTCAACCCGGACGGCTCACCGGTCATCACCTCCATCACCGACATCTCCGGGCAAGCTGTCATCGACATGTCCGGGGTGGTGCTGGAGTTTGACGAAAACGGCCAGTTCTCGGCCGGCCTGATCCCCACCGACACGCCCGGCCTGTCGCCTGCGGGCTGGACTTACGCGGTCACCTTCCAGATCCCCGGCCTCGCGGACTACGGGTTCACCTGCCTCATCCCGGCCTCGCCGTTCCCGTTCACCGCCACGCTCGCCTCCCCGGCCCTGTTCACCGCCAGCGGATCCGCGTATGCCAGTGGCGCGCCGGTTGTGCTGTCCGGCACATCGCTTCCTGGTGGCTTCGCGCCCGGTGCGTACTACGTGACCAGCCCGTCAGCGGGCCTGTTCAACCTGGCGGCGGCGAGCGGCGGGGCGGCAATCGCCAGTACATCGGCCGGGTCCGGTACCGTCAGCACGGCCAGCGTGGACCTGTCGCAGCTAGCCCAGAACCCGTCACAGCCGGTTGCCGCGATGGCGGACTTCCTTCAGGGCACCTACCCCGGTGGCACCAGTTCCTATCTGCGGTCGGATGGGACGTGGCAGCCGTTCGCGGGCGCGGACAAGAACTACACGCAGGCGTTCACCGCCGTCTCCACGATCGACGTCACCCACAACCTCGGCAAGCTCCCGGCGGTGACCGTGATGGACACCGCTGACGACGAGATGGTCGGGGATGTCGTCTACAACGGGCTGAACGCGCTGACGGTGACCTTCACCGCGCCGACGAGCGGGACGGTTATCTGCAACTGAACCCGGTTCACGCGACGACTACGGCGGCTATCTCCCCCGGCCCGGCATCGACCCCGAACGCCACGTGCAGTTCGCCTGGGTTCAAGATCGCGAGCCATGCAGGCGGCGGCCACGCGGTCTCACCGGCTGGCAAGTGGAAGAACTGGGCTATCACGGCGCTGGTCCCGAGGCCGTGCCGCACCACGACATCCTCCTGAGCGCTGATCGCGCCGAGTGTCTCCGTGAACTTCCTGGGCTGCATCAGCTCCACGCCCCAACCGTACCGCGCGGCTTTCCGCCGCCTGAAAGCCGCACCGAAAGGGGCTGTTCGTGGCCACCAAGTATGGCACCCCGTTCAACATGCTCCAGAACGCGATTATGAACGCTCTGGCGCATCCCCTTTCCGGTGCCCCGTCGAGCCCGGTATTCGGCCAGTTCTACACCGACAGCACACTGAACGCGTTCGGCGTCTACATGGGTGCCACCACCGGCTGGATCTACCTCACCGCCACCGAGGGAAGCGTCACCACAGTTTCCGTGGTGAACGCAAACGGCTTCGCGGGCACCGTCGCGAATGCGGGTACCGCCCCGGCGCTCACCCTCCAGACAACCATCTCGGGACTGCTGAAGGGCAACGGGACCGCAATCGCGGCGGCGGCGGCGGGAACCGACTACCTCGCGCCGGGTGGCAGCGGTGCGGCGCTGACCGGGCTCACCCAGTCGCAGATCTCCGGGCTCGCCGCCGCGCTCGCCGCGCTGGCCCCGCTCGCCTCCCCGGCGCTGACCGGGACACCGACCGCGCCGGCGCCGACCACGGCGTCCAGCATCGCGATCAAGTCCTACGTGGACGGACTGTTCCAGGGTGCGGCGGGGAAGTACGGCGCGGTCGCCTGCACCACCGGGGCAGAAACCTGCACCGTCACCAGCGGGACCGTGACGCAGATCAGCGGCACAGCGGTTGACGGCGTCTCCCCGGCCATCGGCGACAACGTGCTGATCATGAACGCCCCGGCGGCGACGGGTCCCGGCACGGCGGCCACGAACGGCCTCGGCACCGCGCAGCCCGCCAATGGCCTGTACACGGTCACGAACGCCACGACGAACCTGACCCTGAGCCGGGCAGCTGACTTCACCGGCTCGAACTCTCCCATCGGCGCGTATGTGTTCGTCGCCGGCGGCACGCTGAACAAGGGCACCGGGTTCATCGTCGTCGCCCCCGTCCCCGAGACCGTGGTCACGTACGGGACGACAGCAATCCAGTTCCAGCAGTTCACGGGTGCCGGTGAAGTCAGCGTCGGTGCTGGGCTGGCACTGACCGGGAACCAGGTCGGCGTCGTGGCCGGCGGCCTTCCCGTCGCACAGGGTGGTATGGGGGCAACCACCGTTGCGGGTGCCAAGACGTCGCTCAGCTTCGGGCAGGTCTACACGTCGGGCACCCTCGGCAACGGCGCGCTGACCACGCTGACGGTCACGCATAACCTGAACAACTCCTATCCGGACGTGACCGTGTGGGACGTGTCGGGGGCGAATCCGCAGATCATGTACTGCGATGTGATCGCCACCTCGGCGAACGCGGTCAACCTGGTCTTCGGTGCCGCACCGGCTGCGAACACGGTGCGCTGCACAGTGGTTGGCTGACCGTTGGCTACTAAGGTCAGCACGCCGCTGTGCATCGAGAGCCTCTCAAGCGCGCCGTCGTCGCCCGCGGCCGGGTGGGCGTACTTCGATACGACCCAGAATCAGTACGGCGTCTACAACGGAACCGCCTGGACGTACCTGCCCGCAGGGCTGAGCGGCATCAAGCTCCCCGCCGCGTCCGTCAGCATCAAGCCGGCCAATCCCACTGGGACATCCGGCACTGCGCAGCTCATGATGGGCCTCGGTGCCCAGACGACGCCCGTTGCTTACACCCCGTCTGGCAGCGGCAAGGTCATCGTCACCATCACCGGGGTCCTGGTCTCCTCCACGGCGTCATCCTCCGGGATCGCCGGTGGCCGGTATGGCACCGGGGCCGCGCCCGTCAACGCCGCGGCCAACACGGGAACCGCATTCGGGCCGGCCACTGACGCCTCGGTGCGCAGTGCGAGCGTGAGCGCCACCAACGGGGCGGCGTTCGTGATCACTGACCGGCTGTCACTCACCCCCGGTACGGCCTACTGGTTTGACCTGAGCGTGGGCAGCATTACCTCCGGTGACACAGTCGCGCCGATCAGCATCTGCGCTGTCATCGCTGAGCAGTTGGCCTGAGGAAAGGACACTCTGCCCATGATCGCCGTACTGATAGGCATCGCCCTGATCATCGTCGCTGTCATCGAGTGGCTCGGCAACCTGAGCATCACGCACGCGATAGCGATCCTGACCGGCGTGGCCGGGATCCTGCTGGTGCTGTACTGGGCTCTCCCGGCGTCGGCGTATGCACGCCGGCGGCAGTGACATCCGGGCACCGCGCCTGACCTGACCGTCGCCCAGGGGGGTGAGGATGACGGCTGCCGACGATCCACGTGACGGCCACATTCCCGGCCCTCCCTACCTGACGACCGAGGAACTGCGCAGGGACGTATCAGCGCTGCGGGAGATCCTCCAGGCACGCCTGGACGGCATGGACCGGGCGACGGTCGTCCTGTCGGAGACCGTCAACCGGACCCCCACCGCGATCCAGATCGCGGTGCGCCACCTCCAGGAACTGCACAGCGAGAAGTTCGAGGGGATTGCCCAGCAGTTCCGCGAGCGGGACGTGCGCACCGACCAGGCCGCGAAAGCATCCAAGGAAGCCCTCGACGCGGCGCTGCTGGCCGCCAAGGAACTGGTCTCCCAGCAGAACGAGGCGAACGCGCAGGCTGCCGACAAGGCCGAGCAGTCCACGATCAAGCAGATCGACCAGATCGGCATCCGGATCGACGCGATGCAGACGGGTTACAACGACCGGCTGACGGAACTGAAAGAGCGCATCGACCGGGGGGACGGTGCCGAGCAGGGGTCCGCCGTCCAGCGCACCGACACCCGCGCTGAGGCCACATACCAGCAGGCCGAGGAGGCGGCACGGGACGCCCGGATGCGGGCGGTCGTCGCTTCCACTATCGCCATCGCGGCGGTCCTGGCAAGCGTGGTGACGATCATCCTGGTCGCGGTCAAGCATTGAGGGGATCCCGCTGTGCGTCATAGATAACCCGGACTGGGGAATCTCTGGCGGCCGGCTGCCACGTGCCGACGATGAGGCAGCACTGGACTCGCCCGGCTCTGGTGCGTCGCTTCAGGCCGGCGACATGTGGCGCGAGCCGGATCTGGACAACGACCACGGCGAGTGCTGGGCGATCGTGCTGCCCAACCGGACGGTCTGGTACTCGACGGTCTCGGCGTCAGGTGGCGCGTACTGGACGGTCACGGGCGACGCTCCCCGCATCACGGTCCACCCGTCGATCGATGACCGGGATCCGGCGTGGCCGTGGCATGGCTGGATCCGCAACGGAGAGATGAGGCCAGCCTGATGGATGACGGGCAACTGAGCGCCCGGCTGGACGAACTGCACAGTGAACTGAAGGCCCTCCGCAAGCAGCAGGTCACCACCCAGCGGATCCTCCGCAGCGCCGGGATGCGGCACGGCTGGCTGAGTCACGTCGTCAGCGACCTGGAAACCAACCCGCACACCCAGTACCGGGTCCACCTGTACGGGGTCATCTACTGGCTGATCAACTTCCCGCTGGTGGCGTGGCTGTTCTTCGGCGAACCGCAACTCTGGCTGAAGCTGGGCATCTTCATCACGCTCGTGTACTCGATCTACGCCAACTTTGCGACCGACTATGGAGCCATGTCCGCCGCAATGGCCGCGTTTGGTGATGATCCGCTGCCGCCGATTCCGGACGCGGCCGATCCGGGCACCGGCAACCTTCAGGCCAAGCACGAGACGTTGCGACCACCCGGTAGCGACGGCTGAAGTTCTCAGCGACGAGAAGGACGTGGCTGTCTCCAGGGCCATTCTCGCGGGGCCAAGCCGGTCCTTCGCACTTGGCACCTTCGGTGCGGGTGATCCGGCAGCCGTCGCCCCGGAGTCAACCCTACCTGGGCGGCCACTCCCACTCTCCCACTCGCCGCGCCTTTCCCGCACGTGACCACGCGAGGAAACCTGGACGCCCGCACCCACCACATCCCCCGATTCTTCCCTGGAGACACGATGACCGCACCCACCGGCCTGACCCTCACCTTCGACCAGCCGTCATACCCCCCCGATGCGATTGTCACCGCAACCCTGTCCGGCACTGGGGCGAACACGACAGCCACCGACCGCACGCTGAACGGCACCCTCACCGACGAGGCGACAGGTGAGGTCTCGGATGTGACCGGGACCTTCGTGGTTGACCTGCCGAACCGGCTCGCGGGTGCTGTTGGCGAGACCGACGCACCCATCACCTGGACTCCGGGGAAGACATCCCAGGTTGGCCAGGAGTGGTCCGGTGAGTTCACCGCGACCGCGGGGTAGCCATGCCGATTCTCGCCACCAGCCAGCCAGTGACGGTGCAGCGGATAATTACGGCCACTCTCACCGACGAGGCGACCGGCGAGAGCACCACTATCACCGGTATCTACCTGGTGCAGGTGCCGCGTGGAACCTGACGGGCGCTACGACGTGGCCGGGATCCTCGTGAGCCCATCGGGGTATCAGGCACCGTTCTCCGGGACGCTCAGCATTACGCCGAAGCCGCCGCCGCAGCCGTGGCCGAGCCGTTTCCTGGCGTGGCTCAGGCGCATCTTCTAGCCACGCGGCCCCGGCCGGCTTGCCTGCTCGTCTCAAGGGAGGTGGCACATGACTGAAACCTTGCTCGCCGATTGCTCCTCCTGGCAGCCGAACATCAACGACCGGCAATACGCTTCTTGGTCAAAGGCCATCATCGTCAGGGCCATGTTTGGCACCACGATTGACGGTGCCTGGTACAACGGCCAGCGGTGCGCGGCACTTCGCGCGGCCGGGATGCAGTTCATAGGTCTCTACCAATATCTGGTCACCAGCCAGAGCGCGACCGTGCAAGCCGCGGCGCTCGTCCATCTCCTCGGTGATCTCCAGGATGGCGAGATCCCGATCTGCGACCTCGAGGAAGGCGAGGACTGCGCAGCTCGCTGGCAGGAGTGGCGCGATGTCATCCTGGCCGCCTACCCGCATCTGGCGCGTACCACGGCCGGCCGGCCGTGGCTGTACTCGGGGGAAGACTTCGCGGCTGAGAATGGGCTGGCGCCGGACTGGATCGCCGCCTACTCCGACCAGGAACCCGCTGGGCCGCACATCCTGTGGCAGTTCAGCCAGACGTATGACGTGCCGGGCATCGGCTATCCCGTCGACTGCTCGCTCTTTCACGGCACCGTGGGCGAACTCGCCGCGCTGGTCGCACCCAGGAGCGCGCCCCCACCTCCCAAGCCCCCCGTCATCCAGGAGGACGACGACGTGAACATTCAGCTCACCGAATCAGGCCAGCGCAGCGGGCCTCTCCCCGTCTGGGCTGACGCCTCAGCAGCGGGGGAGAGCGGCGGCTACAATGCCGCTACCCTCACAATCGCTGGCGATGAGGGGACAAGCGTCCAGGTCAAGGCGTACTGGGACAACGGTCACGTGAACCTGTACGACTTCGAATGCAAGGTGAGCGGGCAGGTGGACCTCGGGGATCCGCCCGCTGGCATGGTCGCCCTGCACGCCCTGGACGTGACGAGGACTGACAACGTGGATGGCGGGATCGTCAACGTGTCGCTGAACCGGTGGAGCAGTTCGTGATCCTGGCCACCCCTGACGGAACTTGCCTCCCTGGTGCGCCTGGTGCGCCTGGTGGCCGCGAGCGCGGACCGGGACATCTCTGAGGTTGTGGCCTACCTCGCATCCCACGGTCTCTGAACAGGCCACCTGCCAGGCTTCCCGCCCTTGCTGCGGGGTTCGCCTGTTCTCCCATACCTGAAACCTGCAGCAACGAGAGAGGACCGGAGTGCAGCAGCCATCGATAGGCCGGATCGTCCACATGGATCCAGTCCCGGAGCACGGTGTCCCATATGTCGGCCTCTGTGTGCTCAACCCCACCGGCCAGTTCTTCAACCCTGAGATTCAGTACGATCCAGGTGCCGATGTCGGGGAAACCGACTCGCCGTTGTGCGGGGGCCGCGTCTATCACGGAGGCACCTGGCACTGGCCAGCGAAAGTCTGAACACGGACATCAAACCCGCAGCAGCGAAGAGGAGATTCACCATGGACTTGCAGGAGTTCGAGCAGAAGTTCCGTGACCTGTTCGGCCGTGGCATCGAAGACGTCAAGGCCGACCTGGCCAAGGCCGACGCGTTCGCGGTCGAGCACGCTCCCGCCCTGGAGAAGGTGCTCGGCTCTGTCGTCGGCGCGCTCAAGCTGGTTGCCCCCGGAGTGGGCACTGAGGCTTCCGCAGTCGTGTCAGATGCGGAGAAGGGGTTCACTGAACTCCAGGCGCTGTACGAGAAGTACTTCGGCACCAAGGTCGGGTAGCCTGATCCTGGGCTCAAGACCGCCGCACCGCTTGCCTTCGGGTGAGTGGTGCGGCGGTCTTTTTGTGTGCCTGGAATCAGTCCTCCCACGGCCAGTGCGCGTCGTGCGCGGCTTCAAGTGCGGGAATCATCTTGAACGCGCTGTCTTCCAGCCCCCCGAACGTATGCCGGTTCTGCCCACCCGAGGGCCCGTGGCCGTACTGGTAGCCCGCAAGGTTCCAGGTGTAGACCGGCACCGACGAGGGAACCTGCATGGTCGGGTTGCTGCCACTGAAGCCGCCCCACGCCTGCTCGTCGGTGAGGATGACTACCCGGTCGTGCCCGCTGTACCAGCGCCGCACGGCCTCGGCGGTGTTGGTGCCCCCCATGCTGCCGAACCGGCTGACCATCTTCAGCACCGACTCGGCGTGACCGTACGCGTGGGCCGCGTCGGTGGACAGGACCATCTGGCTGCCGGTGCCGAACTCCACGAGGTCGGCGTGGTCGCTACGCCGGGTCAGCGCGGACCCGAACAGGGCCGCCGTGTCGGCGCGGTTCAGCCCAGACTTGGCGGACACGGTGTCGAACATGGAACCCGAGCGGTCCACCAGGATGAGCGTGCGCCCCCTGAGTGCGGGCACGTTGGCCAGGGACAGGTTGAGCGCCTTCTCCAGCGGCCACGACCACCTCAGTGACGGCGCGGCCCGGTAGGCGGCGAGGAACCGGAACGGGAACATCCGCGACTTGGCAATGACCTCGGCGTCCGTGAGCTTTGCCGTGACCTGGGCCGCCGTGTCGTCGGTGACGCCTGCCTCATCGAAGTTGCGCAGGTTCCGCACCAGGGCGAAGATGCCCATCGACGGGATCATGGCCGTCCACAGGTCCCGCTTGCTCACACTGCCACCCGCGAGCAACAGTGCGTCCTCCCACGTCATACCCGCGGCCTTGAGTGCCTCGGCGTCCAGCAGAGTTGCCGGGGTGCTGGCGGCGATCCTGCGCAGGGCCGCGTTCGCGCGCACCATGCGCAGCGACTCGGGAGCGTCGCCGTCACGGTTGTGGCGCCGGTCGATCGCGTACTTGAACAGGTCGCCCCGCCACGCCTCGGCCGCGACCGGGTGGACGAGCTCGATCACGTCGGCGAACCGGTAACCGTGGCTGGCCGTGTCATATTTCATCAGCACGTACTCCGTGTAGAGCCGCTGAATCGCGTCGGCGAGACCGCGCTTGACCGGCTTCGGCACCACCCGGCCGTGACGGGAGTGCCAGTAGGCGAGCAGTTCGCCCGGCTCGTCGGCGCGCTGGAGTGCGGACGCGATGACTTGCCGGCCGCCCGGCTTCTCGTCCGTCAGGAGTGCCCATGCCGCCTCGGCCGCCGCGACCACCGACACCGTGCGCATGTTGGCCTCGTTGCGGAGCCACGGGATGAACTGGCCGATCCACTCGGGATCGTTCATCGCGACACCGTGGACGAGGGCACAGAACCGCCGGTCGCGTTCGGGTGCGGACTCGTAGAACGACCCGTCGCCCATGTGCGCGACCGCGAGCAAGAAAAGTTCCGACTTGGCTTCGCGGGCGTAACCCGGCGCGCCCTCGTGGGTCAGGCCAGACGGGGCAGTCTCCGACGTGACCGGGCTGCGCGGCTGCACTCGCGCCGTGGAGGTATTGAAGCGGGACACGAAAAGCTCCTCTCGCATGCGGGAGGAGCTTCGTTTAGTCGTGCCCGAGATCAAGTCGGTGAGGGGTACGGGACGGGGCCACCCTGCGACGGAATCGAACCGTCAGACCCTGATTAACAGTCAGGAAGTAACCCTCGCCTGCGCACCGGGCACGCTATGACGTTGCTCCTCCCGAGATCATGGCAGCGACCGGGTGACCACCCGAAGGTGGGTGCCAGTTTCTTGAGCTGGCCGATCTTTGGACTTGCGCCCTGGCAAGAAGTACCCGTTCACCTTCGCACCGGGAGGTGCGACGTATTCAGTTATGAGCCCCTGAGATCAAGCGGCGACGGAGTAGCCCTGCCAGTTGGGCGACACAGGCGAGCCTTTCGGAGCCTGCGCGTGGATTCGAACCATGAAGTAGCCGTCATCCTGCGCACCAGGGGTGGAACATCTTCAGTTGTGAACCCCCGAGATCAAGTCGGCGTGGGTGACGTGCGCACCGGGAGTGTGATCATCTTTAGTTGTGCTGCCCGAGATCAAGACGGCTGCGGTATTTTCATCACCAGAAGTATCCGCTGCCTGCGCACCGGGCAACGATGCTAATCCGGAGCGTACCCCACGCTCCTCGTTGCTGCCATGTCCTTTACGTCTGGCGAGTCGCACCTTGTCACGGCTGGCCACCTCCCCTTGCTGCTGCGCTTTTCTCCACCTCGGCAAACTTCCCCGCCGCATCTTCCAGCCGGGCTATCACCTCACCGATCAGCCCTCTCACATCCAGGGCCGCGCTGTACTCGGGGTCACCCAGGACAGCGGGATCGTGTGGCTCATAGGACCGGCCTAGCCGTGCTTCGGTGCATGCCCGCACATCATCAGCCCACAGGCCCCAGGTGACAGAGGCTGTCTCCATGGCTTTACGTGCCGTATCGAATGATGCGGCTATCCGGTCTGCGTCCTGCTTGCGGAGACGGGCGCGGCGGGAGACATCGGTGGTGTGGGTGTTCATGGCCGGCCACCTACGACCCCGCGCAGGACTTCGGGAACGTCAACCTGCCTGACCGTGACCGGATGGGACGGGTGAACTGGATCATTGAGCGCGATGGGCGCGAAGGCGGCAATCTTCTCCAGTACCGAGAGGAAGAACTGCCGATCGAACCCGCTGAGCGCCTCAATGTCAGGTACGGCGACCTTGACCTGAATCCATCCGTTGCCCGTGATGGGAAGCTTGATGTCGATATCCATGGGGCTACTCATGATCAGCCTCCCAGTGCTTTCAGTACCGCCTTGACCTCTGCGCCCTGCCGGGCAGATGTGCAGCGCCGGTCAGCGCGCGCCTTGTGGCCACCGAATTCCGGTGCGGCCTCGGCCGCTTCCACCCGCTGGACACGCCATAGCCGCATCGGCGCGGCAGCGGTTTCCAGTTCCCGCTGTGCCATCTTGAGCGCAGCAGCGATCCGGGTGGCGTCCTGTGTACGGAGACGGGCTCGTCTGGCTGGTGAAAGACCAGCATCGAGGGGAGAAGTGGAGTCAGGCACCGCGACGCCCCTTGACGGTGATCACGTGCGTGCCGTTGGCGTACGCCTGAACATGATCCACGTAGCAGGAGCCGGCGCACGTCAGAACATAGTCATTCCAGATGACCTTGCTATCGCTGTCGCCCGCGTCCAGATCGGTCGCCGTTATGCGGATGCCTTTGCTGGTCGCGGGATCCAGCGCTTCAGGAACCTCGGGCATGACTACCCTCCGAATACATTGGTCTGGGTATTACCGTGACCAATCTGGACACCAGGGCAATCAGGATGCGGCCCTTTGCCGGGGGCGATGCCGTTCATGCAGCAGCGCTCGTCATGCTCTGGCTCGTCAGCGGGCCCGGTCTCAAGGCCGGCCATTACTTCGGCCAGCGCGTCGGCACTCCAGGAGTCGAACTTCCTGCTGTCGATGCGCTCCACCACGTTGTACTGATCGTGGACGTGATCAGCGATGTGAGCCGTCTTCAGCACAGCGAGCGACCAGGCGTGACCGCTCAGGATGGAATGGAACCGGGTGTGCGCCTTCTCGTTGGTGACGAGCACGCCGCAGTCCTCGCAGGTGAGCACCTGGGCTCCGCAAGCGGCACTGATACGGGACGCCACGCCGAATTGGGTGTACCTCGGCCCGGCCGGCCCTTGCTCGTTGCTGCGCTCTTGACCCATCACGTCACCGCCGGGAAGATGGCACCGAGCGCAAGCGGGCGGCTGGTCCGCAGTCCGTCCGCAAGACGTTCAATTACAGCCAACGCCCGGTGATGTTTTCCAACGCTAGCCAACGCATGGTTGCCGCAGGCTGCGGGCACCTCGCCGCTCTGGGCTGCGGAGACGGTTACCCCGTTACGAGTTCGAGCTCTATTACGACTGCTAGTCATTTTGCCTTCCTGACCTGGGGAGATGTAAACGGATGATCACTGCTGTCCTCAGAAGGTCCGCCCGGACCCCGGCGGCGCCCCTCGAAGACGGCTTCCACGGCTACCCGGCTGGTCTCATCGCTATCGGGCCACAGGTGGCCGTAGGTGTTGAGTGTCGTCGTGGCCAGAGCATGCCGCATCCTCGCCTGCACCTTCTTCACGTCCTCGCGGGCAGCGATGAGCAGGCTGGCGAAGTAGTGCCGCAGGTCGTGGTAACGGAACCCTGGCGGCAGGGAAGGGGTTCCGTTCGCTGACCCGCAGGATGAGCAGCGGAACTTGCGCCCGCGCCGGGCCTGGACGGTCTCACATTCAGAACAGGCGTACACCCTGGCCCGGCAGGTCCGGATAGCGCGCTCCAGTGCCCAGGTGCTGAGCTGGCCACCGTCCGCCCCGGTAAGCACGGTTGCGCCGGGAAACAGCCGCACCTGCTCAGACAGGGCCAGCGTGACCGATGGTGCGATGGGGATGGGCGTGCGGGAAACGTCGCTCTTGAGCGGCTCGGCCGGGAACTGGACGGCCGGGCTGATGACCCCGCGCATGAAATCCACGTCCGGTACCCGCAGCCCGCACGCCTCAGCGCACCGCAGGCCAGCGAACGCGCCAAGCAGGATCGCGGCGCGCAGCCGTTCCGGCATCGCGTCGTGCAGGGCGAACACCTGCTCCGTGGTGGCCACGTAAGGCCGCTGATCCCCTTGCCCCGGCGAGGTCTTTCTCGAGCAGGGGGAGCGGGGGATGATGCCGTCGATCACGGCGTCGTTCATGATCTGCGCCAGCCGGGTGTGCAGGGCATAGATGTAGGACGGGGCGAGGCCCTCGGCAACGAGGCTGGACGTCCACGACTTCACCTGGGAAGCCCGTACCGAGGACAAGGGCTGCGGGCCGAATGCCGCCTTGATGCGCTGGACATGCACGCGGGCCTGCCTGACGGTGGATTTGCGCTGCGTGCCGTACCCGTCCAGCCACGTGTCGCACCAGCGGGCCACGGTGATCCGGGCCGTCTTCGGGTCCACATAGGTCCCCTTGACCAGATCGGCCGTGATGGCGTCCAGCCACTTCTGGGCATCCGTCTTGCGGTCAAAGTGCCGGGCGTGCTCCTTGCCCGCAGCGTCCCGGTAGCGGGCGCGCCAGCGGCCATTGGGGCGCTTGGCGATGCTAGCCATCAGCCTCGTCCTCTGCGGGGGAGTGGCCTGCGGAGCGGCGGCGCGCGAGCCGGTACAGGCGGCGTGCTTCCCGTTCTGCTTCGTCGGCGCGGTTGCGTTCCTCGGTGGCCGCCGACAGGCTGACGGTCACTTCGGCCAGGGCGGCTTTCAGTTGCGCGTATCGCGCCTCGGCGTCCAGCCGCCGCGCGGTCGCCTGCCGCAGTTCATCCCGCAGCGCGGATGTCTCGGCGTTCAGGTCTGGGTCGGCCAGCAGGTCGGGCAGCGCGAAACCGAGAATGCCAGCGAGCGCGGCGGCCTCGTTGACACGGACGGGCCGCTGGTTCGCCTCCACCTTGCCGATCATGGTCTGGTGCATGGGGAAGCCCTGGCGGGTCATCGCATCGGCCAGTTGCGTTTGCGTCATGCCCGCCTCCTCCCGCAATGCCCGCAGGCGCCGGCCGAGGATGCGCTCGGGGTCGTCGCCGTACATCTCGCGCAGCTTCGCGGGGGGTATCGGCTCACGCTGCCGTGTCTCATTCGTCATGGGAATATTACCCTACAACCCGGCGTAGCTTGCGTCTACCAACGCAACGTGGCAATATCCAACGCATAGCGGTTAAGGTACCGCAACCCGGAGGAGATTGCCATCATGGAAGATCGCTGGCTGAGCACGAAGGAAGTGGGGGAGCGCCTGAACAGCACGCCCGAGAGCACTGTCCGGTACTGGCGCTCCATCGGCTACGGGCCACCGGGGACCAAGTTCGGCCGCCGGGTGCTCTACCGCGAGTCCAGCTTCCTCGCGTGGCAGAAGGAGCTTGAGGCGGCCGAGAAAGCCGCGCGGGTGAGCGCCTGATGGTCCCGGAGGGGGATGCTCCATGATCGTATTCACCCTGCGGAAAGATGATCAAGACGACGGATGGGTTGCTGGCTGCCCGTACTTCCCCGGATGCTTTGGCCAGGGTGAGTCACGGGCGGAAGCTCTGCGTTCGGTCGCTGATGCGGTAGCGGCAGTCATGGAACGTGCGGACGGGGCACCCCAAACCCCTCTCGGCGTGCCTTCGGCCGGTACTCCATAACACAGGTTATGTTGGTCCTATGACCGCCGATCTTACCCTTTCAGCACCTGACGGATACTGGCTTTCAGTCAGCCCCGAGCACGCTTCCCGGCTGTCGCGGCTGACTGCGGCATGGCTCGCGCGCCGCTCGAAAGCCACCACCGACGCCTACCGGAAAGACCTTGCCCGGTGGCTGGCCTGGTGTGAGCGCTGTGATGTCAGTCCGCTCAGTGCCCGGATGATGCATGTAGACGCCTGGGTTGCCTGGCAGCGCGAATACGGCCCTGACGGCGATGGCCACCCGGCCGCCGAATCAAGCATCGGCCGCCGCGTCGCAGCGATCTCCTCTTGGTACAAGTACCTGTACCGCAACACCAAGGATGACGCGCAGCCGCTCGTCCAGACCAATCCGGCCGATACGGACGGGCGTCCCAGCCTTGATCCCGACTACTCCCCCACGATCGGGCTGAGCACCGCCGAGGCTGATCGTCTCTGCCGCGCGGCCGACGATGACGGGCTGCGATCCTCCGCGCTCATCCGGCTCCTGCTTTACGGTGGCATCCGCTGCGGTTCCGCCATCGGGGCAAACGTTGAAGACCTCGGCCGCGACCGCGGCTACCGGGTGCTCACCGTCCGGCAGAAGGGCGGCCGCACAAGGCGCATCCCTCTCCCCGCCGCGCTGGGCGAAGTCATCGACGCGATGCTGGCCGCACGTGGGGATCCTTCCCGTGGCCCGCTTTTTGCTACTCGCAACGGTGGCCGTCTTGACCGCGCCTACATTCGCCAGCTCGTCCAGCGGCTTGCCCGAAATGCCAATATTCCGTCCGCTGGGCAGCTATCCCCCCACTCGCTGCGGCATACGTTCGCCACCGACTACCTGGACGCTGGGGGCAACCTGCGAGATCTCCAGGACGCGATGGGCCATGCTGATCCGCGGACAACGCGCCGCTACGACCGGGCCCGGCACAACCTGGATAGGCATCCTGCGCACGTGCTGGCCACTCGCTACGGCGCGAGGTCTGAGGGATGAGTCCAGCGGTACATCCACCATGCGGAGGGCCTGGAGAACAACCCTGTGTACCGGCTGCATGCGGCGCTGTCGAGAGGCTGAAGGTTCAGCTTCCGGGCCTGAAACTTGAACCTAGGCCGTGAAGGTTCAACGTAACTTGGATGTTCAAGCTGCCGGGCAGGGATTCGAACCCCAACGCCGTGACCCAGAATCACGTGGCCTGCCTGATTAGCCGACCCGGCATTGTGGTTTCAGGATAACAATCTCAGCGGCGAGCGGCTGATGCGTCGGGGTGACCGGAGTCGAACCGGCGATCTCGTGATCCCAAATCACGCGGGATACCAAACTTCCCCACACCCCACTGGCTTAGCGGTGTGTGGGTCGCGGTCGGGAGAAGGCACTCGCGGTGCTGGTTGCCTGCCGCATGGTGCGCCTCCTCTCGCGTGATCGGTTCTATCGTAACAGCGCGCCCGTCAATCGCCCTTCACGTTTACGATCTGCCGCAGCGTGTGGATTGGCTCAACGAGGTCTGCGGCGTCGGCCATCACCACGTCAACGTCCTTGTAGGCCCCGGGAATCTCGTCCAGGAACGCATCTGAGCGGCCCCACTCGATACCTTCCATCGCGGCGTCCAGCTCGGCACGGGTGAACGTCCTGCGGGCGGCCGAACGTGAATGCTGGCGCCCGGCACCGTGTGGCGAGGAGTTGAGCGACTGGCGGTTGCCCTTCCCCCGGACCACATAGGAGCGCGTGCCCATCGAGCCGGGGATGAGGCCGAGCTTGCCGTCACTCGCGTCGATCGCGCCCTTACGGCTGAGCCAGACATCCTTGCCGAAATGCTTCTCGCGCTCGGTGTAGTTGTGGTGACACTGCACTACCTGGAGACCGGTGATCGGGTGCCCGTACCAGGCATCCACGCAGAGCATGACGCGGTGCATCATCTCCTGCCGGTTCAGCAGAGCGAAATGCTGTGCCCACCGCAGGTCGCGAATGTAAGCCCAGAACTCATCGGTGCCTTCCACGAGGTAGGCCAAGTCCGGGTCAGGCAGGCCGATCCACCACTTCTTCGCCTGCTGCTGGGCGATCTTGATGTGCCGTACGGCAAGCTTGTTGCCAACGCCACGGGAACCCGAGTGCAGGAACAGCCACACAGATCCATGCTCGTCAAGACTGACCTCGATGAAGTGGTTACCCGAACCGAGGGAACCGAGCTGAAGCCGCCAGTTCGGCGCTATCTGCTCCGCGCTCGCTGCACCGTCTTTCTGCTCCAGCTCCGCTATGCGCTCGTCGGTCTCGGGGTCGTAGACGGATTCGTTGTACTTGCCTGCCGACAGCGGTATCGCGCCCTCGATCGCCTCACGGAGCGCGGCCAGGTCGCCCTGCTTGCGGACGTCGGCCGCAGTCAGGCTCGTCTGAACGGCATGCATACCGCAGTTGCCGGTCATGGCCACGTTGCCACCCCTGCGCATCACCCAGAAGCCCGACGGGACGGTGAAACAGTAGGCGTAGCCGTCGGGGCTTGGCTCTGTGGTGATCTCGGTTTTGGGAACACCACTCATGCTGATCATGGTGTTGGTGTTGGCAAACACGCGGTAGTCGGGCTGTCCATCCCGGTAGTGGTCATCCGAGCGGAGCACGGCGCGGTAGCCGCAGGCCGTGAACGCGTACTGGATGAAGTCGGCTTCGGCGCGGGTTCTGGTGTAGAAGCAGCGGTCATCCAGATTGCCATCCCAGAGCAAGCATTCCTCCGCGATCACCGCAAGTTGCGCGGCCGACGCTTCCCAGAATGGCTCGTAGGACTTCTCCGCGATCGGCGCGTGGAACCGGATGGTCGCGGTGCCGTCCCGGTTGGCGTTTTCTGTCCAGGCGATACCGGCATCAGCGAGGAGTTGCCGGGCGCGCGTGATCTTGCGTTCCTTCTGGAGATGAAGGACGGCTGCCCCGTGATTCAAGGTGCTGTCGGCGTTTGCCATGACCTGCACCCGAATCTGCGCATCACTCAGATCGACTTTGGTATCCAAGTCCGGCGTGAACGTAGTCTTGAACTCCGCCTTGAATCCCTGCCTCAGTCGAGCGTGCTCAGCCGCGAAATCAGCGGCGGGGATCACCATCATGACCCGGCACCTAGCGCGGCCCGTGATCTTCCAGCAGAGGACGCGATGATCGGCGGACAGCATCTGGTCGATGCCGTATTTGGTCTTAAGCTGGTAGAACTCCTCGCACGCCTTCACGATGTAGGCCGACGGCTCTACGAACCGGGCTAGTCCGGTGAGCGGTTCGTACTGCATGACGGGACCGCCGCGGTACTCACTGATCTTGCGCCAGCCAGACGGTGACAGGTACTCGCTCTGAGCGTCTACGCAGCCGATGTCGACCCCGACCGCCGCGGGCATGATCGCGCCGAGGGTGGGGATGACGGAGCCGACCGTGGAGCCCTTGCCGAGATGGGCGTCTGGCATCAATGCCACCCAAGGATGGATGAACGGCATCTCGGAGGTGCGCCGCGCCTGCTCCAGAGTGTTCGGCTCCAGGATCGACGCCCAGTTCATCAGGTGCTTGGTCAGCATTTCCATGTTCAGGACTCTCCATCTTCGGGGCTGATCGGGCAACGCAATTAACCGTCATGCCGCTTCCTGTAGTGCTCCGTAAGCGTCTTGCTTGCTGTACTGCCCGGCAAGATGGCTACATCTCCTCGCCGCTGCTGCTCGTGAATCTCCGGACTTCGATGGCTGCCTTCCCGGCTAGGTCTGCACAATGGGTTGCCCCGTGGGTGCCGTGCGGGCCGCCACGGTCACAGCTCGCCAAGCGGCAGGGCATGATGAAGGCGAGGCAGACATCGGCCCCAGCCTTCACCATCTCGGCGTTGCGGATCATCCCGGCGCGGCGGTTGTACTTGTGCCAGTCGGCCGGGTGGGGTTCCTCGGGTACGCCGATCGCGTTCGCGGCCAAGCGGGCGAACCGGTCGGCACCATCTCTGGCTGCACCGTGGATCACGACGATTGGCGCGTGCTGGAGCGACAGCCCGGCGAGTTCGAACACGACCGCTTCAGGATCGTCCCAAGTGCGGCTGCCGGTCACCAGGACGCGGTAAAGATGGTCAGCGCTGAGGGTGCCGACGTGGAGTGGTTCAGCCATCACCCTGCTCCCGTCGTTGCCGCTCTTGATCTTGCGTCGGCTCCCATTTGTACATCGCCCCGCGCACGACACGGGAACCCTCACGCTGCGGGGGCAGGTCGGTGGCGGTGCAGCCAGAGGCGATCGCGCAGCATCTATCGTTCCCCTCCTTGCTGGCCGGGCCCACTGCCGGTGTAGTCGTCGAGCCGCGGGCCACCGCTGGCCGGGCCGTCCTTGATGGTCAGGCTGTAGCCGCCCATTTCCGGGAACCGGATCAGCGCGCCGGTTTCGACGGCGAGGTCGGCGTCAGCGATCAGGGCATGGCCGCCGAGCTTGCGTATGAGCACCGTCACGACGAGCAGCGCGTCACGGGCATCCTTGCGGAACTGCGCCACCTCGGCACGCAACTGCCTGTTCTCAGCGAATGCGTCCCGCAGCAGCGCACCGGGAGAGACACCCTTGCGATAGGCCGCGGACTTGATGGCCTCATACTCCGCGTCCACGAGCCGGACACCGACCAGCTTCTGACGCTGACGCTTGTCGGCACCTCTCCGCTTGCGCGGCCGCCAGCCGGTACCCATCACCGCTCCCCTGGCAGCAGTGCGGGCATCGGGCTACTCTCCGCTCTCGGGTATCTGGCAGGCGATGTAGTCACCAGTGGCCAGGGCTTCGGCTGCCTGCCGCTTCATCTCCTCGTCGGTGCTGAATGCGCTGGCAGCGACACGGGCAGCGGTGGTGAAGTGGATCCGGCGCATGTTCCGCCGTACTGCCGCGTCGGCTGGCAGGTCCACATGCATCGGCAGCCCATGATCTTCCATGTGCTGGAGGATCGCCTTTGCGCAAGCATCAGCGAGGAGAGGGGCAGCAGCGTCCAGTGCTGCGCGGGCGCTTCCCTTGTACTCGTCGGCGCCAAGTTTGTCGCCGTTCCAGTACTGGACGAGTGCGGCTGTTGCTGCGGCCAGCGCTTCGGAAGGATAGTCAGGCACCGCTCGCCTCAATCCTCGCCCGCAGGAACGTCTCTGCGTCACGATCCCACTGGGCCCATGTCTCGGTGCCTCCTGGAGCGTTCTCCCCGTTCCTGCGGAGGTGCAGGGCGTATTCCAGGAGTCTCACGGCTTCGGCTTCGCTGCTGTCCAGGCGCGACCAGCGGCAGCCGCCGTCTTCGGCGCACTCCTCGTGAGTCTTGCCGCAGCGGCAGTGCTCGGCTTCGTCTAGCTCGGTGAGCAGGCCGGGTTCAGCCATCCTGGCCTCCAGCCCGGGTTTTGATGCTGCATCCGTTCGCCAGCCGTTCGTAGGTGCGGCCTTCGTTGACTGCCAGCTTCGCCAGAACCTCGGCCTGGAGGTCGGTGCCCGTCATCTCCGCAAGGCCAGCCAGGAAGATCATCACGTCGGCCAGTTCGGCACCGAGGGCACGGGGGTCTTGCCTGCGCCATGCCTCGAACGCCTCGGACACCTCGGCCGACAGAAGACAGAACTCCAGCGGGACATCGCTGGTGCTGAACCCCTTGCCGAGCTTGTTGCGCCACGCCCGGTTCTGGACGGAGCGGATCATTTCCTCCCGCAGCTCGTCAGCCATCACCCTGCTCCTGTCGTTGCCGCTCTTGATCTTTATGGGCAGCGTGCCAGCGTTTCCGCGCGGCATCGGTGGGCAGCACTTCAGAGGCCGCTCCACAAGAGCACAGCCCGCGGCCATGGCGTCCACACTGAACCCGGATCAGCTCACTGCCTGCGATCGTGTAGGGCTTGCCTTCAGCCTGGAGTCCGTGACCTGCTAGCTGGGTGCTCTTGTGGCTAGGCATTCCCGTCCTCCACTATCTCGAACAGCACTCCAGCCCGGCCGTGCTCGTCGTCAACGACCCACACCCGCTGGCCGCACTCGAATCCGTCGCGCCACCAGACGCGGCCGGGATTCGCGGCAACGTAGCCGCTGTCCACGTCACAGCGGACCAGTGAGTCAGCGAGAGCCTGCGCGCGGTCTGGATCGTGGGTGCCGAAGACGACCACCGCGGCTATCTCGTCGTAGGTGTCACTGACTGGGCAGGCCACCAGTTTGCGGGGACGGTAGAGCTTCCCGTTGGGGCGCTCGATCGCGGGCAGGTCAGGCACCGCCGTTCTCCTCGCTGAGCACTTGCTCTACCCACTCCCGGTTAGCCTTGATGAAGAACTTCATAGCGTTGGTGATGTCGTGCTTCTCGCTGGCCTCAAAGGTTCCCGAGTGGCCACCGTCATCGCTGATGAGACGTGACCGGGTGATCGCGTAGATGCGTCCTGAGAAAGCTCCACGGCTGACACCGATGGGTGTCTTGCGGCGGCATCCGTGCTCACTACAGCAGGGCATTCAGATCACCACAACCAAAATCGCACCGAGGGACAGGAGAGGAATCGCCACCCACATCAGGCAGCCCACTGGAGCCAGCACCACCCGGCGTACAACCCTGCGGTGTGGCATGGGTCAGTCCTCGCGCCACTCGGCGCAAGAGTCGAATGGCATCACGTCGCCGTCCGGGACAGGTGGGCCGTAGTCCACATTTCCGGCCGCATCGACATACAGCCCGTTGTCCTGCGCCCAGTCGGTGTACTCACTGTCCGGGTAGGCGTCTGGGCTCGCGTTGTGGGTTCGGTACCAGTCGGGCATCTCACTCATCCTTCCTTCGGTGCGGGGTTCAGAACGGAGGCTCGTCGGAGTAGCCAGGATCACCGGGCGATGCTGGTTCGAGCGGCACCATCGGGCAGTCGCATGCGCCGCCCCCGTGCATCTCTTCGCAGTGCTCGGCGTACTCCCTGGCAGACCAGTCAGGTTCGGGCGGTTCGCGCTGGGTGCCGTCCGGCCAGATGTAGCCCATGGCCACGGCGTCCTTGTATTCCTCATAACGGTCATCGCCGTCGTCCCCGTCATCGCCTGACCAGTCGGCGTAGTCGGAGGCGATGTCTTCGTCGTGGCGGCTCATTGCCCAGCCTCCAGTTCCCGCATCTTGGCCAGCGTGGCGCGCTGAGCAGCCACCAGCGAGTAGTGGGCTGCCTTCGTGGGCTTGAGTTCCTCGCCGTCACAGGACACCGCGACTTCAAGGTTCGCGTCGATCTCCGCGGCCAGGTAGTCCTTAAGGGCTTGCCAGTTCCGGGACCACTCAGCGGGAGATAGCGCGCTCACTGCTCCCCCTTACCGGCAAGCCTGTAGTTGCCTTCACTGTCCTTCTCGGCTCCCGGGCAGCCGCGGTCACACCACCAGCGCAGGTAGGTCTCGGCGCGGTCGGCGGCCACTCCGGCGGCGCAGGCGATCTCGTCTATAGATGCGCCGTCAAGATAGGCGCGCTTGATTGCGGTCCGCGCTTCGGGAGTCACTGCTCCCCCTTTTGGTGCGGGGTTCTCTGCGGAGACTGCCGCTCTGCCCACTCGACAGCCAGATCGGTTATCTTGCGCTGCGCGTTCAGGATGGCGCCAGTGAGAGCGATGGACGCACCATGTGCTTCAGCCAGCGCGATCGCGGCGTGCTCGATCCAGATGGGGTCGTCCGGTGGATGCGATGGGGGCGGGTCGGCGTTCACGTACCGCCCGGCCAAGCCCGCGGTGCGCCGGCTTGCGCGCAGGCTCGTCCCGGCGACGATGGCCGAGCTCGTGCTCGTGTGCGGTGCCGACGTGGCCGGGCAGTCTTCCTCGTCGGCGGTGCAGACTCCGCCGCAGACGTGGCAGTGGAAGGTGTCGGTCGTCCGCTGGAGCTTGCCGCCCTCGTACCAGGTCGACCAGGAGTGCATATGACCGAACAGGCAGCGCTCGCGGTGGCCGCCGCAGCAGACGGTCGCGCCGCTGCCTCGCGTGGGTGACGGAACCTCGCGCATCGCGGTCACGTCAGGCCGCCGTCGCTGCCGCAGCCATGGCGAGGCAGGCATTGGGAGCTACTACCCCGTTCTCATCGGCGTCGGCCATAGCGGCTAGCTGCGCCTCGTAGATGCCAGACGTGTCCTTGATGGCTTCCAGGGCGGCCATCCGGCGCTCAAGTTCAACGGCGTCAGCGACAAGATGGTGAGACGGGATGTGGCCGCCGTCGAGCTCGTCCAGGATGTAGCCCGCTTCCCGCTGGATACGCATGGCCATCGCGCGGGCCTGGTCAGTATGGCGTTTCCGCTCGTTGCCGAGTGCCCGTTCGGTGTGCTTGTCGGCCATAGCTCAGCCCCCGTTCTCGTCGGTGCTGGTCTTGAAGTTCTCAACGACGGCGGCCGGGCGGCGCAGGTAAACAGTGACCTTGCCGTCCTGGCTGGTGAACCGGACCACGAAGCGCCCGTGATAGAGCGCGTCGGTGGTGATTGCGTCGGCGTACCGCTGGAGCCACCGGTACCGGCGGCCCGTGATGTCGTCGTCAGCGTCAGGCGCAACCTCGCGCAAGTCGGGCAAGTCGGGCCACCACCGGACCTCAACGGCATCTGGCTGAGTGCGGGACTTGCGCACCGCGTAACCGGCAGTCCGGACGTAGACGCCGCTGGACTGTGACCGGTTGAACCCTGCGCGCTTGAGGATCGCGCCGACGATCTGCGGCGTCGGGGGCTTCGGTGGGTAGGGCATCGTCACCACGGCTCGTTCTGCTCGTCGTCAGCGTTAGGGATACCGAAGAATGGGTCAGCAGGCTTGGCTAGTGGTATTGGGTGCTCTCCCTCTGTGGGCTTGTGTGGTACATAAGGTGCAGACAAGTCGCCGTAGCAGTTCGTGCATCCGTCTGGGTCTGTCCAGCTACCACCTAGGAGGGTGATTTCCTGGTAGCAGGCTGCACATGTGGCCTGCTCTCCCTCAGTGCTGGTTTTAATTCGCGGCGACGAGGGGGAGGGAACTACCTCCCAGGTCTGGTCTGTTGCGGTAGTCATTGGGACTCCCCCGGCGAGACTTGCCCCATCTGCCCATTCCATTTGCCGTTGCTGATCTCGTGCAGCCATGCGGCGAAAGCGGCTGGTTCCTCGCCCGGCTTGATATTGTGCTCGTCGCAGTAGCGGTCAAAGTCGGCATAAGGAAGCCCGCTGGCGCTCATTGCTCAGACCTCCGGTGCATTCAGGATCAGGCATATTGCCGCAGCCTTAGCCGACGACAGGCCGCGCATGATGACGTACTCGAACCCCTGGCCGTCAGGGTGGCGCACGCGCTGGATCACTTCGTTCTGGTGGGTGCCAGAGCAGTTGATTCCCGTGACGTAGGTGACGCGCCGGCCGTCTGGCTCGTCCGGGATGATCTCGGCGGTGCGGAACGGAATGCGGCCGAGCTTGCTGGTGCCCACTGGTCAGCCCTCCATCATCTTCAGCCGCAGAGTGGCTATCCGCTGTACGTTCCGGACTGCACGGGCTGCGGTCTCAAGTTCGGCCTTCGCGTCATCGCCGAGGGTGGACTCGGTCAGCTCTATGTCGTGGACGCTGTCGCTCATCAGGTGGCCAAGCTCAGCGATGGTGTGGTTGAGTGCGCCGCTGGCCATCCGGAGAGCCTCATCGAACTCGCGGTTGTGCTGGACGATCTCGGTGGCGTTCCCTGCGTCCTGCTCGGCCTGCTCTGCTGCCACCTGCGCACGGCAGTCCGGGCACGAGGACCAGTAGGTAAGGGGGTGCTGGGTGCAGACGGGAAACTCGGTTGTCTCGCCCTCTGGCTCCCGTGAGATGTCCTCGTCGTAGCTGACTGGCATACGGGGGGTATCGGTGCTCACTTGGTCAGCCCTCCAGGAACATCGCTGCGACGAGGACGGAACGGATAGCCGACGCGGGCGGCGGCGCGGTGCCATCAATCCGGGCTTCTGCGCTGGCCTTGTTGCCCCACTCCGCATTGGCCTTGACGATCCAGTAGCGCGGGTGCTGGTCCAGGGCTAGATTCCAGTTCTTGCCCTCGGGGAACCAGACCCAGCACTCACGGATCGTGCTCCTGGTTCCCAGGAGCCGGGTGGGCACCACGTAAACGCTGGGCTCACCGAAGCGGGCGATTACCTCGTCCAGCCATGGGCGCTCTGCCGGGTCGGCATCGGGAAAGACGGGCTGGACGACAGTCTGGATGGACTTCGTTGTGACCGTCATGCGCATCTCAGTCATTGAAGTCATTCCCCCGAGGCGATTTCATCGGGTTCATCACCTGAGCACACTTCACACCACTCCTCCGGGCACGAAGCGAACTGGCGGGCCAGCGACAGCGTCTCGTGCGAGCACACGAACCCGTGCTCCTCACACACCGTCTGCCAGCGTCCTCCGCGACCGTGATGCTCTGCGGGCGGACGTGCTCAAGCTCGGCATCGTGGTTCATGGGGTCCGCCCAGCCGGCGTCGGCCAGCACGTACCGCAGGTCCCCCGACGACAGGCAGGCGCGGCAGCCGCACGTCTTGAGGGTCACGTACAGGCCGTGCCAGTCGTAGATGGAGCCGTGGTAGGAGACCAGGGTTCCAGCCGGGAGTGTGGTGAGGCTGGCGGTGCTGGCGGTCTGCGTGGTGCTCATTGCTGACCCTCCATCTCTGTAGTGCTTGCTGATGTCTCTATTGTAGGGCATACTGACGCTACAGGCAAGACTAATGAGAGGATTGGCCGTGACCGTCACAAGGGCCGACAACGGAGACGACAAGATGCCAGCCGAGGGAACACCGTTCCGCCGTATCCGCATGGATGACGATCTGTGGAAGCGCCTAGACGAAGCGGCCAAGCAGGCCGATCCCGACTCCAACCGCTCGGCGGTGCTGCGGAAGTTCGCCCGGTGGTTCGTGGGCGACATCAACGAGATGCCGCAGCGACCCGCGAAGTGACAGGCTGACTCCTCCCGTCGGTGCCGGGTTTTCATGCCACACCCCACTTACGCGCCCACTCCCCCACCAGCCGGGCAGCCTCCAGGGGAAGGTCATAGTCCGCTGCTACGTCACCTTCACTCTCGCCAGCGGCAAGACGGCCAGCTATCGCATCGACCACCCGGTGGCGCTGCGGAAGTCCTGAACCGCATATGCCGCACGGTGACGTAGGGCCGAATCCGGGGAAGGCGTCCAGGGCTGGGTCAGAGTGAGCTGCCATCTCGAGAGCGAACCGGATCCGCACTGCGTGCGACCGCCGCTGTCTCAGGCTCGGCTCTGCGGTGCAATGGCCACCAGCGACGGTCGCGCAGTACGGGCACCGGACGGAGAGCGGGTCAACGTAGATGGTCACTCCCCCGCCTCCAGCCAGAACAACTCTGTGTCCTCGTAGATGACTGGAGACCCGTCCGGCCAGGTCTCCAGTCCGTCCCACTGGCTGGGATGTATCAGGCGCAGATGATCAAGAATCTCAGCGAGAGGGACTGTCTCATTGGGCTGGCAGAGCAGGCATGCGCCGGTCACGCCGCCCTCCGTCCCGCCGCCGCGTCCCTGGCCTCATCCCGGCGTGGTGGCACATCGCATCCCGTCACCTCGGCCAGCCGGTCAAGGTCGGCAGCCCACGCCAGCATCGCGATCAGGGCGTACAGGCCGCCCTCGGCGCGGATGGCCTTGCAGACAAGCCTCTGCATCCCGGCACGGTCACCCACGGCCACGACGGCGGGAAGGTGGGCGGCCACCTGGCGCACCCGGGCCGTCACGCCGCCACCTTCCGGACACCCTTCGGCCGTGCGCGCGGATCGTCGATCTCGTCCCCGTCCCACGCCGCCGGCGGGGCATAGCCGAACTGGCGTGCCTTCACCGCGGCCATCCGCGACGGTCCCGGCGTGGCGGACAGTTCCCGGTAGATCACCCGCACCCGTCCCGCGAGGCGCACTGACAGGCTTCCCCGGTAGATTTCCGTGTGCAGGGTCGCGTGATGGCAGCCGGCGCGGCGGGCTATCTCCGCGCCGCTCCAGCCCATCCACGCGAGCGCCGGCACCCGCCGGCGGGTGCCGGCCGCATTCACGCCGCGGTGGGATTCGGCGGGCAGCAGCGGCACCGACAGGAGAGCCACCTCCGACTTGCGGCGGATCGTCTTGTACCTGCCGCTGGCGAGGCAGAACGGGACCGAGTTCGAGGTTCCGGCGGCGTCCGCGATCTGCTGCCACGTCCAGCCGAGCCCGCGCAGCGCCATCACGTGCCCGCGGGCTGCGGACGGGTCACGGAAACCGCCGCGCTGGCCGGTGTGCAGCAGATACCGGTAGTCGCTCTCACAATGGCCGTCCGTGGTGGCTGGCTTGCCGCAGCCGGGCCGGGCACACCCGGTCACGGCAGCACCGCCGTCTCATGCTGGGACAGGTCCGGCAGCGGCCCGAGCAGTTCAGCCAGGGCGGCAGTATCCAGCCGTTTCCAGATGCGGCCCCGGCCCGGTTCCGACACCTGGACCGCTTTCAAGGGCGCATCTGCGAGAAGGGCACCGTTCACCAGCAGCCGTCCGTGTTCGCAGCCCCGGTCCGAGCACCGCACCACTGCCCGGTAAGCCGTGACGCTGTACGCGCCGGGACGGACGTACAGCGCATACCACGGGTGCGCCGGGTCGCCGGGGTGGCCCTGGACGGCCGGGTCGGAGGGAACCCACCCGCCGCAGTCACAGCCCGGCTCAGCGCACCGCTTCCCGCGTGATCCCACGGCTACCGGGTCGCGGCCGGCGTAGGTTTCCATCCGGCCGCCGACCATCGGGCACGCCTGCGAGGCATACAGGGCACACGGGGCACACAGCGGCGGCTCGCTGAAATGCCGCCTGCGGAGCTGGCCCGGGCCGCCGAACAGGACTGCCAGCCCGGCGAGCCGGCCACCGCAGGTCTGGCACAGTCCCTCCGTCCAGCACTTCTCGTAGCGGGCATGGTGGGCGGTGCGGAAGTCTGCTCCCCCATCGGCTAGGTGGACATTCACATAGGGAATGACCAGCCCACCGGTCAGCGGGCGGTCCATGCAGGTGACCGGGATAGGTGGCCGGATCGTGGTCACGCCTCCTCCTTGCCGCAAGCCCCAGCAAGGTAGCCACCCTCGCCGTCGGCGCGGATCTCGTCATCCTCATCGAACGGCTCATCGCAGAGCGAGCACGGGCCCGGATAGCGGGCACTGAACCACGGGCCAGACTTTGACGGGTCAAGGACACCGGGAGGCGGTTTCGCGTCGCGGCCCGTGCACACCGAGCAGCCCTGCGGGTCGAGTTCGTGGATGCATTCCTCGCGGCTCATGCTGGCTCCCTCAGATGCGGGTCATGGCAGTCGCATCCCGCACACCAGGTGCAGGCGTAATGGTCACCCTCGCTGCATTTGGGGCTCGGGAGACGCCACCTGTCCACGGGGACGCTGGCGAGGGTGCCGCGCTCCGGTGGCGTGATCTCAGGCATCGCCACCGCCCAGCACACGCTCAACGTCGGACCAGCGGACCATCTCCACACCCCCGGTGCGGCGTTTACGGGTGAACTTGCATTCAGCCAGCGCAGTCTCCAGGCGTTGGCGTTCCGCCCCGGCTTTTGCCGCGTTCCTGGCCGCAGCGCCGGAAAGCGCGGAGACAGCAGTACGGAGCCGTTCCGTTTCCGCAGCCGCGTTTTTAAGGGCATCAGCGGCGAGAAAAGGGGCGGCGGCTTCGAGGATTGCTGCGGCATCTTTCCGCGAGATCGCCGGTTCCCAGCCACCAGCAAAACCGAGATGCCGACCGGGCACTTTGGCCATGGCCGCGTCCAGTGCCTCATCGGATACCGCTTGCTCAATGGCGGTCATTGCGCCACGCTCCCGCCGCTGATCTTTTCCGTGTCCGCTATTGCCCGCAGTGAGGCGACGGCCCGGTCCAGTTCGGCCGCTGCCCGCATGATCGGGCGCTCGGGGATGCGCCCGGCTGCCAGGCCGGCGCGGACCTCGCTGATGCGGTCCTCCAGGTAACTGGCCGCGCTGCCCACGGTGTCCTCGTGGTGGTCCCGCAGCTCGTCCAGGGTGGTGGCGTGGACGGCGGGAATGAGGTCCCGCTGCGCTGGGCTCACGGCTTCCACTCCCCCAGCGCCATGCCGAAGATCAGGCCAGCGAATATCCAGAAAGCCGCAGCGACGGATGCCTTGGCACTCTCGCCGCCCAGCGCTTCACCGATGCCAGTAACCAGGGTCAGCGCAAGGACGGCGGCCACTTTGGTGGTGTATGGCTTGCGGTGCATCCATTCGTGGATTGGCTGCCTCATTGCGCATTTCTCCCGTCGCTGCGCTTTTCTCCAGCATATCCCCCGGAACGGCCCAGCAGATGGTATTCTGGAAGCAGGCACTTGACAATTGAATAGCGTGTATTCATCGCCACTTCTCCGCCTTCCTCGCTATCCCCGCGTCTATCGCCGCCTGGTCCGCACGTGCGCATCCTGGGCATAGGTCCACGCCTACCGCGCAATGCGGGACTGCTGGCGCTGAGGCTGCGATGAGCCCGGCTATGTCCCTCGCTGCGATTTGCCGGGCAGTGGTGTGGTCGTAGTCCATCGCCCATTGCTTGAGTGCATGGAGGGGCCAGCGGCGGGAGGCACGGTGGGAGGTGGTCACGGCGAGATGCCTTCCTGCTGGTGCCGCAGCCGCTCGTTCTCAGCCTCCAGGTCGGCTATGTGGCGCTCGCGGACGCGAACCTGTTCTTCGCGTTCTTCCGCACGCCGGTCAAGTTCCTGTGGATCACCGGCAGCAGTGAACCCGCTGAGGCCCTGGTTCAGCCATGCGATGGGAAGGTAAGCCCACCACACCAGCACTACGCTGATGAACTGGCCCTTCACGCTGCCCCGGATATTGTCTTCGGCAGCCCAGGCCTTGCGGGCCTTCTCCCACATGCCAGGTCGGCGGCGAGCTGCTACCGCAAAGCCGGTGCCGAAGTAGGCGGCCACTGAGGCGATGACGATAAGTGCCGTGATCATGCCGCCCTCTCTTCCCTCGCCGCCGCGCCCTTGACTTCACCCGGCATAGTCCCCGCTTCACCTCTGCTGCCAGGTACCCGGCAGCCTGTTACATCAGCCAGCCGGTCAAGGTCGGCAGCCTGCCAGGTCATGGGTGCGGAACTGGCAAGGGCTTCGGCGGTCAAGGCTGATCACCCCGGATCAGGTCGGCGAAGGGGGCTGGGCTGCCGCCTATGTGCGACTGATCCCCGATGCCTCGTTCTGGCTGGCAGGGGCAAGTCGGGTACGTGGCTCCGTACTCCTGGGCCAGCAGGGCAATCCGACTTCGCTCGTCGGCCCGGACCAAGGGCTCGTCTTCGCCGTAGTCGCGGCGCAACTCGCGGACCGCTTCCACCGCGAGCACATGCACATCCGGGGCCATCGCACCAGCAGGCGGGCACGCCTGGTCGCCGTCCTGGTCTCCCCCGGCCGCGCCGTAGCAGTCCCAAAGAGCCTGACGGAGAACGGGGACACGCTCTCCGTCGTAGCGGGCGAAGTACTCATTGACCGCACGCACGATCATGTCCGCTTCAGCCGCAGGCACCGCCCCGACGCAGACGTCAGGGCCATCGCCAGCAGTGACCCGGTAGAGGGTGACCAGTCCCCCGGTAACCGGGGATTCCTTGCTCAAGGTGCGGCCAGTGCGCATGACTGTGCCTGCCGAGCCGGAGGTCAAATTCGCGGCGACGGGAGAAGTGGGCTCTCCTGCTGGCTCGTAGCCTTCTGCGTGCTCTCTCGCCGTGATGGCCCACGGTCGATTACCGGCCTCAGGGTCGTTCGCTACCCAGTCACCCCGGCTAAGAATTGCCTCGTCATCACTGAGGTAGCAGTAGATGCTAACGGTGCCATCGGGGCGCAGGTCAGGTCCGGCACCGATTTCCTGGAGCGCGGCCAGAGCTTCAAGGCTGCCGTCCCACCGCACCATGTCGAACGGGTGCGGCTTCGGGTACCACCGGGTCACGCCTGCGGTTTGCGGCTTCTCTCCCTCGGTGCGAATTTGATCTGGGCTACCGCATACACAAGAGCGTTCTGCTTTAGCCAGATCGGCGGCTAGGTCTCCTAGGCTGCTGTCAGCTTCAGGTACGGGGAATCCCCCGGTCTCGGTCATCAGAACGGCTCCTCCTCTCGGCCGTCGTCGTACACGGAGTCCTCATCGCTCTCCCAGCCATCCACAGCGACACCAAGAGCGCGTGGCGGATTGGTCTTGCCCACCGCGCCCTCCGGAAGCCATGTGATGAAATGCAGCGACGAGGGCGGGAAGTCGGCCGATGACCCGTCGTCACACTCGGCGTGCAGCATGGGCTCACCAGCAAGGGTGGTCTCGGAGACACGCACGATGCCGAGGTCACGGAAGCCCTTGACTTCCACGCGGGCGCGGCGTCCTTTGGGCTCTGGCTTCGGTGCCTCTTCGGCGGCAGCCTTGAGGTAGGCGTGGTAGCGGTCACGCCACGTTTCGGCCGCTACCTGCCAGCCGGGACTCTTGCTGGTCTCGTCCCAGTCAGCATATGCGATCACGCCCCAGGCGGTTTCCAGCAGGTCCATAACGGGATCGCCGGTAACTGTGTCTTGTGGCTCCGTCTCGGTCATCAGGTCTCTCTCCCTCGCTGAGTTCTTGGGGGGTTACTCGGTCACCAAGTCCTCTCCGAGCTTGAGGCGGTGCGCTTCCTCGATCGCCGCCCGCTCGCGCTCTCGCTGGCGCCACTCCTGGACTGTCATCTTCCGGTTGCGCTCGATTTCTTCCGCCTCATCGTCATCGCTGATGTGCGGCAGAACCTGAACGAACTGGTTGTCAGGGAAGACGGCTGCCTCCACCAGTAGCCCATGAACTAGTTCCCCTGCGCGGGTGAGCTTCCACACGAGTTCAACCTCGCCGGGCTTATGCTCATGCTTGGCGTGCTCTATCAGGCCGCGCAGTTCCAGGCCCTTAACGCCGGGGTGCCGGATGTAGATGCTTTTGTATCTGCCATCCTCTGCTGCGTAACCGAGGTCTAGCAGCAAGTCGAGATGGGTATGCCCAAGCGTGAGATTGAAGGCTGACCTAGTTACGAATGCGTTCAATGCGCGGTTCATACCTTCGCCCTTTCATTGTCATCGCGGCGGTTGCGCTCGTCGGCTACGTTTTGGAGATGGCGTTCCTGATTGCCATCCCAGTTCGTGGCAATGGCCTCGTTTTCGGTCTCTACGAGTTGGCTATATGTACGCTCACCAACTGGCCGATGGTCAGCACCAGATGAGTAGGTCATCGCTTCTCCCCTTCGGTGCGGGTTTCCATGTCGCGGACGATGCCGCCGAACGTGATGTCATCGGTGACCGCGCCCACTTCCGCCATTGCTATTGCTGCTCATTTCCGTGCCCTTCTCTCCTCGTTGCTGATCTTTCAGGGGATAGACCGCAGGACATCAGGCAGCCTCGGTCCCGTCACGCAGTGCCGCTTCCAGAGCCGCCCTGCGCTGGACCGTCACCTCGGGAGGGTCGCCGCACTGCAAGAGCACCGCGCGCCGGCTGGCGGTGAGGCTGGCTTCAAGCGGTGGCCGGTACTGGCTCCGCGCAGCCAGCAGCCGTCCGGACTCCAGCGAGGCATAGGCGTCGGCGGCGGCCAGAATGGAATCCACCAGACCCGCAGTCGCCCGGAAGCCGATGACCCGCCACAGGAACGCCTCGAGGTCGTCGCGGTTCATCACACGCCCCTCCTCTCCGCGCGCCGGCACGGTGCCAGCCGGGCCTTAGCGTCCAGGAACGCGCCATAGCCGGCAAGGGTGGTCTCAGGCACTGGCTGTCTCGCTTTCGGCAACGAGCGCGACGACTTGGCGTACCAGTTCGGCGCGGAGGTCCATCAGGTCGGTGAACTCACCCACGTACCGGGCCATGTCGGCTTCCTGCCGGGCAAACACCCCGGCAAGTTCGGTGCTGCCCATCCGCTCCTCGCGAAGGCCGGCCGCGCCGTCGAGCAGGTGGACGATCTTCGGCAGGCACTTGTCCAGGCCGCGTACGAACCGCGCTTCGGGTTCAACCTGCGCCTCGTAGCGGTCCAGGGTGTTCGTCACCCACCAGAGGTGGTAGCCGAACTCGCCACGAAGCCGGTCGACGGCGGCGGCTTCCCGTTCGGCCTTGGCGGCGCGGCCCTCGTCGCTGATCCGCAGTGTCGGCGTGTCCCCGGCGTACACCTCGGGCATGTCGTGGATCAGCGCGAATTGGGCCACCAGGCCGACGTCAAGCTGCGGGAGCCAGCGCGTGGCCAGCGCGGGGGCAAGCCACCCGAGCATCACCGTGTGGTCGCTGTCGGACTCCCTGGTCGCGCCGTCTGGGTGATAGCAGGCGGTCCGGTCGATGCGGCCGAACGCGAGCGCCAGACGGCCCAGGTTGACGACGGCCGCAACCAGGCCTGGTTCGTGCTCAGGATCGGTAAGCACGAGGCCAGCAGCGGGATCGGGGTCATGCATCAGTGATCGCTTCCCACGTCCACCGGGCACCGTCATGCCGGTGCTGGAGTGCTTCCCGTGCCAGCGCAGCGCCCCGTACTTCGGTGCCAGGAGCGGGCTTCGGCTGGTGACGCAGGGCCTTGACCGGGTTCCGGCTGGCCTCGACAAGGGCCTGCGGGGTGGCATCATCGATGAACACCAGGCGGCAAACCTCGGCGGCGGCCTGCCGGTAGGGCCAGCCACTGGCGGCCGCGGAGGCAAGTGCGGCCCGGAGGCCGGCCTCGGTCCAGGTTTCACGTTCGGCAAGCGCGAACGCGACGAGTTCGTTGATGGATGAGGTGGAGGTGGTCACGACGCGGCCTCGGGATGGATCATTGCCTCCAGGAGTGCGATAGCCGAGACGGCCAGCTCATCCCGGGTGGGTGCCAGCTCGGCCGCCACCGCGTCATAGACCTTCCTGTAGACGCGCTCGTACGTCTTCTTCCAGCCGGTGGTGGCGGCGGCGGTGGCGGCGGCGGCGGCGGCGGTGGCGGCGGCGGCGGTGGCGGCGGCGGCGGCGGCGGTGGCGGTGGTGGCGGTGGCGGTGGCGGCGGCGGTGGCGGTGGCGGCGGTGGTGGCGGTGGCGGCGGCGGCGGTGGCGGCGGCGGCGGTGGCGGTGGCGGTGGTGGCGGCGGCGGTGGCGGCGGCGGCGGCGGTGGCGGCGGTGGCGGTGGCGGTGGCGGCGGCGGCCTTGTGAGCCTCCAGGTATGCCTCACGCACCTTTCGATACAGCTCCGCGCGCGCCTGATTCCAGTACTCCCATGCATCGCCGCCGTGGATGCCGTTCACCGCCGCGCGGGCCGCCTGGGCGGTGTCCTCGCTGTCAATGGGCACCAGCGCCCGCATTGCCTGGGCGTGCTCGGTGCGGCCTGCGCGGTCGAGCCAGGCGGGAAGGGCGGTGCGGGCGTTCCAGTCGGCGAGCATCCACAGCCTGGCCTGATCCTGGCCGTCGCTGGTGCCGTCGAGCGGGCCGGGGATTGGGTGGGATGGGTCGGGGAGGAACTTCTTGAGTGCCTGCCGGTTGCGGTCGTCGAGGCGGTCGTTGAGCTGCAGCGAGAACCAGTACAGGACGGGGCTGACGCCCGGCGGGCGTTCGTCGGTGAGTTCGCCGTTTGGCTTCAGGCGTCCCTGGAGGAAGTTGTAGATCTCCCACTTGCAGGCTCCGCAGCCGCCTTCGAGGGAGTCGTGGGGGCCTTTGAGGAGGGTGATCTGGTCGAGGTCGATGGTGGGCGTGGTCATGCCGTTGCTCCTCGTGGAGGGTTGGGGTCTGCGTCTCGCAGGGGGTGGCAGTTCGGGCACCGTTCGACGGTGACTACGGCACCGGGCCGCGGTTCGGTCTCGCGGGTCCGGTCGCGCTCATCGCACTCGCCGCACCAGGGCGGCCATGCCAGCGGCGGGATGGCGAACCGGGCTACCGGATCAGGGTCGCTCTGGATGGCTTTGCGGCAGTACGCGGCGGGATTCTTGGGACGCCGATCACCGAGGAGCAGGCTCGCGATCTTTGCTGCGGCGGGAGCCTCGTCGCAGGCCAGGTTCGGCAGCCACCGGCAGTCCGGGGCCTCAGCCCAGAACACCACCGCGGGTTCCCCGTACTCGGTGCCGTCGTACTCGCCGCAGACGTTCAGCAGCTCGCGGACCTCGGCCTCGGTCACGACGGCCACCCCTCCCGCCGTTCCTTGCGGGATTCGGCCACCTGCTCGCGGGCGATCGCCTGCGGATCCGGCTTCGGTGGCTCGGCGTCAGGCGGGGCCTTCCGTGCGGCCACGTACTCCGCTGGCGGCTCCCCGTCCCCCGGTGCGCCCTTGATGGCGGCCGGGACCGCGAACCCGTCAGCGAGGCGCTGAACCTGCCGGCGCAGGGCTTCCCGGTAGAGCGACGGCTGCTCGGTGAGTGATGGGGCCGGAGGGGCCAGTGGAGTCCGGGCGAGACGTTCGGCACGGACCGCCTTGACCCGCGTGCGGATGTGGCCCGGCATGACGCGCTCGGTGCTGTCGCCGTAGTGCGCGGCAATCGCGGCTTCGCAGTCCGCATAGGGCAGATCACCGATGGCCTTGAGCCAAGCCATGACATCCGGGTCGGACGCCTTGCGGTTGTCGTAGAGCGCGGCGAAGCCGAGCAGGTCCCCGATCTCGGCAGCGTTCACCGGTTCCCTCCTTCGAGCATTGCCTGAACACGCTGGCCCGCCTCACGGGCAGCACGGGCACGGTCGGCCCCCGTGGATTGGCTTGTAGCGGACTGCTGGCCAGAGCCACGCTTGCCGAAGCCGGCCAGCTCGACCCGCAGCGACTCAATGGTCACGCCCGTGCCGTCCTTGGCCATTCGCAGCAGGGCGTCGCGGATTTCCTCGTCGGCGTACTTCTCGGTTTTGATTGCCCGGATGACGGCGGTGTTCACGGCCGGCCACTTGCACATCGGCTCGGCTTCGGCATAGGCGTCGGTAAGCCTTTTTGAGCGCTGCGTGACCGTGAGCTGCCGCGAGTCCTTCGCGGCAGCAGGCGTAGCCTGCTGAACTCCATCTCCCCCTCCATCTCCTTCTCCTTGTTCGTAACGGAGAGGAGTAGGAGGGGTACCGGACGGCTTTGGATTAACAACTCCGTGACCACTCACTGAGTCCTCAGTGAGTGGGTCTTGACCTGCGCCTATGTCGCCCTGGATCCCGGTTTCGGTGGTCGTGGCCTCAGAAGATGCCGCCGGGGTGCCAGGAGCACCGCCAGGGCCTTCCGGATGAGTGCGTACTGCCTGCTCACTGAGTCCTCCGTGAGTCCTCCGTGAGCAGGCGGGCAACTTACTGGGGAGCGGCCGGTTCGGGTGCTGGTGCTCCCCGAAGTTGACGACATGCAGGTATCGCTTACCGTCAACTTCGTAGCGGCAGATCACATAGGCGGCTTCAAGGTCATCCAGAAATGCGCCCACCTGGGTTACTGAAATGTCGTCATCTAGCGGCCAAACGGCAGCCTTGATAAGACCGGGATTCGCCAGCCCGCGACCCTCGTCATCCACGTAGCACCACAGCCCGGCAAACGTCCACCGCGCATGAACATGGCGGCTGGCCAGCGTTTCTGACGTGAACGCCTCGGGCTTGATGCTCCGGATGCGGGCCAACTAAGGCCACCTTCCCGCTTGTAGTTGCCATGCCGCGCCACGCCTGGACTCGCCTAGCTGTGCCCAGCCACGCGTTGCCCCAGAAGACTCAGGTAGTGCCCGCTTCAAGCCGCGCCAGCCGTTCGCGGAGTTCGGTGATCTCCTCGTCGCTGTGCTTGCGGTCGGTGTCCTGCGTGTCGCTGATCTCACGCAGTGCCCGGTCCAGTCGCGCCTGCCGGTTCTCGATGCGGCGGTTAAAGTCGGCCTGAAGTGCGAACCCGGTCGCTAGCACCTCAAACGCCTTGCGGATTTCCGGTTCCATGCCAGTGAGGTCCACGTTGACAACCTTGGACTGGCCGCGCTCCAAGGCCCTGCGGGAACGCTTCTGCTGCCTGACCGCTAGGCCCATGTGCTCTACAGGCTCTACGACGCGGTAGCCAATGCCGCGCACCGAGTCGACCGCGTGCTTGTCCTGCGTCTCCAACTCGTAGGCTGCGCGGTGCATGGCCTGCTGAATGACGCTCCGGTCGTCCTTCGGGTCAAGATCGAGAACAGTCCCGAGACGCTCGTAGGTAATCGTCTCGCCCACTGGGACGTCTTTCAGTGCCTCATAGATCACGCGCCACCGGGCTTGTTCTCCGATGGGCTCGAATGGTGCCCTGTCTGCCATTCCTGATTCCTTCCGTCTTGCGTATCCATGCCTAGCGTGGGCGTCAGGGACTCGGACCCTGATGTCTGCCATGTCGCCCTTCCTTGCCTCGGCTAGCCAGGTACTGCCCGGCCGTGACCGGTCTCGCATGGCCGCGCCCAGGCCCGACTCGCCCAGGCAAGCCGCACCCTGCGCGGGTGTCAGGGGCTTGAACCCTGATGCCTGCCGGTCACCCTGAATGCCCTGTCAAGCCCTGGTGCTGCCTTGGCCAGGAGTGCACTGTCCGGCCACGCCCCGCGAAGCCTGGGATTGCCTTGCGCCGCCCCGCCACGCCCAGGTGAGACCTAGACCTTCTCCACCTCGGCCACATACCGGCCGTACCGCGGGCGCCAGTCCCCTAGCCCGATCAGTGAGCCGGCCGTCTCGGCAACCTGCTGGAGTTCGGCTAGGTCCATGACATTCGTGTCCAGCACGCCATCGGCTGCGACCTTCCACTGGCGGAACATCGGGCGGCAGCGGGAGGTCCGCGCCGTGCCGACTTTCACCGAGGCGAAGTGCTTGAAGTTCTCGTCAGCCCACAGCGCGTCCAGGCTGCGCGCACCCGCATAGGCGATCGGGTTGATGCTGGTGGCGATGAACACGCCTTCCTTGATGCGCGGGCCCTTCTTGTGCTTCTTGGCCGCGTCATAGAGCGAACGCCAGATGTTGTCGCCGGGGATGAACGGGCCGACGTCGGGATCGAAGTAGAACGACCCCTGCCACTCAACGTGGGCGAGTTCCTCGTAGTCGTCATCGGTCTTGTTCCGCTTGCCCGTGAGCTTCTTGACCGCTTTCGCGGCCGGGTCGAGCGGATTGGCCAGCCGCGCATTGTGCATCAGCAAGCTGTCCGTGCCCTTGATCGTGATCCGGAAGTCCATCGCTCTCCCTTTCGTTGCGTCCTTGCCTTGCCGGGCCATACCAAGCCGGGTTCTGCCGTGCCCAGCCATAACGAGCCGCGCCGGGGCCTGCCTGGCACTGCCCTGCCGCACCCTGCGTGACCGCTGAGGGCTCGAACCCCAGTGCCTTCCTGTCGGCCGTAGTTCCTTGCCTAGCCCGGCCTTGGCGAGCCATGACGCGCCCAGCCGAACCATGCCGGGGCCAGCGATGCCACTGGCCTGCCAAGCCCAGCGTGGGCGACCGGGACCCGAACCCGGCTGTATGCCATCCGCCCTGGTGAATCCATGCCTCGCCCAACCCGGGCTAGCCATAGCCGCGACCGGTCATGCCCCGCACCGCCGGGCCTCGCCACGCTGGTCCCGACTATGCCACACAGTATGTGGCAGTGCAACATGTTGCGTGGCACCCGTCTATGTTGCATACTTGCCCTAGGCCACATCCATGTGACAATCGGAAGGTGACCGGTGCCATGGCCAACGTCGTTGCTGCGCGAGACGCCTATCTGGCCGCCCGCGAGCAGGTGAGAGAGACCCGGCTCGCGCTCGGCCGCGCCATCGTGGAGGCCCGCGGCAGCGACATCACGCAGGCCGACATCGCGGCCACGCTCAAGCTGACCCGCGAGCAGGTGCGCCGCTATCAGGCTGAGTTCGAGAAGGTCTCCGCCGACTCCTGACCCTCTCCCCTCCTCGCTGAGCTTTGCTCTTAGAGGGGATAGAGGGATGGGATTGTTCATGCGGCCTGCTCCCGGCACGACTCGGTGTACTTCTCAGCGACCGGGCGCCAGTCGATACCGGTAGCCACGCCGACCACAGCGATAGCCGCCAGCGGGCACCAGGCGTCGCCCACTTGCCGGAACCGCGCCGACTTAGTCCCCTGGAACGGATAGTCCGGCCTGAACGACTGGAGTACCGCAGCCTCGGTGACCGTGATGCGGACGGAGTCCACGGCGAACTGTGACTCGCCACCGGACTCGGGGCCCTTGTGCCCCGGCCGGCCGATCCGCGGGTCGCCCTGAACGGTCGTTGCCGGGCGCTCGGTCACCCATGCCGCCCAGTTGGACCGCTGGCCAAAGAACAACGTCCCAGCCGGTTCATCGGTTGACCGTTCACACGCGTTGTTGTTGTTGTTGTTGTTGCGGAGTTTCCACGTCAGGTTGCCGCCAGGCTTGCCGCCAGCGCCGGTAATCGTTGGTGCTGGCTCATCGGCGGGATGGTCGCGGCGGCTGACACTCGCGCCCCTGCTGCGGTGCAGTTCCCACTGGCCACCCGATTTGCTCGTCAGCGCGGGCGCGGGCGCGGGCGCGGTATGCGGGTCTGCGGTCTGCCGGGTGCCATCGGGACGCTGGTCACGGTTGGTGTGCAGCAGCACCCATTGACAATCCGCAGCAGAATGGCCAATCTTCAGCGCTGGCGCTGGCGCTGTCACGTCACGGACGGACGCGTGCGCCTGGGTGTCCATCCGCAGCACCCACCGGCCGGCGTCCCGCTCGGCCTCGAGCGCGCCCCGGCCACCGCGGGCGAACGGCTCGGCACCCCCGGTAGACGTTCCACCGGCGGTCACGGAGGGTGCCGGGCGGCCGGTCGCGCCTATGCCGAGCGCCTCGGCCATGCTGACCCAGTGCTCACCCCAGAGCTGATCACCCTTGCGCGGGTCGTAGTGGGTCGGCTCCGGCACCGTGACCTTCCGTACCCGGCTGGCGATGAGGATGGCCCTGACGCGGGTCTGCGGCACACCAAAATCTGCGGCGTTGAGCTTGCCCACCCATACCGAGTAGCCCAGCTTGCGGAGTTCGGTGGCGTACGCCTGCCACAGCGGCAGGACGGCGGGAACCTGCTCCAGCGCTATCCACTCGGGACGGCACGCGTGGATGTACCGCGCGGGCTCGATGACCAGGGCGGCCGACCTGACGGCCTTCCAGATGCGCGCCGACCGTTCCGCGCGGGTGAGCCGAGCATCGAGTTTGACTTTCGCGTCGGTCCACCAGGCGGCACGGAGCGCACGGGCCATCTCCCGCATCCGCCGCGCCCTTGTCTTGCGGCCAGCGAGCGCGTCACGGATGGCCAGAGCGAGGATCTCCATGACCCTGACACCCGCACCAAGGCCAGCCTGCGAAAAAGTGGTGCAAGGGGGACTGCCTGCTAGCCCGCGCACGCGCCCGGCGAGCTGCTCAACCGGGAAGGCCGCGACGCTGGCCCGGATCGTTAGGTGGCCTGCGGCCCGGCGGGTCGCGCACGCTGCCGCGTCGAGCTCGATCCCGATCTCAGTCAGGCCGAGCGCGGCCAGGGCCTCGGCCCACCCACCAGGGCCGCCGAACAGATCCAGGTTGACGCCGGGCCCTCCACCGGCCGGGTACCCTTCCCCAGCTACCCGGCCGGGTGAATGGGAATTAAGAGGGGTCATGCCGCACCATTCCACAATTCGCAGCCAAGACAGTCATGGCGCAATGCCCAGCGATAGCCGGAACGTGCGAAAATGGCGGCCAGAATGGTCAAACCCGCAGCAACGGGAAGGGCTTTCTTCACCCTATCTCCCCATTCCGCACGGCTTTCTGCCAGCCTCGGCAGAATGGGTCAACGCGCACTCGCCACCATTCCCACGGTAGCATAGTGGAGGCATTCTCCAGTGCAATCCAGCGCCATTTACGATAGAATTGCCTCATGACCTTACTCCCGTCGCCGCGCTTTTCGGTCGTGCCAGCCCGCACATTTCGAGCCAGTCCGCCAACTCGTTTCCGTCACGTGCCCATTCCGCCAGCGTGAGCGCCGCTGCCCGGTCCTGCTCTGCCGTAGTCCCCGCACTCCCGATCAGCGCAAGTGCCCGTGCCTCGGCGTAACTGCTGTCCAGGGTTGACCGCGACCTGCCTGCCTCGTCTGCCATGCGGATGTCACTTTCAAGTGCCACTGGGCACCTCCGCAGGGGTGTATTCCGTGCACCCGCAAGGACCCTCCACGGTGAACACAGAGCACTCTGTGCGCTGCTTCCCGTCCTTGCTGAGGTTGTGAACTGTCTTGCCGTGATCGCATTCGCAGGTATCAGGTACCGGCCATGGCTGCCTGCAATGAGGGCAGTAACGGATAATCCCCCCGGCGGGAAAGGGCGGCTTCAATGCGGCGCTCATCTACCCTCCCCTCGGTGCGGGGTTACGGGTTCACTGATATCCACTGCTTCATAGGTCTGCCGGATACCTATCCAGCGCCGTACTTCCTGACCGGAAAGAGGCTCACCATCTTCAGGCAATCCGGGTATATGTGGCCGGGCAGCCTTCCGGTAGATGGTGGCGATAAACGAAAGCGCGGCGAGGACAGAAGCGGCACTGAAGAGGTTGCGCTTCACGATGCCTCCCATAGGGTGCGGGGAAGACAGTCGGCACCACGCGATTCACGCGGGCGCGAGGGTGTGTCCCAGCCGGGCCGTGGTGGGCGCTGCGCGATGATTACCCACCCGGCACCTTTCAGGCTTGCCCCTGATTCGCTGGCGCGGATTATGAAACAGGACTCATGAGGGCAGGTACCCTCACACGCTGGCCCCTCGGTGGGCGTCACGTTGTAGGTGATCAGCCGCCGGAACCCAAGTGCTTTTGCCGCATTCCAGCACGAGCCGTACAGCATTGAGTTGGCGTTCCTCGTGCCATCCGTGGCTGTCCGGTTGACTTCTAGTGTCAGGCCGTTGTCGTAGAAACGGGAGACCGGGCGGCCGACGATGGCCACACCCCGCAAGATGTCCATGTCGTCAGCCACCCCGATAGAGAACTTGTGTGATGGGGGGGGGCGTTCGTGGGTGCGATGCCACATCCGGTTGAATCCGGCCGCAGTCTCATAGGTGACAGGCACAATGCGGAGGCTCACCAGGACCGCCCCTCGTATTCACGGCTGCGGGCATTAGCTTCCGCCCGCCGCCAGCAACGGGTACAGGTACACCCGGCTCCATGTCTTCCCCTTAGCCGCTGGACCAGGTTGAAAAGGGTCACAATCACGACGACGGCCAGGATGATCCAGGCGGCGTGATTGGACAGGCAGGCGATCACGCGCCACCCCCCGAATAGGTCAGCCTGAACCGGCCCGACAACATAGACGGGGATGACGAAGTTGCTTGTGACGCGCCCATGGGTGGCCGCGAATTCGTCGGCTTCCCGTTCGGTGAAACCGCCCGGCTTTGTGACGGTCTGGCCGCTCGCGCCGAGCTTGACGGCGAAGTACGCGGGCCTGGGCTTCATGTGGTGCCACCGCTCTCAACTGGTGGGAGCGGCCACGTCAGAATGATCTGGGCCTTGTTTGGCGCTTCGTCGGCACCGATACGAATGCTGACCTCTGGCTCACCGCTGACCGGGTAGCCGAGCCAGTCCAGGGCTAGCGCTCCGACGTCGGCGACCATGCTGGCGACTTCAAGCGGGTTCTCGGTGTCGGTCATCCGCTGCCGCATGACCAGCAGGGCGCCGGTGACCGTGGCTGAGCGGTCGTAGGGGGGTGCCTCGACCTGTACGCGCTCGCTCATGCTGCCTCCCAGGAGTGACGCAACAGCCCAACCTCGTACGCCCACAGGAGCGTGGATTCGGGTGCGAATGTGATGACGTCGTGGCATGGGCGGCACAGCGGGACCACGTTTGACGGGTCAGTGATAGAGCCACTGCGGCCACGGGTCAGCGGCTCGTGGAGGTCGTCGGCCCACTGGTGGCACCCGGCGAGCACATCGGCCGGGAGATTCACTGCCGTGTTGCTGGCCAGTTCCCAGACCGTGCACAAGGGCTGCTCTGGGTAGAGTTGCTTCGCCATGCGCCTGCGGTCACGGTTCTCCTGCTGGCGTTTCCTGCTCACCTGGGCCAGTAGGGCACGGGCCTTTGCTGGCTCCCTGCTCCCACTCGGCGCGTCTTTGACTTCAGGCCGCAGGTGGAATCCCCCGCAGCCGATGTAGCAGGAGATAACTTCCTGTCCCCCAGCCAGGTAGAGCTTGGAGTGGAGGGCGTCGTATTCAGTTGCCCACATCTGGCCACAGCGGCGAAGTGGTGTTCTGGTGGTGAGGGTCACAGCGCCCTCCCCGGCATCCCGAGGTGTCCCACGTGATACAGGCGGTGGTGAATGCACCAGAAGACATCCAGGCTGCGTGCCTCGTCGCCCTCGGCGATCAGGCGGTCCCGGTGTTCCTCGGCCTCAGCGCGGGAGCTGTAGCCCCTCTTCTTGTTGCAGCGCCGCTTGAGGCTTGGTTCGCGGACGGCGGTCACAGCGCACCCCGCATCACCGCGTCATAGATCCGCACTTTCTGGTCTCGTCGCCACTGACGCTTGTAGGAATTTTCCGCGTCACAGCACACTTCACATCGGCAGCCGTGATGCGTGTACGCACCCCTGCCATGCGTAAATGGCCGTGATTCTTTTGGGGTCCGACTTGCGCGCTGGCGCTTCTTGTATGCCCGGTTGCGCTCATTGGCGCACTCGCGGCAGATACGCCGGCCATCAGGGCCCGGATCTGGCAGCGGGTGATTTCGTGAGCATGTTTCCTGCAAATACTGTGCTCGCTGGCAATTCTCCCGATGGGTTACCGCTTCTAGGTATGCGTGATTGACGCAAGGCCGGTTACGACATAGGTGATCAAGTTCTTTGCCTTCGGGAATTGGGCCTTTGGCCGCTTCATACGCGAAGGCATGCGCTTTCCTGGAGCGCTTACCGTCACCGAAGCATCCGTAACCCTTCTCGTCAACCGAGCCAGTCCATAGATGACATGCACCCAGGTCGGGACGATGGGCGGGAATGGGTCCACGCTTATCAACGTGAGACAGAAAGCGTTCTTCCACACTTCTCATCGGTCACCAGCCATAACCGCCTCGTAAATGCGTTTGGCAAAGCGGGCGTCACCGAGGGCGGTATGCCGGTCTTCATCGCTGACCGTGACGCCGAGCGCGGCCGACAGGTCGTCGGAGTTCCACGGCGGCTCAAGGCCGAGCTTCCCGGCGGCAAGCGCTTCCACGTCACAAAGGTGGTAGTGCCAGCGGTGCAGCACGCCGTTGCGGTGCAGGAGCCGCCGCAGGCGTTCCTCATCGAACGACACGACCGCGCCAGCGAGGTGAAGCCCGGCGGTCAGGTCGCGGAAGTGGCGGCACCATTCGGGGCCAGGGGTGATCGCGCGGCCCTGACCGGGGAAGTTCTTGCGCCGCGACTCCGGCGTGTGCGCCGAGTAGATGGCAGCGGGAAGTGAGATTTCCCTGATGCCCGGGGGCCAGCGGCGGTCCCAGTAGCGGCCGATATTCAGCGCGAACGGGTCGGCTTCCATCTCGTCAATGGGGAACTGCCAGACATGCTCGCCGCCGTCAGGTGTGATGAGGGCGACTTCCCAAATCTGATGCCGGTCGGGGTCAAGCCCTGTCGTTTCAGTGTCTAGGAAAGCGATCGGTGCGCTCATGAGTCCAGCCCCTCACCGACGGCGGGCAGTGAGTTCTCTGTGTGCCATCCGATAGCAGCCTTGACCAGTTCCTCGCGTGCCTGGATTACATTCACCCGCGCACCCCCACGGCGCTGTACATCGACCGGACGGAGTTGAGAATCGACTGCCACGCGAACAGTTCCTTGTCCAGCGCGTGGGCGGTGCGCTCAGCGTGCTTGAACGCGATCTCGGCACCCTCGGCGATCTTCCGCCACTCAATCGTGTCGACGGTCGCCTGATACTTGTGGCTGGTCGCTGGACCTGTGGCACGGCCCATCGCAAGAGCGAACTCGAAGTCGAACTTGGTCCGGGCCGCTTTGGCTTTCTTCTCGGCTTCGGTGATGATCGTGACGCCCTTGGCGATCCGGTTCTTCGTCTCTTCGATCTTCTGCTCGACAGCGACCGGATCGTGTACGGAGCGCTGTTCGGTGGCGGTCATGCCGAAACCTCAGCGGCGAGCGGGATAGGCGCTCCGCATGCGCAGGTGAGCGCGTGGCCGTCGAAGCTCCAGCCCGCACAGTCCAGATGGTCCTCGGCCCACGCCGCCCAGAGCACTAGGTCGCCGTCCTCGGGAGTGGTGTACTCAGGTGGCATCAGGTTCACCGCCGCCGGGCAGTGCGAGCAGTTCACTTACGGGGATGGCCCCACCGCGCCACGCCTCACCGATGACCGCCTCCGCGTCGTCGGTGAGGGTGACCGTGGGGACTGGCGGCTCAGCTTCGGGCAGCGTGATCCCCGGTATGTCGGAGACCTTCTCCTCGTCGCCGTCGTAGAAGTGACCGCGGTCCTTGAGTCCGGTGCAGATGTCGGAGACCAGGTAGGTCTCTACCGTGTCGGTCACCTTGAGCGCCGAGGGGAAGTGCTTCCGCAGGTGCTCGATCAGCTCCGGTGACTCCACGACCTCAGTCACCGGCACGACCTGGTGCGGGAAGTTCTCCCGCACCCAGGCGAGCAGTTTCACCGGGTCGGACACATAAGCGCCCGGCTGCTTCGGCTTCGGCATGACCACCCAGGCGGCGACCTTGCCGCCGAACATGGCCGCTACCCGGCTGCCAGAGGGCATCTCGTCCCGGCTTGCTGGCACAAGGTCGTCCTTGCGCTGGTTGCCGATGCTCTCCAGCAGCCACTTCGCCAGGGTCAGGCGCTGCTGGACGGTGAGGGCAGGAGGAGTGGTCACGCCGGCGCACCCGCTCTCGCCGCAAGCTTGGCCGTGGCTTCCTTCATCTGCGCGACCGTGGCTGCTTCGATGTTCGCGCCGGTCAGTTCCTCAACCACGGCGCCCAGGGCCTCATCCTCCAGGCCGGCGGCCTTACCGGCTTCGGTCAGCGCGGCGAAGGCGGCGACTTCGGCCGTGACCTGCTGCCTGCGCCATCCGAGGTAACGGCCGAGCGGGCCACTCTTGCCCGTAGCCGGGTTGACGATGACCTTGCTGAGCTTGCCCGCGTCATGCGCCTTCGCGGTCAGTGCGGAAACGTCGCTGACCTGACGGGCTTCGTGTGCGAGCTGGGCAATCTCCTGCGCTTCCCCGTCAGGCCCGTCGTCGGCGGGAGCTTGCGCGGGAGCATGGCCGTTCGCGCTGTTGCCGGCGGGTGCGGTCTCCCACTCGCTGCTGTCTGGCGTACGGGCCTGCTGGCGCGGGTTCCGGTTGACGGGGGCCTGATCACGCCAGCTCTCGTCCTGCTCAGCAGAGCGGTTACGCACTTCTTCGCGGCTAGACACGCCTCGCTTAGAGTCCGACGCCAAGGCGGCGACGATTGCCCGGCCCCATGCCGAGGTCTCCGCGTTCATTAGTTCGCTGCCGAGTGTGTAGGGGGTGCGGCCGGGGAATACCTCCCATGCCATGCCGATCCCTGGCCGCTGGTCGTCCGGGGTACGGTAGGCCGCCGCCCGGTAGACAATGAATGTGGCCTTGAACTCCTTGCCAGCCTTGTCCACGCCTTCGACTTGGCGGATATCAAACGGGTTCGCCTGGTCCGCAGGTTGCAGTGACCCGTCCGGGTAGCGTTCGCGGAAGTCTGCGATGCGCTGTGCGACATCGACGTAACTGTTGAGACCTTGCTCGTTGAATGCCATTACTTCTCCCCCTCTCCATGCACCAGGGCGAACAGCAGCTCAGCAGCCCTGTCCGCAATCAGTTCGGCAGCCCTGTCCTGACAGTCCCCGCAGGTACCCAGGAAGTCGCTTGCGTCGAAGAACTCAGTCCAGTACGCGACCCCGGCACGGAGTGCTGTCGCGCGCTCGATGTGCTCCTTGAAGGACTCGAACAAGTCAGCCCGTCGTCCTGGTGACAGGGAACGGTGAGCTAGCTTGGCCAGTTCTGCCGTGACTTCCCCATGACGCATCCATTCGGCTTTACCGGCTAGCTCAGTGAGTGCTTTGCCCCGGTCTTCGTCGGTCAACATCGCGGCGACGAGAGAGAGGGTTGTGGTGTCGGTGGTCATGTCCGCACCTGCTCAGCTTCGGCTGCGCACTGAGAACCGTCGGACTCGTGCCACTTCTGGTGCTCGTGCAGGACGCCTGCCGCAAGCCCAGCGGTGTACGACTCGGGGTCCAGTTCGCGGGCCGCGCCGCAGCCATCGCAGATCAGCGTGGCCATGTAGCCGTCACCGTCTGCGAGGTGGTGGACGGCGGCCAGCCGCTGGTTACAGTCCGGGCACAGGACGGGACCGATCTGCGAGGGAATGCCGGGCAGCGTGGGCAGTTCCGGGCCGATGACGATCATTCCGCCGCTTTCCCCCCGGTGCCGGACTTCTGCCAGTCGCCTACGGGCAGGGGGCCAGCCTGATCAAGCGCTGTGCCGTCCTGCCCGTCCTCGTCGCTGCCGGTCTGGGCCCCCGGGCCGGCCTCCGGGGACAAGGAGGCTTCAGCCGGCCCGGGGGTGTCTGGGGTGTCTTCTGCGGGGAAGTCCGGGGCGTCCTCTTCGTCGTGTGCGGCCACGAACGCTGCGAGGTGCCTCTCCGCGTTCTCGTCCAGGGCACCGAGCGTGGGTGTGTCCTGAACTGGCTCGGGGTCTGGTGCGGGGGTCCCTGAACCCTCAGCGACGGCGGGAGGCAGGGTGATGGTCACGGTCTGCGCGGCGGCCTCAAACGGGCCACGCACGGGCGTTGCGGAAGCGTCCAGCGGGTGCACCTGGCTGCACGGCTCATGGTCGGGGGTGACCATGTCGAACGTCCGGTCACACCATCCGCACTGCCACATCTCCTGGGCATGGCGGTGCTCCGGCGTGTTGGCCAGGTACCACGTCCACCGGGGGCAGGCCACCCGCAGGGCCCGTTGGTAGTTCTCGTCCCACGTCGGGAGGGTCAGAGGTGGCAGGGTGGCGATCTGGGCCAGTTCCCCCGGCCCGAACAGCACCGGGGCGGCGGCTTGCGGCGCGGCTTGCGGCGCGGCTTCGGCGAGCAGCGTGTCGGCGGCGTCGGCCAGCCACGGCAGCAGGGGGCGCATGTCCGTCCCCGCCGCCGCGTTCTTGGTGGCCCGTGGCTTGCGGGTGGCGGGGGCCTTGGTGGTGGTCATTGCGCCAGCTCGCCCGCTTCTGCTGCGCCCTTGCGGCGCCTGGTGATGAGGTCGTGCCAGGCGCCGGTAAGTTCGTTCCACCTGCCGGAATCTGCCACGAAGCCATGGACGATTGCCCAGCGATCCCGGCCGGGCCAATCGCCGCCGCCCAGCAGCGCCGCATAGGCGAAGTAGGGCGGCGCTTGTGTGTGGTGGCCACGACGGTAGTCCTCCAGGACTTCCAGCGGGCAGCGCTGGCCGAGCACGCAGGTGCGGCCGTCCTGCATCTGCAGCGTGTCCAGGTCGATCGCGCGCTCCACGTCCTCGCGCCACCAGCCGTTGTCGTGCTCGTCCAGCATGGCGGCGCCAAGGGAAACGGCGTACTGCTCTGGGGTCCCCGCTGCCGTGCTCATGCCGCTGACCGCCTCTCGGTGATGACCTTCCGCCACTCGTTTTCAAGGGCGTCGTAGGCCAGCCGGTACAGGCCCGAGGCGAGGACTCCCGTGTCGAATCCGTAGCGGGAGGCAGGCTCGCCATCGAGACCCAGCCCCAGGACCCGCAGCCCTATGCTGTAGTTGCCGCCGGACCGCTGGCCCACGATGCAGTTGCAGTTGCTGCGCAGGTTCAGCCGGTTCAGGTCGATGTGTTCCAGCCAGCCGGGGTCGCGCTCGTCCATGAGCGCCACACCCCGCGCGACGGCCCCGGCGGCCTCACGGCGGATGCGGGCCTCTTCGCGGTGCTCGTAGTCCGCGATCATGTGGCCCATCACCCCGATCGCGGGAGCCGCCAGGGTCGCGTCGCCCCTGGTGGCCTGCGGATGGCCGTCTTTCATCCGCACTTCCCAGCCGGGGAACTGGCGCTCGATCGCGTGGCGTTCCTCGGTCAGGGTCAGTTCATGCTCACGGCCGGCTGCGTCCACGGTGTGGGTCATGACGTGCCGCCGTTCCGGAGGGCCAGAATTTCGGCCCGGGGGAAACGCCAGTCGCCGCCGGGGGTCTTGACCGCCGGAATCTTGCCTGCCTTCGCCCACCGGGTCACGGTGAACTTCCGGACCCGCCAGAGGTCGGCCACTTCCTGAGCCGTCAGGACGGGGACGGCGCTGGTGATGGTCACTGCGATACCCTTCTGCTATCTTGATCACGAAGGACTGCGATGCCCTTCGCCACCGCCCGGCCGACCTGACCCCGGCCGGGCGGAAGTCTCTTATGCGGCCCGGCGTGGCCCGTTCTTCCCGCCGCTGCGCTTGTGGTCCTGCATCGCGCTCACGGCCTGCTCACATGCCGACGCAGACTGCACCTGCTCACCGAGCAGCGACAGGCCGAGCCGCCCGAGACGCTGGCGGACCTGCTCCAGCGCCCACACCCCGAAGCCGTCCACTTTGAGCAGCCCCCCGGCGGTGCACCGGGTGAGGGAGCCGGCATCCTGGATTCCGGCCCGGTACAGGGCACCGCAGGCGCGGAGTTCGGCGGGGGTGCGCGGTTCGGGCCAGAGCGCGGCGACGGGGAGCGCGCGCGGCAGGCGGGGGATGCTGGGCGGGGCACTCATCGCGCACCTTCGCAGCAGCAGGGGTCATACCTGCGGTTGGCGGTCATGATGCACGCTGCCCGTCGCTGACCGGCTGCGGCATCAGATCAGTCATCTTGCATTGCAGGACCTTGGCCAGTTTGCGGAGCGTCGCGGGCTTCACGTCACGGGCACCGGCCTCCAGCCGCGAGATGTGCGCCTGGTTAATCCCGGCCCTCGTAGCAAGCTCGGGCTGGCTGTAGCCAGCAAGGATGCGCCTGCGCTTCAGTTCGGCACTATCCAGGAGACGGGCCGGGGCTGCGGTGTCTTCGCTCACCCCGTCAGGCTACCGATGACTCCCGATGACACGCAAGGTTTTGTCAGAACTCTTCTGTAGTCATTTTCGGCCCGGCTCAAAGCCGGGATCGTATGTCTGCCCCCGCGTGGCCCTATGCGGTAACGCTTCCCGTGGGCTAGTGTCATCGTTAGTCATCAGGAGCCTGACGGAGCTGGAGCATCCCGCTATGGAGACCGCAACTCCACCCCCCGAGGCGGATCTGATCCGCATTGCCCGCGAAGCGCTGGGCCTGAAGGCATCCGCCGCAGTCCGGCGCATGGCCGAGATGAGCCCACCAGACGCCGTGATCACGGCTGCCTACTGGCTAGAGGTCGAAAAGGGAACAGGCAGCCGACGCGGCGAGCGAGGTGTCCCGGCCCGCGCCAGTGCCGCGACGCTCGCACACATGGCCTACGCCGTAGGTGTCACACCCGAAGAACTCACGAGCGCTGGCCGCACCGATGCCGCCGAGATTCTGACGGAAATCGTGCGGCAGCGCTCCAAGTCCGCCGCGCCCGAATTGCCGCACTACAGCAATCCGGCCCTGGAGCGGATTCGGAACATGGAGGATCTGGACGAGCCGGGGGAAACGGCGATCCGCCGTGCCCTGATCGGACTGGCCACGCTCATGAAAGCCCAGAAGGAACAGGGTGACCGGCCCGTAGCCTAAGCACTGCGTTCACCCTGAATCAGGCTCAGGGCTGGCTGCGGACTCGTCGGCACCAGGTCGGCGGGAGGGGATGTCTCGGCGTACTCGAACACGTCGGCCAGTGCGCAGCGCAGCGCCGACACTTCGTGACCGAGCCGCTCGGCGGTCACCATCGGTATCACCGCTACCTCCCCGGTGTCCCGGCTGGGCCTGCGCTGCCAGAGCAGCCACAGTGCCAGCCCAGCCGCCACCAGGGCGGCGGTGGCGACTCCCAGTGCGGCGACGATCAGGCCGGGCATAGGGCACACCTCTCAATGCGGACATAAGCCACAACTGTCCGCTGTCGGGACAGGACTGTCTGTCGCGGTGCGCTCCACGACATTACCCGCTGGCAGGGTAACGGCACAGCCAAAACGGTGCACGCGTTCAGTAAGCCGGGGTAGCCATCCGGGCCAGCGGCAGGGCCGGAAGCAATAGTGCGCACCGCGACACGCCCCCGCCGCTGGCGTTCACGGGCTGGCCAGCCTCATCCCGTTCATCACGCGGTGCGGCCAGGGATTTGCATGGCGCATTCCCCACCGTTACCGGGGCCTCCCCCGGCCCATCCACGCAATTGCGCTCACGCTACGCCCGGCTGCCCGCTGCCGCAAGAACTGCGCCATCGTGACATACGGGAATATTGCGACATGCGGGATTGCGGGACGTGAACCGTTTTCGCTGGCAGGCCGATGCGAACGGTTGCACGATGCAGCCACCCCCAGCACATCCACCGTAAACCTCAGCAGGAGGGTTATGGTTGGCGCATGACATGGGCGAATGGGAACAGTTTTGCCAGCGGCAGCCAGGAAGTGCCGGTACGGCTGCCGTGGATCTTCCGGCCAGCGATCAACCGCCCCGGCGTGTGAGCGCTGGCCCGGCCTCCCGCATCCTCACAGCAGCCGCACGGCCCGGCGTTGCAAGCGCCGGGCTTTTTGACATCCTCCCCGCCGTGAACGACGGGGATTCCTCCAGCGCGGCTCACGCCGCGCTCCGGTGGGTTGCTGTTTCACTGGGTCCAGCCGGGACACGTCCCGGTCTTACAGTCCCTCCGCAGCCGTTTAGGGTGTCGGCCTGCCCGGCCGCCACCTTCCTGCCTTCCAGGCGGATGTTGCGCGCCGCGTTCACGTCCCGGTCGTGCGTAGCGCCGCAGTCGCCGCAGGTCCACTCCCGGACGTTCAGCGGCTTCGGGCCGTCCTTCACGCCACACATGGAGCAGATCTGGCTGGACGGGAACCAGCGGCCAACCTTGACCACCGTGCGCCCGTACCGCTGCGCTTTCTCTTCCAGCAGCCGGACGAACGTCGCCCACCCGGCGTCGTGCACGGACTTCGCCAGCCTGGTCCTGGCCAGGCCGGATACCGCCAGGTCTTCGACGTAGACCGCTTGGTTATCACGGACTAGCCGAAGCGCTGTCTTGTGCAGGTGGTCAGCCCGCGCCTCGCGGACCTTGCGGTGCTGCACCGCCACGCGGACCCTGGCTTTCTGCCGGTTGGCGGAGCCTTTGGCCTTGCGGGCCAGTGCCCGCTGTGCCCGTGCGAGATGCCGTTCCCGTGCCCGCAGGTGACGCGGGTTGGCGATCAGCTCACCGTCCGAGGTTGCGGCCAGGACGGCCAGGCCGAGGTCCAGGCCGATGTCGCGGCTGACGGCCGACAGCGGGGTGGCGGCCACCTCCACCACGAACGAGGCGTAGTAGCGCCCGTCCGCCTCGCGGATGATGGTGACGCTGGACGGCTGCGATGGCAGCGACCGGGACCAGCGGACTTTCAGGTCGCCGACCTTCGCCACGTACAGCCTGTCCCCACGAAGGGTGAAGCCGTTACGGGTGAGCCGCACCGACTGCCGGTTGTCCTTACGGGACCGGAATCGCGGGTGCCCGACCTTGCGGCCCTTGCGCTTCCCGGACAGCGAATCGAACCAGTTTCGGTAGGCGCGGCGCGCGTCCTGGCACGCCTGCACCAGCGCCACCGACGCCACCTCACCCAGCCACTCCCGCTCCGGGGTGGTCTTCGCGAGGGTGACGACCTGCCGCTGCACTTCGGTGTCGGAGATCCTCTGGCCGCCCGCGTGGGAGTCTTCCCGCAGCCGCAGCGAGTCGTTGTAGACCACGCGGGCGCACCCGAACGTCCGGGCCAGCGTGATCATCTGACCCGGCTCCGGGTACACGCGGTAGCGGTATCGGGACAGCACACGACCACTGTACCATGTTGGTCTATGGACACCATCGATGATTACCGCCGAGGCAGGCACGCGGTTTCGGCCCTGCATGTTCACTTGGTCTTCGTGACCAAGTACCGGCGCGGCGTCCTCACCGGGGAAATGATCAGCTACCTGACCGGGGTCTTCGGGAAGGTGTGCGAGGACTTCGGCGCCACCCTCGTGGAGTGCAACGGCGAGGACGACCACGTGCACCTGCTGATCGAGTACCCGCCCAAGGTCCCAGTCGCCGGGCTGGTGAACTCCCTCAAGGGCGTATCGGCGCGCAGGCTCCGCCAGCGGTACCGGGTCCGTACTCACCGCGAGCACCTGTGGTCCCCGTCCTACTTCGCCGCATCCTGCGGTGGCGCACCGCTGTCGATCATCCGGGCCTACGTCGAGGGCCAGCGCAGGCCCAGTTGAGGGCAAGCGGCTATCCCCGGCCTGAACGCCGGGGCTTGCGCCGCCCAAAGCCCGGGTCAGACTGCGCTCCCGTGCAAGTCCCCCACGGTCACGCTCGCCCAGTACTCCCGCAGCGACGCGATCTTGCCGTCCTCGAACTCAAGGACGGCGATCTCCTGCATGCGCTTACGGCAGCCCTGCGCAATGTCATCGAACTCGGCCAGCCACTCGGCTATCGCCGTCTCCCCGTCCAGGTACAGATTCAGCAGGCGGCAGGAGATGTTGGCCTGAGCGCCGACCACCTTGTCCTGCCAGTAGCGGCGGATCGCCTCGCGGTCCGGGATGGGCTCGCCCATGATGCGCTCGTGGTAGGTCGCCTGCTCGGTGAAGATGGTCACGATCAGGTCCGGATCCTGCGTCTCCCACGCCTTGATGTAGACGTCGATGACATCGCGGACTTCCGGCTTGGTCAGGGCCATCAGGCTTCCTCTCCGATCTCATGCAGCGCGAGTCCCGCGCCGTACTGCGAATGGTTCATCACGGCCTCGTAGACCGCGGCCGGTTCGTGCAGGGTCAGGCCGGCCAATGCACCCTCAGCTCGCGCCGCATATTCCAGACGGCACCAGCGCCACGGCCCAACCGACACGCCGATGTCGCTGGCGAGACCGGTGTAATAGCCCTCCATCACGGTCTCGCCGGGGAGCACCGCAAGGTGCAGCGAGCCGAAGTACCGGGCGTCGCTCGTGTTCTTCCAGTGCCCGATGAGATGCCGTCCCGCTAGCCGCGCCTCGATCTCATTGCGGAACGGCTGCGCCCGTCCCTCGGTGCGGGGTTCCGGTGGATGGTTCGCTGCCCGGATCTGGCGCTCAGTCTCGGCTGCCACGATGGCGATGTCCGCATGGTGACACGGCGTGCCATTGTGGGTGAACTGGTAGGCGGTGACCCACGGCCCTTCCAGTGCAGACGCCGGGAAGCTGTGCGGCACCGGCCCGAGCAGTGTGCCCGGCGGCGCGATCAGGCCGCCCTCGGACGCGGATGCGGCGGCCAGCAGGACGTCCCCCGGCGGTGTGGTGCCTCTCTCCCACCGCGCTAGCGCGGGTTCCGAGACGCCCCAGCCAAGCAGCCCGGTCAGCACTGCGGCGAACGCGGCGCGGTCACACCCGGACTTCTCTCTCGCTGCCCGCATCTGCTGGGCGGCGAGGCTCCCGAAGTCGGCCCGGTAGGCGGTGTGCCTGCCGATGCTGACGACATCGGCGCTATGCGGAGTTCCCATGTGCCGCCGTCCCGGTGTCCTGGCTGGGCACCTCGTCCTCGCGGGGATAGTCGAACCCGAGCTTCCCGTACAGGTCGATCAGGTTGAGCTCCAGGCGCACCAAGGCCGCCCGGAGTTCTTCTGGGCCCAGAGCGTCCATGCGCCGGCCGAAGTCGCGTACCTCGTCCCGCATCTGCGCGATAGCCATCGCCGAATCGTCATCCGCCGGTTTCCTCGGCATGCCCACGACATAGGTTCCCCGCGTGGACTGCGTGGCCACGATGCCCTCGGCGCGCAGTTCGTCAAGTGCGGCCCGGACTGTTCCCTCGGACACGCCGTACGCCGTCACCAGCGCCTTGTTTGACGGCAGCCTGCCACCCAGATTGTACTCGGCCGCCTTGATGCGGGCCCGCAGGTCGGCCGCTATCTGCTGATAGGCCGGCGTCGGGTCGGCGTAGTCGGGTACGCGCATGCGCCAAGGCTAGTTCACGCGACTGATCTAGTGAAAGACGCGGGTTGACTACACCAACTATCACGTTTACATTAGTGCAAGAGATGACCGATCTGGACACCAGGAGCCATCCTTGAGCGCATCGGCTGTAGCTGCCCGAGAGGAAGACCGCAGGCTGCTGCTGCCTATCGCTGAGGTTTCTGAGTTGACCGGCGTATCGGTGCACACTCTCAAGCGCCGCGCCCCGGCCCGCCGGATCGGCTCGCTGTGGCTCATCCCCCGGGCTTGGCTAGACGCCATCACCTCGTGGCCCGAGGCAGAGTCATGATCCCCCGCACGCAAAACAACGGCCCGGATGCTGGAACATCCGAGCCGTTCGCAACCCGTCCAATCCCGGTACGAGAGGACAAGCCCGATGGCAACCGTAACAGCCCGGCACGCCCACACCAAGCACCGTCGATTCCATCTGTTCCACCGCAAGCCGCGCCGCCGTGTCCTGATGGCCGAGCTGGCCGAGACCCGCGCCAACGAGGCCGCACTTCAGCGGGCACTCGCAGCGGCAGCCCCGGCACTGGCGAGCTACGGGGACAAGGCTGCGGCGTGACCGCTCCGTGCCATCGCTGGCTCAGGAGGGCATCATGACCCGCGTCTCTCGCATAGCGGAGAGCCCTGGTGCCGCTGGGCCGCTGCTGACGGCTGTCCCCGGCAGCGGCGCCCTGCTGGCGACGCGCGATCCGGTGACCGGCGAGATACCTGCGTGGTACGACTTCGCGGCCTGCCAGTTCATTGACACGGGGATTTTTTACCCGCCCAAGAGTGAATCCGTCCGGGCGGCCAAGACGGTCTGTGCAGGCTGTCCTGTCCGCACCCAGTGCGGTGAGTACGCGATAGCCCTGGAGTGGGACACCCCGGACCGTATCCACGGTGTATGGGGTGGCCTGTCACCCAACGAGCGCCGCACCGAGATCCGCAGGCTGAAGCGGGCCGCGGCATGATCCTTCCCGCCTTCCTAGGCCGCCGTCGCTGGGCTGGCACAGCGGCGGCTCAGCCACCGGGCACGGACCAGGCCCCGTGTCCGGTGGCGCAATCCCCGTCAGGTGCGCGGCCTGAAGGCGGCCTGCCCCCCGTAGCCGCCGCCGCGCACCTGACGGTCAAAACCCGCACCGACGAGAGAAGCCCCACATGGTCCCCGCAGCCACAGCCCACACCGCCAAGCATCACCCGTCCTGGGGTGTGAGCCACATGGCAGGTGACGCTCTCGTCGTCGGCGTGATCGCCGTGCTGGTGATCGTCGTGCTCTGCGTCCTGATCAGCGCTGGCCGGGATGTCGGCAGGGCGGTCGGCCTGCTGCCCAAGCCCCAGCAGCGGCGCACGGGCAGCCGCAAGCGCAAGTCGTCCTCGTCTTCGCCATACGGGTCCTGAGATGCCCACCAGGACGCGCCGGCCGCAGACGCCCACGGAGCAGGCCCGCAGGCTCCGGGATGCCATGACGAGCGCTCTGGGCACCAGAGGGCATGCCCTCACCTGGACCAAGCGGAAGGGGAAGCCCGAGTTCGCTGGCCAGTGCCAGCGGTGCAAGGGCAAGGTCATTGCGGGCGTGGACGCCGAGGGTTACGACTTCCTCCGCTACCCGCCGCCGGCTCTCCTGCGCACTAAATTCCTCCGCAGTCTTGCCCGCTGCCTGGGACGGCCCTGACCTATGGCCTACTACGGGTACCGCTACGGCAGGACATCCCCACGGCAGGTGGCCGCGCTCGCCGCCGTGGGTGTCGTCCTCGCTGCCGCAGTGAGCGGGCACCACCACACGCAGCCCGCAGACGCCGCCCAGACCGCGCACAGCACGCCCGCTCGCGGGGCAGCGCTCGCCGCAATCGGTTACGCGCGCGCACAGCTCGGCAAGCCCTACTGCTGGGGCGGCACGGGCCCATCGTGTTACGACTGCTCGGGCCTCACGATGGAGTCCTACGCGTCGGCTGGTGAGGACATCCCGCGCACCGCCGCAGACCAGTGGTTCGGCCTGCGGCACGTCCCGGCCAGCCGGCGCGCGGCCGGGGACCTGGTATTCGCCCCCGGCGCCGATGGCTCGTGGTCTTACCCCGGTCACGTCGGGATCCTGCTTGGCCGCAACACGGTGGAACAGGCATACGCCACGGGGTGGCCCCTTGACGTAGTGCCGCTCAGCAACTTCGCCGCGAACGCGGGCGGAATCATCGGTTACGCGGAGGTGCGCTGATGGCCCCCAGACATGACCCCTACTCCCACATCGTGGGCCGCTGGCAGATATTCAAGGAGTTGCTCGGCTTCGAGCCTCGTGGCATATGCGGAGCCTCCCTCGTCCTCGGTCCCGGTGAGCGCGACCCGGGCCCGGACGCGCCGGTATGCCCCCGGTGCAGGCGCAAGAACCGGCGTCGCCGATGACCCGCTACCGCTACCCGCGCTACGGCCACACGGTCACAGTCAAGCGAGCCGCCGCCGGTTTCGGTGCTGCGCTCGTTGCCGCGGGTTTGATCCAGGGTGCCAGCCACCAGCCGTCAGGACACCACGCTCCCGACGCGGCAACAATGGCGATCGCTGCACCCGCTCACTACTCCAGCAACGAGCAGCTCGCCAACGACATGGCGGCCAGCGGCTACGGCTGGACCGGTCACCAGACCTCGTGCCTGGACTGGCTGTGGACCCGCGAGTCGGCCGGAACCTGGTCACCCGAGGTTGTTGACCCAGATTCCGGCGCGCTCGGCATCCCGCAGGCATTGCCCCCCGGCAAGATGGCCAGCGCTGGCACCAACTGGCAGACCAGCGCCGTGACGCAGATCCGCTGGGGTCTCGGCTACATCAGCGGCCGGTACCTCACGCCGTGCAACGCATGGCGGCACGAGCTCCAGTGGAGCTGGTACTGATGCGCGCCGCCGTCATCACCGGCATCTTGCTCAGCGGCCTAGCGGCCGGCCTGATCGGCAGCCTTGAGCCAGACACCTCCGTCCACCTGTCACGCAACGCGCTGGCCGACTACCGCGCTCTGGCTACCGCACCAGACGTGAGCCTGCTCGTGACCTACCTGTGGACGGCTTCTCTCGTCGGTGCGTGCCTGTTCGTGTCGACGTGGCGGACGGAGAAGCGCCGGCGTGGCCGACTGCTGGCCGAGGCTGAAGTTCAGCAAGACATCACCGAGGAGGAAGCGTGTCTTTCCTGACCGCCGTCGCATGGCTGGCATTCGTGGCACTCGCCGCGCTGTTCGTGCTCCTGGCCGTCCAGCAGCATCGGTGGGCCGACCGCGAGCAGCTCGCCCGTTCCCTCGGTATCGCGAGCGCGGTCACGGGTTCGCTTCTGGGGTGGGCACTGGCGGTTGGCGCCCGCGCTGATACCGGTGCCCTCATTGCCGGGATTGCTGTTGGCGTCGTGGGGCTGTTCATGGCCTTGTGGCGCATCCGGCAGGACGTGAAGGCAGGCAAGGACCGCACGGTGGGTGCCTCCATCGCCGCCGCCGCAGTCGCCATGATCGCCGCACTGAAGGATGCGCGCGCGAAGGCCCAGGCCAAGCGGCAGGCACGAGCAGATGGCAAGCAGCCCGACGCTGGCTCCCTTCGGGCATTGCGTTCCGTGCCACCGCCGGAGCCGGCGGCCCGGACCAGTTCCGGTGTGCGCCGCGCCGCACCACCCCCGGCCCTTCCCCCCGCCGACGGTCCCGCACCACCCCCGGCCCGGCAGCGATTCGCCACCATCACGGCGGTGATCCCCCCAGACCATGCGGCAGCCCAGCAGCGGATCGCGGAGTTCGAGCCGGTCGGGCTGCCCGAGCACATCGACTTCATGACCCGTGAGGCGAGAGGTTTCGCGGGCTACGGGGAAGCGTTCGCGGCCTATGCGGACGGCCTGATCCATGGCCCCGGCGTCCACCCGGCCGCGCTGCGGACCACGTTCGAGTTCGCGGACGGCTTCCACGAGGTGGCGGCCGGTCTGCATCTCGCGGTGAAGCGGACGGTCGATTACTTCAGGGAGCACCTGGAGTGGGCCGAGACTCACGACCCGACCAAAGACGGTCACTGGACGATCAGGGAATGAGTCATGGCCCTCGCTGAACTGCCGCCATCGCCAAGCGCGCCTGCCGCTGTCGACGCGCATCACGCCGCGCTGAAGCGTGAGCCAGCCGAGCAGGCCGCACGCGCCGCGCTTCCCGGTGCGGTCGCACTGTGGGTCGCGTCGGAGACGTTCCACCTGACCCACGTTCCCGCGCTCGACATCGCACTCGCCGCCGTTGCCGTTGGCGCGCTTTTGCATGCCCGGATGGCGCGCAAAGCGCACAAGCGCGCCGATCCGGAGAAGCGGCTCAAGCACGCCCGGCAAGTCCTGACCGGGACCGTGTTCGCGGGCGGCTGGCTTGCGCTGGCCACCTGGCACGGCCCGCTGTACGGCCCGTACTGCGCGGTGACGTGGGTGTGGCTGGCGCTCGCACTGTGGGGCCTGCGCTGGCTGCACCGGCACGAGGTGGTCACCGCGGCGAAGACGTGGCGCGCACGCAAGATGGGCGCGCTCCGCGAGGCGCACCCCCTCGGCATCGGTGGTGCGCACCTGATCAGCCACGAGGAGACCCGGCTCGGTGAAGTGCTCGAGTTCGACACGACCGGCACGGGCCGCCGCGCCACGTCGCTAGCGGGCCGGGACCTCGAGGAGCGCTACGCCGAACGCCGCGGACTGCCGTTTGGGCGCGTGCATTCGAGCGCACCCAAGCCCGGCCGCCTGCGGTTGCGTATCCAGCTCCGCGACCCGTGGAAGCACCCGATCCCGCACCCGCTGTTTGATGACGCACCGGAGATCGACCTGACCGGGCCGCGCACCATCACGCAGCCGCTGATCGTCGGCCAGGACCCCGACAGCGGGCGCCCGCTCCGCATGACCCTGTTCGACTCCCACGGCGGCAAGACGGTCATCATGGTCGGCAAGAAGGATGCCGGCAAGACCACGCTGATCTCCGACGTGTGCGAAGCCGTGACCGCCTGCGATGACGCGCTGCTGGTGTACATCAACGTGTCGAAGGCGATCGAGGCGCTGGAGTGGTCGCCGGCCTGCTACGAGAGCGCGATCGGCCCAGGCCAGTCCCGCAAGGCGATCGCGATCCTGGACTGGCTGTGCGGCATCATCGACGGCCGGCCGCTGCTCGGCCGCGACGTCGCCACGCTGATCCCCTCCAGCGAGCAGCCGGGCGTCGTCCTGGTCGCCGACGAGATCGACGCGCTGATGAAGATTCCCGGCGCGTCCGAGCGGCTCCAGCACATCACGTCCAAGCACCGCAGCGAGGCCCTGGCCGTGCTGCTCGCCGGCCAGCGCGGCGTAGCCCAGTGGTTCGGCGGCGCGAACGTCCGCAGCCAGGCAGACCTGGCGTGCATCGGCCGCTGCAACCAGACCGATGCGAACCACGCCGCCGGGGAGGCTGACGCGCCGAACATGTCCGCCTACGGCGAGGCGCACTCGGGCGTCTGGTGGATCGGTGAGCGCGAGGCGGGTGGCCGTTCGGAGATCGGCCGCGCCTTCAACCTGTCCGACCTGCTGGACGTCCGTGAACTGGCGTACGAGCGCCGCGACCGCCCGGTGAAGCTGGAGGCTGGCCTGCCGCAGCGTCCCAGCGCGAAGGTCACGGTCACGGCGGGTGGCGGACCGGCCGGGCCACCGGGAAGTTACCCGCCAGTAACAACCCCCTCCCCCGCACCGGAGACCCCCGGCGACCTCGGAGCGTACGACATGGAACACGGCAGCCTTGACTCCGCGCTCGACCCGGAAGCCCGCGCGCTGCTCGCCAAACTCGACGGCAAGCGCGCCGCGAATGATCGCGTGGCCAGCGAGAACGAGGAGATGGCCGCCCGGCTCGCCAGCGTGCCGCAAGATCAACTGGACCGCTTCACCTCGGCAGCGTGGGCCGAGGAAGCCCGCAAGACCATGATCACCGACGAGCAGAAGCGGCGGCTTTTGCAGCTTTCCGCAGGTGAGGGCGTTTCCGGCCGCGCCTTGGTTGATCAACTCGGCGCGAAAAGGCACGAGGTCACAGCCTGGATGAACCGCCTTCGGCTCGACGGCCTGGTGGGTCCGCCCGGCAAGGGGAAGGGCGCCAAGTTCAAGATCACTGCCGAGGGTGAGGCTTGGCTGAACTCTCACCCTCTGTGACGACGGGCGCGCACCCGCACACGTCCGTGCACGCAATGGCCGAATGGCCGGGATGTGGCTGCATAGGGCAATGGCCGCCGAATGGCCACGGCTAATGGCCGGGCAATGGCCGGATGGGGGAGGGGCAACCCGCAAGCGTCACGGAGAGTGACGGAAACGGGCAGTTCAAACCCCGTCACCAACGAGGACGAAAGCGGAGGATAGCCAGATGAGCACCGGCAAGACCCACCCCATCGCCGCAGCGGTTCCTGTCGCCCTGGTCAACGCGGTGGCGTTCGCTGGCCAGCTCGCATTCCTGCGCACTCACCTGCACTGGCCGCTAGGCGGCCAGATCCTGGTGGCCCTGGCGCTGGAGTCCATCGCCGTCTACCTCGGCTATCACGCGCACGTCGCGCAGCTCGCCAACGACTCAGCGCTGCGCCTACGGCTGGCCGCGTACACGTTCGCCGCGGTGATCGGCGCGATGAACTACGACCACTACGCCGGGCCCGGCTGGCGCCCCACCTTTGCCGCGGTGGCGTTCGGGCTCATGTCCGTGTCGTCACCGTGGCTGTGGGCGGTCCATTCGCGCCGGGCGTCCCGTGACGCGCTGATGGCCAGGGGGCTCGTTGAACCGCACGCGCTGCGTCTCGGGATGACCCGGTGGGCGTGGCATCCGCTCCGGTCGGCGCAGGTCATGTTCGACGCGACGTGGGCCGGTATCACTGACCCACGGGAAGCGGTCAGCAGGTGGGAAGCACGCCGGGATGAAGCGCCCGCCGATGGGCCGGCCAGCGACGATGAGGCATCAGCGGATGAATCTCTCGTCGCTGATGATCTGACCGATGACGCATCCGGTGAGTCACTTACCGGCTCACCTGACCCGCATCCGATGACGCAGCAACGACGTACGAATGACTCATCCAAGCCTCGCGCCACACCGGAGCAGCGAGCCAGGGCACGCCGCCTCATCCGCGCCAACCCGTCGATCACTCAGGCCGCACTGGCTGAGTCGGTTGGTGTCTCAAAGGCGACTGCGGGACGGTGGATCAAAGAGGACAAGCGACCGCACCTTGTGAGACAGGAAGGGTGAGCGTCATCGGTGATGCTTTGATGACCTAGTCACAGGAGCGGTTCACATGGCCAAGACTAAGATCCGCGTCGGCGCAGAGATGGCACCGAACGGGAACGGGGCACACTCTTGACTACTCCCCGCCGTGAACGGCGGGGATTCCGGTCCTCGCGGGCCGGGGTTCCTGGTTCACAGCCGACTGCACCCGGGGTGACCCGGAATGCGCGAAGATCGCGTTCGGCGCGGTCCAAGATGCGGCGGCGAGGCGGGTGGCCTGAGTGAGCGTTCAGCCTGCATGCCCACCTCACGATCTATCCGGAGCACTGCCGCTCATCCTCCTCGCCGCGGGCCTGATCTTCCTGCTTGCCACCCGAACACGGTTCTATTGGCACTTCCCTAACGGATACGGCACACTAACCTCTAGCTCAGGCAGAGAGTTACAGTCCGGTGCTTCTCGCAGTTCAGGGGGGTAAGTGGGACGTCGCGGGCACTACCGGGATCCTGAACCAGACACCTACAGCGACCAGGCCGGGCTGACACCGTGCGCCCGGGGAATGCGCTGCGAGGAACGCGACTACCAGGGCAACGCGAACCTGTGCCCGAGGGCGTTCTGCGAGACAGACACCCAATACATCGCCCGCGCCATCACTGAGCTTCCGCTGACCTATGTGGAGCTGCGGGGGCTACTGGCCCGCAGCGAGCAACTTGAGGAGCGCGTCTCGGGCTCCCGCGAGCCGCCGATCCCCATCGCCGCCGATGTCCAGGCGTTCATGCGGGAGATCGTTCACGTTACTTTGTCGTGGGAAGAACGGGTCTACGGGATTGCGGACCTGTCGGACTACCCGGATGGCCGGCGCCGCGACTCGGTGGCACTGGACCACGCATGCCGCTACCTCAACCGCTACCTTGGCACCCTCCTGTCACTGGAACCGCACGAGTACACTCGCGCCGCCACCCGCATCCGGGTGGATGAGGTTATTGCCGAGCACGGTGACGAGACCCCCGAACTCGTGCTCAATGAAGCCGGCCAGCCCTGGGTAGCCTTGCAGCCCATCAGGTACGACACGTCCGGCGACGCCTGGGAAGACGTGACCCTGGACGGCACAGGGGCCGGCCTGGAGTTCCTTGCCCTCAACGGCCGGGCGCGAGGGATGCTCGGCAAGTCCCGCCAGCGCCGGCGCATCACTGAGGTCCGCTGCGACGAGTGCAAAGGGAAAACCCTCGTCCAGTACGAGGCTCACGACGGCGGATGGGAACCCAAAGTCCGCTGCACCGACTGCCCGAATGCCTACATTGGGCCGTCCTACGACCTGCTCATGGGCCGCGTGTACCAGGTCCAGCTGGAGGAACTCGGAAAGGCGGCAAGATCCACCCAGTCGGCCGCGACTTCCGTGGGCACCCGCTGTATTTCAAGGAGCACCTGATGCTCTTGAAGGCGCGTTCTGCGGCGTGCCCGCAGGCCAGCCTTTGACATGATCGCTAAAATCTGGGACGCTACCGACCTAGATACGTGTGCCCAAATCCCGCCCGCTGAGCGCCGACGGGATTTTCCTGTGCCGGGGTGGTGGTCAATGCCGCCCCGTCCTGGCATCGAGCCCGAGGACATCGTCACCCCCACCCGGGCTGGTGAGTTGCTCGGCGTTCCCGCCTCCACGGTGCGCACCTGGATCGAGCGCTACGGCATCGAGCCACTCGGCAAGATCGGCCGCTGGAACGTCTACGACTACCGCGAGATTGCTGCGATCGAGGCCAGCAAAAGCCTCTCTTGCGCCGCCTGACCGCCAGCACGGCGCATAACCGCAGGTCATCACCCCCCGCGTCATCCCCCCCTGTTCAGCGCTCCCCGGGAAAACGGAGGCGCTTCCTTGACGACGCCCACCCCACCCGATCCGGCCGCTGTCCCCGGCTCGGCCGCATACGCCGCCGCCGACCAGGCCGACCGGCAGTTCGCCGCCCAGCTCGCCACCGCCGGCGGCAACTTCTACCAGCAGACCGCGAATGTCGCCTACGCGTGGCTGCGCAACCGGGTCACGCTCCGGCCGGCCTCGATTGTCCTCATCCCAGGCACCCCCACCTCAGAGAGTGAGTCTCCCGTGACCGCATCCATCGACATCCTCGACAGCAACGTCCTTCCGTTCACCCTCGGCGGCCTGGACGCCAAGGGCGAGCCGGCCCCGGCACCCGCGGACACGTGGGCGTGGACGCTGACCGACCCGGACAACTCCGGTGCCGTGCTGACCGTCTCCACCGACACGCTGTCCGCCACCGTGGCCGCGGGGACGCCGACGCCGAACCTGTCCCTGTCGGTGGTCGGGCAGACCACGGGATTCACCGGTGCCGAGGCGATCATCGTGACGTCTGGCCCGGCAACGCAGGTGGCGCTGGTTCCCGGCACGCCGGCCACGGAGACCTGAGCCGCGCACACCAGGCACCGTCCGTCCGCCAGCGGGTGCAGGAAGGCGCAGAAGCCGTGCGCCGCGCAGGCCATCACGTGCGCCGTCCCAGGCCGCATCCTCGGGCGACGGCCACGCCACGGAACCCCCCGGTGCCTGAGTCTGGTGCGGTCCAAGCCTAGCGATGATGCCAGGGAGGCAGGATGTACGTCGGCGGTGGCGTGATCGTCCTGGTGCTGGTAATCCTGCTGATTCTCTGGCTCGTGCGCTGGCGCTGATGGTCAGCCGCCCCGGTTCCTGGCGGTCGGTACCGCTGCCCCCTGGCTGGGATGCCCTGTCGGCGTCCGTGCTCGTGCGCGACGGGTACCGCTGCCGCTGGGGTGAACTGCCCGGCGAGGACGGCGCACCCTGCGCTGTGCGGGCGTCTCAGGCCGACCACATGGGCGCACCGTGGGATCACCACCCGGAAATGCTGAGAGCTATCTGCGCACCGCACCACACGCGCCGGAGCTCAGGGCAGGGCGGCGAGGCGTGGGGCCAGATCCGGCGCAAGATGGCAGCGGCGCGGACACGCCCAAGCGAACGTCACCCCGGGCTGATCTGAAAATGGAGATGGCTGGCATGGACTTGATCGTGCGCTCCAGTGATGGCAGCGAAGCCAGGATCGGCTCGTTCACTCCCACCGTGCGGCTGCGCATGCCACCCAGCACGCCGCTGCGCATCTCCGAAGTCACGGTGGATCTGGATGTGGGCAAGCCACTGGCAGAGTTCCTGCGCGCAGCCGCTGACCGCCTTGATCCGGTGTCCTGATGTGCGACAGCTACGCACCGCCAGCCGCCGAGGATCAGATCCGCTGGGGCTTGGGCTACCAAAATGCGGGCTAGTGCTCCGTCCTTCAGGGCGGAGGTGAAAGCCCGTGCCCTAAGCCGGCCGGTCTTGCTGCTCGATGTACTGGCGCAGGACGCTGATGGGTGCCCCGCCGACCGATCCGGCGAAGTACGACCCGGACCACAGTCGCTTAGCCCGCCAGTAGTGCCTTACGAGGCTGGGGAACTCCTGCCGCAGCCGGCGGGACGAGACGCCTTTGAGGCTGTTGACCAGCCGGGAGAGGGCCACGGTGGGCGGGAAGTTCACCAGTAGGTGGACGTGGTTTGCCTCGCCGTTGAACTCGGCCAGTTCGGTGCCGAAGTCCGCGCACACGTCCCGCATGATCTCCTCCATGCGTTCCAGGTGCGCGGCGGTGAACACCTGATGCCGGTATTTGGTGACGAAAACCAAGTGTGCGTGCAGGATGAAAACACAATGCCTGCCAGTGCGTACGGTGCCGTACTCGGCCATAAAACCAATTATACTGAGCGGGTGCAGCTCCGGTACAACTACCGCCTCGACCCGGCCCCCCGGCACCGGCAGGGCCTCGGCCGGGCGTTCGGCTGCACCCGGGTGGTGTTCAACGACGCGCTGGCCGCGCGGCGGGAAGCATTCGCCGCCGGGGAGCCGTACATCACCGACGCCGAGTTGTCGGCCCAGCTGACCACTGTCAAGACCACCCCGGAACGGGCGTGGCTGGGCAACGTGTCGTCGGTGGTGCTTCAGCAGGCCCTCGCGGACCTGAACACCGCCTACCGGAACTTCTTCGCCTCCGCCACGGGTAAGCGGAAGGGGCCGAAGGTGGCACCACCGCGGTTCCGGTCCCGCAAGGACCACCGTCAGTCGGCCCGGTTCACCGCCAACGCCCGGTTCAAGGTGCTCCCGAACGGGAATCTGCGGCTGCCGAAGATCGGGGACATACCAGTCCGCTGGTCCCGCCCGCTCCCCGCCGAACCGTCCAGCGTGACCGTGACCAAGGACGCGGCGGGCCGGTACTTCGCCTCGTTCGTGGTCGAGGTCCCCGGTGACCCACTCCCCGAGGTGGGTACTGAGGTAGGCGTCGACCTCGGGCTGACCCACTTCGCGGTCCTGTCGGATGGCCGGAAGGTCGCCTCCCCGAAGTTCCTGCGCCGGGCTGAGCGGAAGCTCCGCAAGGCGCAGCAGGCCCTGTCCCGCAAGGCCAAGGGCAGCAGCAACCGCACCAAGGCCCGGGTTAGGGTCGCCAGGGTCCACGCCCACGTGGCCGACTCGCGCCGGGACTGGCTGCACAAGGAATCCACGCGCATCATCCGCGAAAACCAAGCGGTGTACGTGGAGGATCTGTGCGTCAGGGGCCTGGCGCGCACGAGGCTGGCCAAGTCAGTGCACGACGCCGGGTGGGCCACCTTCACCGGAATGCTGGAATACAAGGCCGCCCGGCATTGCCGCACCTTTGGCAAGATCGGCCGGTTCGAGCCCACGTCGCAGGTGTGCTCGGTGTGCGGCGTGAAGGACGGCCCGAAGCCGCTGAGTGTCCGCGCATGGACGTGCGGCGGGTGCGGAGCAGCGCATGACCGGGACGTCAACGCGGCCCGGAACATAGTGGCCCTGGGACGCAGGGACACTCTAAACGCCTGCGGAGACGGCGTAAGGCCGGGGCTTGCCCCGGCGGCTGTCCGTGAAACAGGAACCCACCGGAGCGCGGCGTGAGCCGCGCAGCAGGAATCCCCGCGCCTTCAGGCCGGGGAGGACGTCAACTCGTTCATGGTTCCTGACTGACTGTACGTTTCTGCACACCGTGTACACAGGAAACCTGCCCGCCACCCGTTTGCGCAGGTGACAGGCAGTTTCCTGGTGGTGCGGCTTACGCAGCCATCGCCAGCGCCGGAAAGTCCGCGAGCCGGTATCCCCACACCGTCCGGTCACCGATCCGGACCTTGACCGGGACCACGCCGTGCGGCTTCAGCAGCGCCGCCAGCTCCCGCTGGGCGGTGCGCACCTCATCGGGGCCGCTCACATCCCAGCCGAGCCGCGCCACCAGGCCGGCGCTCGCCATCTTCGCCTCACCATCCGGCCACACATCCGCGATGTCCCCGAGGATCTGCGGATCGGCTGACCCGGCCGCCTCGCCGGCTGCGGCCGCCACCGGAACCTCGTGCACCCTGGCTGGCGTGACAGCAGCACCCCAGCCGAGCGGTGCGCCGTCCCGCATGAGACCGGCCTCCAGTTCGCGCAGCGGGTCGGTCTCCACCTCCTGCGCGGCCGGGCGGTGCAGCCGCAACTCCGCGGCGGCCTGGCAGGCCACCTCCAGATGACCGGGTGAGGCCAGCGCGGCGACGGTGAACATGGCCAGCCACACGTCAGCGTCACGGCCCACCAGCCCAGTCTGTGCCGCAGCCGTCCGCGCGGCGGCCATGGCAGTGCGCATCCGGTCAGGGTCGGCCATTGCCTGAGCGGCCCACGCGGCGGCGCGTGCGGCGATCTGGGCGCCCATCATCTCCGTCTCGGCCGTCAGCGGCATGAGCGCGGGATTCTCCGGGTCGTCGTCGGCGGGCGGCTTGGACATCATGATCAGCACCGAGCGGTCGATCACGTCGCTGATCTCCTCGCCGGCGCTGGTCAGGAACGGGTCCTTCTTCGCGGCGATCATCATGGGCGACCACACCCTGACGCGGGTCGCCTTGCCGCCGCGCCCGTTCAGGTACGAGCCGTTCTTCTCGAACGAGCCGCACATGATCGTCACGACGTCGGCCTTCTTCGTGCCCTTCGGCCCGATCAGCCGGTGCGCCTCGTCGATGCACACCACGGCGTGCTCCTGCCCGATCGTCATGCAGAGCCCTGGTGCTGTCGGGTTCAGGTCGAGCCCGAAGAACCACGGCGCGCACAGGTAGCCGCCGATCGTCATCGCGGTCGACTTGCCCGATCCGGGCGTCTCGGCGATGAACAGCAGGTGACCGAACTTCTCCCAGATCATCCGGCCATTGCTGCGGAAGTGCTGCGCCATCGTCCACAGCGCCAGCGTGTGCCGCGCCGCATCGGACATATAGCAGTGCCGCCCGATCCAGGCGTCCGCAAGGTTCAGCAGCCACGCCCCGTCGATCTGCTCCTCGTGCCGGGCAACGGCCATGGAGGCACGCGGGCGCGTTTCCGCAACCGCCGTGCCCGCGCTGTCGTCGTCCACTAGTTCCGCGTCGATGATGGCTTCCTGGTCTATCATGATCGTGTCTCCACTTCCTGGCGGTATCTGGGGATGACTCAGGCCATCGGCTCATGCTGGTGGCCTGAAGGCTTGGCACGTGCGTGCCCCCCGGTTCGCACGAGGGTCCCGGCTTGGATACCGGTCAGGCTGGGCGGGTCAGGCTGCATTCTGGATCGGCATGCAGATCGCCCGGTAGGCGTCCTTACTGCTGTTGCTGGTCACCTGGACTGGCTTGGTGGCACCGTTGAAACTGAGCCGCGCGGTACCGTCAACGCCGCTCAGCAGCGAGCCGAGATACGCCGGGTTGTAGCCGGCATCCAGCGGCGTTCCGGTGAACTCGGCGGGAACATGCTCAGTGCTGGCGACAGCACCATCACGCACCGCAGTCACCGTGACCACCGACGTGCAGCCGTCGAACGTGAGCCGCACCGGCATGTTGCGCTCAACCATCGCGCCAGCGCGCTTGACGGCACCAGCCAGTGCACTGGCGTCCAGCACGGCCGACGCCTCGCAGCTGCCCGGCAGGATCTGGCTGTACCTCACATACTCGCCGCCCATGCAGTGCACGATCATCTCGCGCGTGCCGTCGCTGAAACCGGCGTGACCGGCAGGAGTGCGGGGATCGGTGCCGAAGTGCACGGTCACCTTGCCGCTGCAGCCTTTCGCGAACGCGGTCAGCGCCGCTGCCGGCACGAGGTACCGGCCCGACTCAGCGTCCAGCCCGGCCGGCGTCCAGTGCAGTTCATCCGTCGCCAGCCGGTAGCGGTCGGTGGCGGCCAGCGTGAGCGAACCGGTGCCGGTCTCAAGCTGGACGCACGTGAGCACGGGCAGCGTGTCATCGCGGCTCGCCGCCACGGCGACACGGGCCACTGACCGGGCAAACGCGGTACCGTCTACGGTGCCTGACAGTGCGGGCATCGGCGGCAGCGCCGGGTAGTCGTCCAGCGGCAGCGCGGCCAGTTGCGAGACAGCGCCAGCGCACCGCAGCGTCAGGCCGTTGCCGCCAGCCTCAAGTTCGGCCGTGACGGTCTTGCCCTTGGCCATGCCCTTGACGACCGCTGAGAGTTGCGCGCCGTTCACCAGGATCACGCCAGACTCAGCGAACTCGCCGGCGACGTGCACGCGGCGCGCTTCGTCATAGTCGAACGCGGCGACGGTCAGGTGCCCGTCAGCGACCTCAAGCCGCATGCCTGCGAGCACCGCGGCAGCCGGGCTGCGCGGAAGTGCCTTGCCGGCGAACGCGACCGCGGCAGCGAACTCGGCGCGGTTCACGGTGATCTTCAAGCCTGTTACGGTGGACATGTCTTAGACCCTCCAGTGGTCTCGGATGGTTCGCCCGTCCCGGCGCTGTGCAACCAGCACCGGGACGTTACTTTTGAGTAGCCATGCTGGCCTCAGCCGACCACTCGGCTGCCAGCACCGCGGACGGACGCAACTGAGCCGCGAAATCTTCCTCGCCGGCGCGCTCGTTAGCCCATGACTCCATGTCCGCGCTCTGGCACGCGTCCAGCCACAGCGCGGTCTGCTCTAGCGTCCACTCGTTGTGGTGGAGCTCGGCCAGCTCGGCCAGCGCCAGCGTCCGGTCGGTCACGGGGCTCACCGTGAGCCGCCCATCAAACGCTCGCCCAGACGGCAGAACCAGAACGCGATCAGGTTGTGGCCGTGCCACACGAGGCGGCTCATGATCACCACTCCCCGAACGTGCAGACCGGGCCACAGCCACCGGAGTTGTGCCGCCCGCCAGCGAAGTGAGCCCTGATCTCGGCGCACCGCTGAGCGTCTTCCTGCGCCCTGGTGGGACGTGAGCGCCACGCCTGCACGACCGGGGCCGCGCCGGCGGTCAGCTCGTCACAGCGCGGGCACCCGGGCGTCTTGCGGCCGAACACCGGGCCACCGCAGGTGTGCTTCGTGGTGGTGCTCACCGGACCGGCACCGCAGTGGCAACCCAGGTGAACCGGGCACCAGTGGACACGCACACGTAGTTGGCCACGTCCAGCGACGGGGCAACGACCGCGCTGCCATCCCCGTTGACCTGAATCGCAGTCCCGGCAGGCTCAGACGGCGAGACGCATCCCGCCGGCTGGTGATGCACCGTACCGCATCCGGCCAGCGTGACGGCCAGCACGAGAGCGGCTAGAATCTTCCTCATCACAGAACCTCCAACGGTTCATCTGTGATCATGAGGCCCGGCAATTCCCGTTGCGCGGGCCTCGCTTATGTCCTCAGTATGCGCGCCGTTCCGGTCAATGTCAATTCCTCTGCGCCATTCACCGGAACATCCGGCGTCAATTGACCGGAACAAGCGGAACAGCCGGAACGCGAGACCGGAACAGCGCCCCGCGCACGAGCCTGCGTTCCATTGCCGGAACAGCCGCCAGCGGCATTCTGGGTGCCACCAGGACAGCCGCTCACCATCAGGCCGAGTACCAGGCCAGCAGCTCCGCAGCGTGCGGCACAGCCGCGCCGGGCTCGCCACCAGCCGCTTGGGTCGGCACCGGCTGGAACGCCGGCTGACCTGCGGCGCGATGCCCGGTCGGTGGACAGGCAGTGACCGGAACAGTGCCGCGCTGCGGCCGGAACATCGCCGCACCGGCAGGGGGGCGTGGGGACTGGCCCCCTAGCTGAGCCGGCGCGCGACCGGCACGTCATAGCGTGGCAGAATCGCCCCGCTTTTTGAAGCCTGCGGCGGCTGAAAAGGTGCGCCAAGAAAGGCGATTGGCCAAAAATTGCGCAATGTTCCGGCTAGCCCGCGGGAATGGGCGGAACAGCCGGAACAACGGCGGCGCATTTCGCGCACCGGAACAATGGGACACCGGAACATTGCGCTGTAGCGAAAGGAATGGTCATGACTGACGCGAAGACGCCTGACCCGAAGCCGGGACCCGCCACGCCAGGTACGCCGGGGGTGCCGGTGAAGGAGAATGCCCCGCCGGCTAGCAGCACGGGCGCGGGGACATCAGAACCCGCCGGCCACCCGCAGCCGGTGCCTGAGCGGACGCCAACGGTGGACGAGCTGCACGCCCGGCTTCCCGGTGATGTCCCGGGTGCCGCGGAGTCCAGGGAGCAGCAGGAGGCCCGGCTGAAGCGCGAGGAAGAGGCGGCGCTGCATCCTTCGGCGTACCCGGGGATGCACCGGGAGACGCGCCGGGGGCCGCTGGTCGCCGACGACGGCCAGGATGACCCGGGCATCAACGCGAACGTGATCAGTTAGGCCGCCGTGGACGCCGCTGCGGCCCGGGAAGCTCTGGCGGCGTCGCGCCGGGCTGCCCTGGTGGCGGCTGCGGCGCTGATCGGGCCAGCCGCCCCGCCGGGGAAGGTGGACCGGCATCCGGATCAGGCCGCGACGGCGACGATCCGGATCGCTGAGATGTTCCTTCCCTGGCTGGAGGGTGTCCCGGCAGCACGTGAGGTAAGGCAGGCAAAGGCGCTGGCAGCCGCAACGGCAGCCACCGCGGATCCCGCAACGGGAGTTGACGATCATGGCAGCACGCGGCCCGGTCCCGAAGAGGACTGATCAGCGGCATGGGCACCATAAGGCTGAGCCCACGGACAAGGCCCCCACGGCCCGTCCCGGCCCCCCGGGTGGCACACCGTCACCACGGGGGACTTTCAGGGTGCCGCTGGCTGACAGTGAGTGGCATCCGACAGCGAAGAAGTGGTACCAGGCGCTGCGCTTCTCGGGCCAGAGCGCGTGGTATGAAGCCTCGGACTGGATGGAGGCGTACGTCGCCGCTGAGGTTCTGTCGGAGATGCTGGACGCGGAGAAACTGTCGGCGATGCTGTTCGCGTCGTGGTCGTCGCACACGGCGCGCCTGCTGGTGACCGAAGGGGACCGGCGCCGGGTCCGGATTGAGCTGGAGAAGGCCGGGAAGGACGACCCGGACAAGGCGGCTGGTGTGGCGAGCATGCAGTCGTGGCGCAAGAAGCTCGCCGGGGGTGCCTGATGGGTTCCGGTGACTACCCGGGGACCGTGGGACGTCCCGGGACCGCGCCTCTGCCTCCCGCTGCCGTTATTGAGATCGTTGAGCGCGGCCTGCGGACAGATGACACGGCAGGTGGCTCGATAGTCGTCCCCGACGAGGTGCGGATCAACGGGCAGGCGCTCCTTGTTGCCCAGCACGGCATCAAGATTCACGAGATGGAGCTTGGTGGGCCCGCCGATGTCGTCAGGGTCACGCTGACGCTGTTCGCCCGCCGGGTGGTCATCGGGGCCGAGCACGACATTGACGGTGATGCGCCGTGACTCTCGTCAACCTGACCCCGCACCCGATCGCGGTCTACGGCCCGGAGCGCACGATCGCGGACGGCCCCGAGGAGGTCATCCCGCCATCGGGCACGGTGGCGCGCGTCGCCGTGATCGAGCTGGGCACGAGCCTGTCACCGCAGAGCGGGCGCAGGTGCGAGCTGGTGGAGTACGGCCACGTCCACGACCTCCCGCCGCGCGAGAAGGACACCGACTACATCGTCTCGCTGGTCGTTGCCCTGGCCTGCCATCGCGGTGACCTTCTGGCCCCGTTCGCCGAAGTGCGCAACGACGAGGGCACGATGGTCGGCTGCCGATTTCTCCAGCGGGTCGTCTGATGCGCATCTGGTACGACACCGAGTTCCTTGAGGACGGCCACACGATCGACCTGATCTCGATCGGCATGGTCGCCGAGGACGGCCGCCAATACTACGCGGTCAATGCCGATGCGGACTGGGACCGCATTGCCGATAGCGACTGGCTATGTGAAAACGTCGTGCCCTCGCTGCCGCTGATGCCATGCGGCACGCTGCCCGATCTCATCACAAAGATGGGGCCGGCCTCGGGAAAGCGGTGGGCGTTCGCCATCGACCGGTACAACTCGGACGTGCGTCCCCGCTGGCTGATCGCCAACGAGGTCCGCGACTTCATCCTCGCCACGCCTGACCCGTCGCTGTGGGCCTGGTACGGGGCGTATGACCATGTGGCGCTCTGCCAGCTCTGGGGAACCATGGTCAGCCTGCCCAAGGGTGTCCCGATGTGGACGAACGACCTGAAGCAGGAGTGCGAGCGGCTCGGCAACCCAAAGGTTCCGCAGCAGGCCGAGGGTGAGCACAACGCGCTGGCCGACGCGCGGCGCAACTGGGTGATTGACGAGTTCCTGGCTGGTCTCGCGGCTAAGGCGTAACCGGTGGGCGAGATCGCCCCGGCCGACCGTCTGGTCACACTGCCGCCGGGTATCCCGGATCTGACGCTCGGCTGGATAGCGATCGAGTGGGCCGGGACGTACCTGCGGCACCCGAACGGCCCCAGAGCGGGGATGAACTGGGAGTACACGGAGTCACAGGTCCGTTTCCTGCTCTGGTACTACGCCCTGCACCCTGATGGCCGCTGGATCTACCAGCATGCGGTACGAAGGCACCCAAAAGGGACAGGTAAGGCGCTGGCGCTGGGCACCCCGCTGCCCACGCCGTCTGGCTGGACGACAATGGGTGACGTGCGCCCCGGTGACCGGCTCCTGGACGAGACCGGCGCACCCTGCACCGTCCTGGCCGTGAGTGATGTCATGACGGAGCGCCCTTGCTACCGGCTGACGTTCCGTGACAGGACGCAGATTATCGCCGACGCGGAGCATCTGTGGCCGCTTGCCGAGTTCGTCGGCGGACCAAAGCGCATCCCGCGGGTTGTGACCACGCAGCAGGCGCACGACCTGGGAATCCGGTACACGCGCACGCTCACCACCGGGCGCACGAAGTGCTACACGAACGGTGTCGCACGGTGGAAGACGCTGCCGACACCTGCTCTTGACCTCCCGGAAGCCGGCTTTCCCCTTGACCCGTACCTGCTGGGCTACTGGCTCGGCGATGGTGACAGCGACTGTGCCCGGATTACCGTGGACGTGGCCGACCTGCCGGAACTTCGCGCGGCGGCCGAGCGCGGTGGGCTGCCACTCGGCAACCCGAGAATCACCGGCAATCCGTCCGGTCACGCATACCGCGTGCGCCTCGGCGGTGCCGACCCTGCGCTGAAAGGCGCGGCGATGCACGCGTTGCGTCAGATCGGCGTACTCAACGACAAGCACATCCCCGCGTCCTATATGCGCGGTTCCTACAAGCAGCGGCTTGACCTGCTGCGCGGGCTGATGGATAGCGACGGTTCCGCGCCGGGCCGTGGCTACACCGGGTGCGAGCTCACGCTGATGTGCCGGCGTCTCGCGCTTGATGCGGCGGCGCTCATCAGGACGCTCGGGCTTTACCCGCGCGTGAACGAGTCCGATGCAAAGCTCAACGGGCGGACGGTGGGCCGCAGGTGGCGCATCGGCGTGACCGCCTACGCTGAGGAGCCGATCTTCTCGCTGGCCCGGAAACTGGCACTCCTGAAGTCTCGCGGTCCGCAGATCCCGTACTCACAGGTGCGCACGGTGACCGCCATCGAGCCGTCAGAGAGCGTTCCCGTCCGGTGCGTGACGGTCTCGTCACCATCGAGCCTCTATCTGGCCGGCGAGGGGCTCATCCCGACGCACAACAGCCCCTCCGTAGCCGCCATATCACTCACCGAGTTGCTGGGCCCGGTGCGGCTGGACCGTTTCGACCCCGGCATGCCTGGTGGGGTGCGGGGCAAGCCGGTGGACATGCCGCTGGTGCAGATCGCCGGCGTCAGCGAGTCGGCGACGGCGAACACGATGCGCCACATCCGGGCGATGACGGCGAAACGCTCCAAGGTGGTCCGGGAGTACGGCCTGGACCCAGGCAAGACGGTCATCTACAGCCCCGGTGGCGGCCAGCTCGAGGCCATCACGTCGTCGGCCGCCGCTGCGGAGGGCGCCGAGGTCACGTTCTGCGGGGAAGACGAGCCGGAACACTGGAAAATCGCCAACGGCGGCGTGGACCTGGCCGCCACCATTGACCGGAACCTCGCCAAGAGCGGGTCACGGGCGATTGAGACCGCGAACGCGTGGGAGCCGGGTGCCGGATCGGTCGCCGAGGCCACGTTCGACGCGTGGGTGGCGCAGGAGGAAGGGCGCACGAAATCGGGTGCGCTGATCCTGTACGACGCCCGGGTGGCGCCCCCGGACACGAGCCTCACCGATGACGAGAGCCTGCGGAAGGGCATCGAGTTCGCCTACGGGGACTCGTTCTGGGTGGACCAGGAGATCATCCGGGACCGCATCCTGTCGCTGCGGACCAAGCCCGACACCGCGCGCCGCTTCTACCTGAACCAGCCCACGGCCACCTATGACGCGTGGGTGACCCAGCAGGAGTGGGCGCTCCTCGCCGACGCCACGCAGGTGATCTGTGACGGCGACGAGATCGTGGCGTTCTTCGACGGCTCGAGGACGAGGGACGCCACCGCCCTGGTCGCCTGCCACGTGGAGACCGGCTACGTGTTCTGCGTGGACGTGTGGGAAGCACCCCCCAGCCCGCACGAGCCCGGCTATACGTGGTCTGTCCCCGTCGCTGAGGTTGACGCGGCAGTGGAGCAGATGTTTGACCGCTGGCAGGTGTGCGGGTTCTTCGCCGACGTCCGCGAGTGGGAATCCTTTACCAAGGTCACGTGGCCGGAACGGTACGCGGAACGGCTGGAGATCGAGGCGGTACCGCATGGCCGGGAACCGCAGGTGATCGCGTGGGACATGCGGGCGCAGAACCACGTGCACGATTTCACGGCGGCGTGTGAGCTGACCCTGACGGAGATCACTGAGGAGAGGTCGTTCCGGCACGACGGCGATTCGCGGATCGGCCGTCATGTGGCCAACACGCGGCGGCACCCGAACCGGTGGGGTGTGGCCATCGCGAAGGAGTCCAGGGACTCGCCGAAGAAGATCGACGCGGCGGTGTGCGTGATCGGGGCCCGGATGGTGCGCCGGCTGCTGCTGGCCAAACGGGCGGCTGATCCGCCGAAGAAGCCCAGGTCAGGGCGTGTGCATGGTTTTTAACTGACCGTCGTGAGCGAGGTGACCATGAGGCCGCTGCCGCACCTCGGCACATCGGTGCCCGACGCGGCGGTGTGGGTCTGCGGCCACCAGCCGGGAGGCACCGGGGCACACTGCGGGCGTGAGGCCGTGTGGCACGGTTTCGTGCTGGACGACGAGGCGCTGTCCATCGTTGCGGTGATGGCGGCCTGTGATGATCATGTTCACCGGATGCGGCTGACGGCTGATTATGTTCACCCGCACAAGCACCCCTGCGGCATACCTGGCTCGGAGTTCCGCTGGCCAGAGAACAGATGCTGCACCGGCTGGGACGAGCAGGCCGAGTTCGCCAGCGCTCTCAACAGCAACGATCACGCCTGAGCGGAGGGATTGACGTCCTCCCCGCCCTGAAGGCGCGGGGATTCCTGCTGCGCGGCTCACGCCGCGCCGCAGAAGCGGCCACGGTCGGGCAAAGTTCACGGCTTCGCCTGAGGAGGGACCTTGAACGCTGTGCAGCGGATAGCCTTCCGGCGCATCCCGAGCTTCCGGCGCGAGGAAGGTGGCTTGTACAGCCTCTACGCAGGCGTGTACTCGACCGTCTACCGTGCCCGGATGCGCTGGCTGCACAAGCGCGGGCGGCATCACGTTCCGCGCGCCTACTCCATCAGCCCCCGTTGCTCCTGGTGTGGGACACCGAAGCCACTGATCGCGGCATCGCCTAACCGGAGGATACGGACTCACGGAACACGGGCCTCACGCTTGCCGGCCGGTAGGTGCCCGTAAGAATGATCAAGGCACCCGCAGGTCATGGCATTCTGGCCTAAACGGAGGGTGGAAGCGTGAGAGGCTATCCTCATGCATGACCCGCTGGTGGTGGCCTTCCAGATCCGGCGCCCGTGGCCACAGAAGTTCCATGGTGCCCTGAAGGGACGCCACCACTGGCCCACGCTGATCACGGTCTGGCATCGCGAACCTGGTGGCCACGATTCCGGTGAAGTATGCAAGCACTACCGGAAAGTCCCCGGCCAGCCTGCGAAGTTCCTCAACGGCTGGCGGCTCCATATCTGGCACTGGCGGATCCAGGTTCACCCGCTCCAGCACCTCCGCCGCTGGGCGCTGACTCGCTGCGCATGGTGCGGCGGACGGTCCCGCAAGGGCGACTATGTGAACACCTCGCACCAGTGGGATGGCCCGCGCGGGCGCTGGTGGCGCGGGCAGCCGGGACTGTTCCACGGGGACTGCTCGTCGGTGAAGCGTGCTCACCGGCTGTGCCTGTGCCCCGTCCCCACGCTCACGCCGGGCAGCAGCTACGGGACCTGCACTGCCTGCGGGAAGTTTCATCCGTACGCCCACGAACCCGACGCGGCCGATTTCCTGCTGGCGTCCCTGCCTGCGGGGTCGCGGATTACGCCGGACATCCAGCCGCGCATCAAGGCCCTGTGGGCAGCCCGCAGGCAGGAGCGCGAGGCGGCGAAGTAGCGGGAAGGCCAGGACGGGACTTGAACCCGCATCTGCCGATCGCAGGCTTCGCCGCTTGCGCATTTGGCTGGCCACACGGCGCTCTGTCCAACTGAGCTACCGGCCTTCCCGCAAGATCAGCCTAAACGATCTCGATGCCGTGATCGTGCTCGCCACAGTAGAGCACTGGGGCACCAAGGTCGCCAGTTTGCAACTCGGTCAGGTACCGCTCGATCTGCAAGTCATTCTCGCGGGGACATCCAGGGTTGTGCAGGTACGGAGGCTTGCCGTCGGTGCGGTAGTTGCCGCATTCAGGGCAGGCACCGACCCTGTGCGGGTTTGCCTCCTGGATGATCATTGCGCCTCAGCCAGCAGGCACTTTGCCCGCCCGGCGAGTGCTGGATTCTCGTTCCGCCACGGTGCCCATGACTCGCCGGGCCCGGGTTCCTGGGGGTTCACCGGCACGGGATGCCCGTGACCCTGAACGGCAGGTCGGCCAGCCAGTCAAGCACCGGGTTGAACAGGATGCGGTCCGTTCGTGCCGTATCCGGGCCTGCACGCAGCCAGTGCACGAACGCCCACAATCCGGCACCCAGCGCGATGGCAACAAAGGGCAGCACGACCAGGGCAACCATGCCGATAAGAGCCAGCCGCCGGATCATCAGTCGGGCCACTCGGCACTCTTCTGCCCGGTAGTCAGGATGGTCGCTCCAGGCCGAGACACGGAGCTTCACCGCGAGCATGATCGCGTCGTCCCAGCCGATATCACCCGCGAGCGATTCGGCCTCAGCGAGCAATCGGCGGTCAGCTTCGACCTCGCGGAGCCCACGCGCCGGATCGTGGCGGGCGACATGCGGACCTACGTCGGCGTAGAGATCGCAGGCTGGATCCATGCCGTGCGCGCCGACACCACCATTCCGGCCGTCCCAGAGTTGCCAGTCCGGGCCATCGTTCTCAGCCGCCTCGCTGGCGTCGGCTTCGTCCTCGTCCAGCCGTGCCGCCCAGAACGCGATCAGGTCGCTCACGGCTTCTGGCCGAGCGCTTCATGCAGCCGATCGTTGAGCGCTGCGGTAAACGCCTTGATGCGTTCTCTAGCCGCATCAACCGCCGCCATTCCCTCGGCGTGCGGCCTGTCCCAGATCGTGCAAGTCTCGGCGTGCCACTCGATGCCACCGCAATCACAACCTGCAACCTGGGTAACTTCGCGGGGCGTCGCGATCGAGCGCAGCGGCAACAGGTCAGGTACCGGAATGAACTGCCCGTTCAGCCCGACGACACCAGCCGGCAGCGAGTCATCCGTTGCGGCTTCCCACTGCTCGTCTGGCAGCCAGTTCGCGCTCATAACCGCAGCCTAACCGGGTACCGCACCGGGGAGCACTGCTGCACCCATGGTCAGGGAGACAGCCCGGATTGGCTCGGGGACCATCATCTGAATGCACAGGTCCAGGTTGTCGATCACGAACCCCTTGATCTGGCGTCCCTGCGGGGGGTCGTGCACGAACTCGTTCCAGGTCATGGGGAACGGGATATCGAACCCCATCTCCCGCGCCTGCTCCGCGATGCGGTATGCCTCGGCGTGGTTGACGCACACGATGTAAAGGAACCCGTCAGCGGCCAGCCTGATCAGGTCAGTCGTCTTCCCGCCCTGGCGAGGTTTCGCGTAAATCTCCACGCCCCGCAGCCTAACCGGACACTGGCGGATCCTCGGCGACGTCGACCACGACCTGCACCTGCCAGTCGCCAGCACGCAATCCCGCAGCCGGATCCGCTTCCTGACGGGTGATCTTGTGCCAGCCAGCGCGGGGTTCGCCAGCGGGGTGCAGCCCTTCTTCGGCGAGGCCGAGTGCGAGCGCGTCACGGCAGAGTGCCTCCGCTTCCTCGCAGTACCCGCGCGGGCAGTCCGTCATCGCTGCATATTCGCCCATCTGCCCAGCTTAGAGCGACGGGGGTCCGATGGCACTGACCCCCGGCCAGGTGCCGGATGTCGCTACCCGCGTGCTGGCGATGCGCGAGCGGGAGCAGGTCCGGCTGCACCGCATCGCGCAGTACATGAAAGGGAACCACGACAGCGTTTACGTCCCGCACGGTGCCCGCGACGAGTACAAATGGCTGCTCAACCGCTCCGTAGTCAACTTCCTGCCGCTGGTTGTCTCCACCATCAGCGAGAACCTGCACGTCGACGGGTACATGCGCACAGGCGGCGGCGACGGCACCGAGGGTGTGGGCGCACTCGGCGGCTCACCCGGCGAGGACCCTCCCGCCGCCGCACCGGAGGACAGCCGGTCACCCGCACCGGCCCTCGCCGACTCCGCGAACCCGTGGAACATTTTCACCGCCAACCGGATGGGCTCCCGCCAGCACGGCCTGCACCGGGCCGTCGCCAAGTACGGCATCGCCTACACGGTCGTGCTGCCCGGCACCCTGATGGGCAACGGCGACAGCCCGCCCATCGGCATGCCCGTCGTCCGGCCCGTGTCACCCCGGCGGCTGACCGCCCTGTACGCCGACGACGTCGACGACGAATGGCCGCAGTACGCCGTCGAGGAACGCGTCATGCGCTCGGAGAAAGGCGCTGTGCGGGTCGTCTGGCTGTATGACGACAGCAACCGGTACACCCTCGTCGGCAAGGTGGATCAGCCCACCCTGGACTGGCCCGGCGACTGGTCCACCGGGTCGGGTGTGCTCACCCCCGGCGACTCGGCCTGGTGGGGAGTGCCCACCGGGGCACCGGTGATTGAGGAGCACGGCCTGGGTGTCTGCCCGGTGGTCCGGTTCCTGCACGACGTCGACCTTGACGGCGAGATGGACGTGTCCGGTGAGGTTGAGCCGCTGATCCCGTTGCAGGACCAGATCAACACGACCACGTTCAACACGCTGATGGCCCAGCAGTACGCCGCGTTCCGGCAGCGCTGGGTGACCGGGATGGTGCCCGACGACGAGGACGGCCGGCCACGTGAGCCGTTCCGTGCCGGGGTGGACCGGCTGTGGGTTGCCGACGACGCCGACACGAAGTTCGGGGAGTTCACGGCCACCGACCTGACACCGTTCCTCGCCGCCCGTGAGGCGTCGATCCGGCACATGGCGATCGGGGCGCAGTTGCCCCCGTATTACCTGCTGGGGTCCGTGGCGAACCTCAGCAGCGACGCGCTCGCAGCGACCCGCGACAGCCTGGACCGCAAGATCAGCGAGCTTCAGGGCATCCTGTCCGACCCGCACAAGCAGACCCTCCGCCTCGCCTCCCTCGCGGCCGGGAACAAAGACGGCTGGGCCGACACGACCTCCACGATCATCTGGCGGGACACTTCGGCGCGCGCTTTCGCGGCGACGGCGGACGCGCTGGGCAAGATGGTGCAGATGCTCGGCATTCCCGCCACCGAACTGTGGTCCCGCATCCCCGGCATCACGGCTGAGGAAGTGGCCCGGTGGAAGGAAGTCGCATCCTCGCGGGGCGCGCTGGCGCAACTCAACGACATGATTGAGTCGCAGATGACGCAGGGCGCGCAGACCACCCCACCCGATGACGCGGAGCCGTTCCAGGGCCCGGCGGCCGGCAAGGCGACAGGAGTCTGAAAATGTCCTACTTTATCAGCGCATCTGGTCACGCGGCCAGCGAGGAAGCCGAGCGCAAGCTGCACGCCGAGCTTGCCGGGGTGCTGGCCAAGCCG